CTCAATGACGAGAATGCCCTGCTGAAAGAAAAGGTTGCCGCTCAGCAGGAATGGATAGAGCGACTGATGGAGTTTGTCAACATGCCCGACGAGAAACGCGGAGAAGCTGTCAAGGAGTACGTAGAGAACCGCAAGATGTCCGAACAGTTCCGCGAACTGTTCAGCCCCCTACTTCGATGCGCTCAACCGCCTCAATATTCTTAGTCTGTAATCACACATTTAATTATTTATAGAGCGATATGTTAAAGATGAACTATGATTTTCCAGAGGCCGAGGGGCTGGTGGTGTGCGGCGACATCCACGGCAAGTTCGACGAACTGGTGTATCGCATGACGACGCTGTGCCAGATGGAGCACACGGTGGTGATCGTGGCTGGTGACTGCGGCTTCGGTTTCCACCGGCGCGGTTACTACGACGAGGTGTACCGTCGCGTGCTGCCGAAACTGGAGCGGGCAGACTGCCACGTGGTGTTCGTGCGCGGCAACCATGACAACCCCGCCTACTTCGACGGCGAGGAAATCAACATGAAGCGCTGGGTGGCCGTCAACGACTACTCGACCGTCACCGCCGCAGGCCACCGCGTGCTGTGCGTCGGCGGGGCGACGAGCGTGGATAGGAAGAATAGTGAGAGCTACAACCATCCCGCGTGTGTGCTGCAGCCCGACTGGACCAAGATGTTCGACGAGCGCATGGCCGCCACGATGCAGACAATCGCCGAGCACAGAATGGCCCTCACTACCGCCGACTACTGGCCGCTGGAACAGCCCTATATCGACGATTCGGCACTGGCACGGCTACACCGTGAGGGCAAGACGGTGGACACGGTAGTAACCCATGTCGCCCCCTCGATGTGCGAGGATGTGGTGCCGCCCTCATGGCTGGAGTACCTGATAGAGAACGACCCGACGCTGCCCGACGACATGCACCACGACCGCGAAGTGATGGACGCCCTGCTGGAGCGGCTGCGCAGGCACTGCCACCCCGTGCGCCACTGGCTCTACGGTCACTACCACCACTCCTGGCAGGCCGACATCGACGGCATCCGCTACACGATGCTGAAGGAAATGGAAATGAAGGAACTGAGATAATCAGTAAACATAGTATTAACAAAAAAAACAAAGAAAGATGAAACAATCAAGAGAAGCAATCCTGTTGACGGATGGCTACAAGCTGGGCCACCGCAACCAGTACCCCAAGGGGACGGAATTTGTTTACAGCAACTGGACGCCACGCTCGGCCCACTGGATGAACGGCGCGGAGGAAGGTGCCGTAGTGTTCGGCCTGCAGTATCTCATCAAGGAGTATCTGATACGGCAGATGAACGAGAACTTCTTCCATCGTCCGAAAGACGAGGTGGTGAGCGAGTTCAAGCGCCGCGTAGATACGTTCCTCGGTCCGCAGAACAACGTGGGCACCGACCACATCGCCGAACTGCACGACCTGGGCTATCTGCCCGTGCGCATCAAGTCGCTGCCCGAGGGCGACGTGTGCCCCATCCGCTGCCCGATGCTGACGGTGGAGAACACGCACCCCGACTTCTTCTGGCTGACGAATTATCTGGAGACGCTGTTCTCGGCTACGCTGTGGCTGCCCTGCACGTCTGCTACGTCGGCACGCCTGGCCAAGAAGCAGCTGATGAAGCACGCGGCGAAGACGGGCTTTGCCGGAGAGGACACGGGCTTCCTGTGCCACGACTTCTCGATGCGCGGCATGGCAGGCGTGGAAGCGGCCATCCTGAGCGGCATGGGTCACATGACGGCCTTCCACGGTTCTGAGACCATCCCCGCCATCAGTGCGCTGGAGGAATATTACAATGCCGACGCGGAGAAGGAGTTGATAGCCGGTACGGTGCCGGCCACTGAGCACAGTGTGATGTGCGCTGGAGGCAAGGACACCGAGCTCGACACCTACCGCCGACTGCTGACCGAGGTCTATCCGCAGGGCTTCCTCTCCATCGTCAGCGACACGTGGGACTACTGGCACGTCATCACCAGCATCATTCCGCAGCTGAAGCAGGAGATTATGGCCCGCGACGGACGACTGGTGATCCGTCCCGACAGCGGCGACCCCGTGAAGATCATCTGCGGATGGGACGCGAAGGACTACGACGACGAGATGTCGTTCCAGGAAATCCATGAGATTCCCGACTGCGAGAAGCGCGGCACCTACGAACTGCTGTGGGAAATGTTCGGCGGCACGGTGAACGAGGCCGGCTACAAGGTGCTCGACCCGCACGTTGGACTCATCTACGGCGACGCCATCACGCTCGACCGTCAGAAGGAAATCTACCGCCGACTGGAGGCCAAGGGTTTTGCCGCCACCAATATCGTGCTCGGCTTCGGGTCGTTCACCTATCAGTACAAGAGCCGCGACTCGCTGGGCTTCGCCATCAAGGCCACGTGGTGCCAGATCAACGGCGAGGGGCACGACATCTTCAAACAGCCCAAGACCGACAGCGGCACGAAGAACTCGCTGAAGGGACTGATCCGCGTGGACCGCGACGAGCAGGGCCGCTATCACGCCACCGACGGCGTGAGCCGCGAGGAAGAGCAGAAGGGCTGTCTCGTGACCGTCTTCGAGGACGGACGGCTGCTGCGCGACTGGACGCTGGCCGAGGTGCGCGAGAACCTGGACAAGAGCATTGAGAACTCCCTTAAATATAATTGGAAATAATATAAAAATATATAACTATGGCAGAACAAAAAGTAACAAGTAGTGGCATCGGTCTTGGCGGTGCAATCTTTATTGTGTTTCTTGTATTGAAATTGACGGGAACGATAGACTGGAGTTGGTGGTGGGTGACTGCCCCGATATGGGCTCCGATAGTGTTGGCCGTCATTGCGATTGCAATCTATGTCGTCTATGCGATATGTATGGCAAAGAAAAGGAAGTCTAAATTTCAGCAGTGTATGGACAGATTTAAAGAAGAACAAGAGAAACTGTTACGTGAAAAAAGGGAAAGGAAATGATGCGACTGCCCTATAACAAGGAACAACAAGTGGAGCGCCTGCGCAGCGAAGTGGCTGCGCACGGCTCTCTGTTTGTCGCCTTCGACTTCGACAACACCATCTTCGACTATCATAATCAGGGCTTCGACTACAGCGGGGTTATCACGCTGCTGCGCCGATGCTCAGAGATGGGGCACAAGATGATACTCCTGACGTCGAACGAGGACGAAGAGAAGCTGGCGTTCATCCGCTACTACTGTCGGAGCTTCGGCATCCGCATCGACTACGTGAACGAGAACCCCGTGGTATGCCACGGATGCCGCAAGCCCTACTACAACATTCTGATAGACGACCGCGCAGGAATGAACGAAGCCTGCGAGATATTAAACGCAATAATCAAAGAACAAGAAAATGAAGCAACTGACATTAAACCTGCTGCACAGTGACCGCAGCGACATCGGCTACCGCACAATGACCTTCAACGACGGCGAGCCGCACATCTGGATAGACGAGTTCGACCGCAAGAGCGAGGTACTGGTGCGCTGCCGCATCGCCTCGCCCGCCGACCTGTTCCTGCTGATGCAGGTGGCCGACGTGCTCAACCGCCAGTCGATTGTATGGACGCTCGACATCTTCTACCTCATGTCGATGCGCATGGATCGTGTCATCAGCTACGGAGAAGCCTTCTCGCTGCGCATCGTGGCCGACACCATCAACCGCCTCGGAGCGCGGAGGGTGCAGGTACTGGAGCCGCACAGCGACCGCACCGACCTGGAGATACACAACTGCCGTGCCCGCTGCGGCATCAACCTGAAGCCCGGACTGGTGTGGGACAGCGACATCATCGTGCACCCCGACGCTGGAGCCGCCGAGCGTTACAGCCGAGACGCCCACCCGAAAATCGTAGCCCACAAGAAGCGCGACCTCGCCACGGGTAAAATCCTCTCGCTCGAACTGAATGACGATGCCGACGAGGTTATCAGCCGCGTCACGGAGAAATATCCGCAGGCGCAGTTCCTCGTCATCGACGACCTTTGCGACGGTGGCGGAACTTTTGCAGCCATAGCCGAGCTGTTGCGCAATCACTATCCCGACCGTCAGCGGCGTATCTTCGTCACCCACATGGTGAATCCCCGTGGTATCAAGATCCTCGCCGACAACTACGACCAAGTGACCTTCACCAACTCCTACCGCGACTGGCGCAATGCCGAAGGCGTGGAAATCCCAAAGAACGTCGCCGTGGTGGATGTGGACAAAAGTTGGCAGTTTACTTAATCCCGTCTGCCTTTAACCTCCAGTTGAACGCAGGCTTCGGCTCGATATAGGTCGCTCATGCAAGCATGGCGACGCTCTGCACTCGCCCCGCACTGCCCTTGTAATCATCTCCGTCATGCGCTATCTTGACGAAAAAACGAAGACTATGACAAAGTGGATCAAACGACTATTCAGCCGCCGTCGCAAGGACGAGGCACAGCAGCAGGAGATGCAGACTCCGCAGCCGTTGCGCATAGAGGGAGTGACGCAGGCACCGCTTACGCCGGAGCCCGACGATGCTGAACTGGCAGCACAGGCGCTACTGGAGATGATGACAAACCACGCGACCGCTCCGAAGGACGAGAACAAGGCCAAGTCCGACGAGAAGCCCAAGGCGTTGACGGTCGAGTATTACCAGCGGGTGGCAGACCAGATGGCGGAGCGGGAGCGACAGGCACGCGACCAGGCGACGCTGCGCACGATGCGGTTTCTCGCCTGGTGTGAGCAGGAGTTGAAGAAGCGCGACCTGCCGATGGAGGGCAAGGGCTCGCTGCAGCAAATGGAGGTAGAACTCTACAAGCGCATCGACACCGTGGAGCGTATGGGCGGCGAACTCAAAACACGCTGGCAGCACTGCTTGGCCGAAGTGCTTGTGAGGCAGTTGTCACCAGAAAATGAAGAGTGAAAAATTAAACGTAATAAACGAATTTTTAACCTATGGAAGTAGAAGGCTTATACAAGATTCTCGAACTGGAGAACAGAGACAGCGAGATTGTCGCCATGAGCATAACGGTGAAGGACAGCAACAGCGGTAATCTGACAACATACTACGTCAACAACTTCGGAGGGCTTGACAGTTACAACATTGAATAATTCACCAAATAAATATCAGGAATTATGAGCGAAAAGAAACTGTTTATTGTAACGACGCGGGGGCTGGGCGACTTCTACGTCGTCGCTGGTTCCTTCGACCAGGCGGCACAACTCGTCAATGATGAACTCGACCGGCAGGACTACGGCTACTCCGGAGCAAGGGATATTGTAAACGTGAAGTTCCTCTGCCAGCAGCACTTCTCACAAGGCCGTCGCTTCTTCTGCGGTGACGACGGCGAGAACAACCTGCTCGTGTGGGGCGACGGAAAGGAAGCGGAAGACTGAGCGATGCCAAGGACGAAGCCGATACCGCCCAAGTTCCCCGGCGAAGTGAAGCGAGAGACGCGGCGCGTCATCGCGGAGGTGGACCTGACAGCCGAGCAGGAGGAATGGGTACGCACGTACTATCCCGTCACCAGTACCAAAGAACTGATGGCGGCGATGGGTATCAGTTGGAGCGGCCTTTACAAAATCCTTGACATACTCCCACGGCTAAAGCCGAGGAATTCTTGGGTGCTTACGCCCCCGCACGGTTACCTTTCCAGGCTCCCGCGTCTTACCAGGACTCCCCAACGAGGCAATGCCCTGCCTCAGAATGTTGTTAGCAGCATGCAGGTCGCGGTCGTGGTGGCGATGACACACAGGACAAGTCCACTCCCTATCATGCAATGACAAATCTTTATGAACATGACCACAGTCGCACAGCTTAGACGAAGGGAAGAAGCGGTCAACCTTCTGCACCTTCACACCATACTTCACTGCAAGATACTCCAGCTTGCGGACGAACTTGCCGTGGGCGAGATCCTGCATCTTCCGACCCCATAGCGAGGTCATGCCCGTGAGCTGCAAGTCCTCGATGCAGATGGTGTCGAAGCGCCGGCAGAGGTCGTGCGCCAGCTGCCACTGCCAGTTGTCGCGGCGGTTGGTGATGAGTTCCTCCACGCGGTTCTTCGTCAGCCGTGCGGCGCGTCGGTGATTGCTGCCATCCTGCTTGCGAGACAGGCGGCGGTCGGCGGTACGCTTCGCGCCGAGGGCCTGCTTCAGATAGCGGGGCGACTGTATGCGCTCGCCGTTGGAGAGCGTCATGTAAGTCTTCAGGCCGAAGTCGATGCCGACGGATGCACCATTATGTGTCTTTCCGACGGGTTCGGGCTTGGCCTCGATGAAGAGGTACATGAAGTATTCCCCAAGTGGTGTGCGCTTGACGGCTACGTTCTTGATGGCTCCCACACCGACATACGGACGGGAGAGCGAGAACTTGTAGCGCTTCTTGATTTTGTTGATGGTGAGCACGTTGCCGTTCAGCGAGTAGCCTCCCTGCTTGAACACAAACGACTTGAAGTCGTCGGCCTTCTTGAACTTGGGCGGTCGCGCCTGGATGTGCTGGAAGAAACGCTGGTACGACTTGTCGAGCCGCTGCAGCACCTCCTGCACCGTCTGCGAGTGATGGCGGCTGCTTTTGCCGAACCACTGCACCCACTTCTTCTGCATCCGTACCACGTCGATGTAACCACCGTACATACGGTAGTACCGCTTCTGCAGGGCCAGCGCATGATTCCACACCCAGCAGGCCTCGCGCAGCATCGCGTCGAGGCGCTTGGTCTGCTTGGTTCGGTAGAGCTTGTACTTGTAGGCTATCATGCGCAGGTATCGAATATAGGGCAGCACGTCGCGTTGCTTTGGCTGACTGTGCAAGCCACCGGGACGTTTTCGTTACCCGACGCGGTTACTGCCCTAATGGGTTCGTATATTTCTATGGCAGATACAACAAATGCCACCTCTGTTTGGCGGCATCTTCTCGTACCGCACAGTCTTTTAAGCATTGCAAAGATAGGAACATCCCTTGACATGGCAAAATATTTTAATTACTTTTCACAAAAAACATGGCGGGTCGCTTTCATCCAACGGCTGAAGCCGCAGGCTTTCCCGCTCCAATATCGTAAGAAGTATGACCTGAAGAAACGCGACGACTACATCATAAGAAACAATGCGGAAAGGCTCGAAAAGGCTCGCAAGTCGCAGCGCGAGCAGGGGCGTCGCGGAAGCCACAACTACGGCAGCGTACACGTCAGGACCAGACAGAAGGGACCGTTCGTCACCGTTGCCACCAAACTGTGCAAGGACGACTACAACACGTTCTCCAGTCTTATCTCCATGCAGGGTCTGATCAAGCACGAGGTGATCCGTGGCCTCATTATGGAGTATGTGCGAAACACGAAGGCTTCGAGAAAGAACAGACAACAATCTTAAAGTTATAACAATAGAGTTTTTTTATATATTGCCAACAACGCCCGCCGCGAGGCCCGCAGGCAATGTCTGATAATTTATGAGTAAGGATGCAGCCGACCGCGATGGTTCGCTGCATCCGCTTTTTTTGTGGGCGCTCTGCCCTTGTTTTTCGTCCTCCCGCTCCCTATCTTCCGCCTAAAAAAGACAGCAATGGCAGACCTCATATCTGAAATTGAAGGCGCGAGTTGGCAAGGCGACAAGTACGGCGACAAGGCGCTGGCCTTTGAGTGGAACTGGCGTGATGATCACATCATGCGATGGATCAACAACTTCACTAAGATTGCCCGCGACAGGACGATGGGCAACTATGAGCGTGTCATCAACGAGCGCACAGGGCAGCTGCGCCGCTCACTCTACTGGCAGACGTTCGCTGCCAGCGGCGGCAATGAGCAGGTGTTCCGGGCGCGGTATATCTACTACGCCAAGTTCCTTGAACTCGGTGTCGGCTTCCGCAATCCCTACAACGGCCCCGTGCCGTCCATCCCGCACAAGCGGTGGGGACCTATCGCCATACCTACCCGACGGATGAAGGGACGCCCGCACGTCGTAGCCGAGATGCGCACGCAGGCCAAGCTCTTCACCGCCTACGCCACCAAGTACTTCGCATTTGCCGGACTCACCTATATGGTGTTCTCTGCGGGCGACACCTACGAGGCTCACGGTGCCATCAACCGCGCCCTCTTTTGGGCCAGCACCCGCGACCGTTTCCAAAGATAACTCATTCACCGACCACACAAAAACTGAAATATAAATATGGCATCACGTCACGAAATCGTTACCATTGACTTCCGCGCCAACGCCGCCAAGGCGAACCCCGCGATGGAGTCTCTCCGTCAGGCCGCTCACGACATGAGAACTGAGGTGGAGAAGACCAAGACCGCTATCGACAACGGCATAAAGACCGGTATGGCACAGTCCGAACTCGACAAACTGGGGCAGACGCTCACCGTACAGGAAAAGAAACTGATGTCGTTTGAGACAGCCATGTCAACGCTCTCCAAGGGTGTCGGCGCACTGGCAAAGGCCATCGACGCCTTCAATGCCGGCACGCTCGACCAGATGAGTGCCGCCTTCCAGAAAACGTCCTACAACGCCGCCGAGAACGCGAAGAAGGCACTGGTGCCTGGCACGGAGGGCTATGCGAAGAGCATGGCCGAACTCGACGCCCTGCAGCAGAAGAATCTGGAGAACCTGGCGAAGTATAAGCTGCGCACCGAGCAGATGCTGCAGAGCATCGGCGAGGGCGGCAAGATATCGTCGCAGGACCTGAAGCAGGAGGCTGACGGCATACAGGAGCTGATGCGACTGCTGCCCCACATGAGCAACGAGTGGCTGGAGTACAGCCATATCCTTACGCGGGTAAACGATGCCATCAAACAGCAGACCGACGACGAGAAACGCCTGAAGGGTGCCATCGTCGATGCCAATGATGCCCGCGAGCGCAGCAGCCAGCTCACCCACAAGGGCGTGGAGGATGCCGCCCGCCAGCGCAAGGAGGCAGAGGCGGAGGTGAAACAGCGCACCGAGAACATCGCTGCCCTGAAGGCCGAGCGCGACGAGAAGGCCAAGCAGGTGTCGATAGACGCTGCCAACGCCATCGCCAAGGATAAGGAGGTGGAGAAGCAGCGCAAGGTGATAGCCGGTATCAAGGAACGCATCGACAACGAGAAGAAGAACTACGAGGCCGGGCAGGAGCTTATCGACGAACTGAATCAGGAGGCCGATGCCTACGACAAGACCGCCAAGGCCAGCCGCGAGGCCGCAGAGACGATGAAGGGCGAGGTGAAAGACATCGACACCCAGCTGGAGCAAGTGAATGAAGAACTCGCCAAGATGGGCTCTTCGACTGGTTTTTCTTCCGCAGGTGCAGCCGCAGAAAAGGTCAGCGCTGCCAAGGAGAAAGAAGCACAGGCTTCGGAGAAATCTGCCGAAGCAGGCAAGAAGGAAGAGCAGGCCTCCAAGCAGACCGCCGCCGCCAAGAAGGAAGAGACCAAAGCCACGGAGGAAAACATCGCTGCCAAGGAGAAAGAGGTGAAGGCCGGCGAGACTGCCGCTAAAGCTGCAGAGAACGAAAAGGTAACAGTGGAGTCGCTGATAAAGCGCAACGACGAACTGAAGATAAAGATAGCTGCGCTCAACGAGGAACGCAAGCAGATGCTTGCCACGCAGGAGAAGAACGCCACTGCCGTCAAGGAGGAAGCCAACGCCTACAAAGACCTGAGTAAGGAGCAGGCGCAGGCCATGCTCGACCAGAAGCAGCAGCTGGCCACCTTTAAGAAAGAGGGCGAGAAGTGGCAGATAGGCAACCGCGAAGAGGCACAGCGGTATCTCTTCGACGCGCTGGGAGAAATCAACCCCGCCAACGTGGGCAAGACCACCATGTCTATCGAGAGCAGCCCGGAGAAAATCAGTCAGCTGCTGAGTAAGTTCCAGGAGCGTTACGGCATAGAGGGAGAGGGCGAGACAATGGCTGCCGTCAGGGAACTTATGTCGGGCGGTGGACTGGTAAAGAGCGGCTTCATGAATAAATTCTTCATGAACGTCGAGGAGAACGTGCCGAAGGTTGCCGCCTACAGCAAGGAGATAAAAGACCTGACCGCCGTTATCAACGGTGAGGTGAAGGCCGTGGAGGAGGATACAGAGAAGAAACGCACCCTCGCCGACGTGGAAGCAGAACTCAAAGCGGCGGAGAAGGAGTCGCGCGACATCTCCATACAGACCATGAAGATGAGGAACGGCCAAGCGGATGCCACCGAAGAGCTGACGCAGAAGACCGTTAGGCTCACCGACGCGCAGAAGGAGCGCATCGCGACTATCAAGTCTGAGACCGAGGCCATTCGCCAGATGAGTCAGGAGGAAGCCAAAGCCGCCCTCGAAGAAGCCAAGAAGGTTTCGACCGTGGGATACAAGGCTGGCAAACTGCACATGTCAGATCCGGAGGAGGTGCAGCAGTTCCTGATTGGGAAGATGAGAACAATCGGCAAGGTCAAGAACGACAACGGTTCCCTCTCGCTGGCTGGCAGTCAGGTGGATGCGCTGGTGTCTGCTTTCCAACAGCGATACGACTGGAAAGACGATAAGACCAACGCAAAGGCTCTGCTCAAAAAAATCCTGCAGGGCAAGGATGGTATGTTTATGGGCGGCACCGCAGACCTTAGCGGCGACGTAGGCTCTGTCACCATCCAGTATGCAAAGGAAATGTACGACGCCCGCATCGAGCGAGCAAAGGCGCTCGTCGATGTCAGCAAGGGTGTGAAGCAGGCCACCGACGAGGTGAGCGATGCCACCCGTCGCGGAGCCGACGCTGCCAAGGGTGCCACCGAGGCCACGAAGGGTCAGACCGATGCCATCAAACAGCAGGAGGCAGAGGTGATGCGCCGCAAGGCAGCCCTCGACAAGATGAACGAGGAATATGAGCAGGCTAACAAAAAGCTGAAAGACATGCGGCAGCGCTATGCCAGCCTGCCCAGTAGCGGTGCTGACGCCGCCCTCGCCAAGGCTCAACTGAAGGATGAGATTGACGACTACAACGAGAACGTGGTCAAGAAGGCAAGAGCCGACAAGAACCGGTTGAAGAATCTCTGGGAGAAATCGGTAAAGGATCTGACCGCCATGATGGGCATATCCACTGAGGAGACCCAGGAATCGACCGATGCACAGAACCAGGAGAGCGAGGCCGTGGAGCGAGGCACCAAGAGCCGTGGCCGCAAGAAGAAATCCGTAGAGGACGCCACCCAGGCCGTGAGAGAGGAAGCCAAGGCCGAGGGCGATGCCGCCAAGCAGGGCGAACATCTGAGCGAGCAAGACCGGAAGCGCATCGCCTTGGAGCAGGAGAAACAGGAGCTGGAGGCTAAGCGCGGGCAGAAGATTGACGAGATAGCCAAGAAGGAAGAGGACGCCGCCGCCGCCGAGGTACGCGCCAACAACAACCGCAGCGAAGCCCGTCAGATGACCGAAGAACTCTCACAGGCCCACGGCAAGAATGCCGACGCTATGGGTAAGGCGACCGACGAGATGAAGAAGCTGGAGTTCGAGCAGGACGGACTGAACAAGAAAGCGGACGAGGGTCGCAAGGCGTTGGCAGAATACGACCAGAAGATTGACGAGAACGCCTCGAAGCGACTGGAGGCTGAGAAGAAGCAGGCGCAGGCACAGCGGCTCACCATCGACACCATGACCGAGGCCATCAAGGTGCTCGAAGCCAGGAACCGCGCCATCGAGCCCGAAAACGGGGAGTGGGTCAAGAACGCCCGACTCATACGCCAGTATCAGGCAGAGCTCGACCGCCTGAAGCAGCAGCCCGTGCTCGACATGATGACCCAGCGCATGGGTAACATCCGCAATCTCTCTGCCGACGCCCTGCAAGAGACGAAGAAGTTCTGGCAGGGGATGATAACCGGCGCCGAGCACGGCAGCACGGAACTGAAGGAATATGAGCGCAACCTGGAGAAGGTTGCCAAGGAGGAGGAGAAACGCCGCCAGGAGATACAGGCCCCGATGCGCAAGCGCCTGAACAACCTGGAAAAGCTATCCACCGCCGACCTCGCCGAGACGAAGCGCTACTGGGAGACCGTGCGTGACGGTGTCAGCCAGACATCGGCAGCCTACAAGAAAGCCGAGCTGGCCGTCAAGGCACTCACCAACGAGGAGAACCGCCGCAAGGCAAACGCCCAGGCACAGTACATCAACGAGCAGATGCGCGACCTGAACAACCTCTCCACCGCCGGACTGACCGAGGTGAAGCGCTACTGGCAGGCTATGGCCGACGGAGCCCGTAAAGGCACCGACGAAGCAAAGGATGCCGAGGCAGCCTTGAAACGCATCAACGATATAGAGAGCGAGCGCAGCCGCACTGCCGACAAGCAACAGGTGCGCACACTGTTCGGCGACCTGAGCAAGAAGAACGGCGAGGAGATACGCGCCGCTATCGAGGCAGGCCGTCGGCTCATCGACACCTACGACTCCGGCGGTCCTGCCGCCAAGCGTCTGTCGCAGGCCATCCTCGATGCAGAGGAACACCTGAAGCAGTACGGCATAGAGGCAGAGCGAAGCGCACGCCGCGAGGCGCAGGCTTTGGAGGAAGCCGCCCAGCGCCGCAAGGAGCAGGACCAACTGATGCGCCAGCAGCTCGACCAGGGTACGTCGCTCTCGGAGTCGGCGCTGAAGACACAGCAGCAGTACTGGCAGCGGCTCATTGACGATCCCAAGACCGCCAAGGAGAGCCTGGCAGGCTACCGCTACGAACTGGAGCGCACCATCGCTCTGCAGGAGCAACAGGCATCCGTCACTCGTGAGGAGCGTGCCGCCCGCTTGAACGGCAACCTGGGAGACTACAGCACCGCCGAAATTCGCGAGGCTATCGAGGCCGCCAAGCAGTTGGCTGCATCGTATAAGTCGGGTAGCACCGAAGCCACGGAACTAACAAAGAAGATTGTCGCCGCCGAGGAACACATCAACAAATACGGTCTGGAAACCGAGCGTGCCGCCCAGAAGCAGCGCGAGCAGGTGGTCACGATGGAGCAGCAGCTGCAGGGCATGACCAACCAGATGGCACAGCACAACAGCGTGTCGGTGAACGCCTTGAAAGCACAGCACTCCTACTGGCAGAAACTCATCGACGACCCGAAGACAGCCGCCGAGAACCTGCAGCAGTATCAGGACAACCTCGCCGAGACGGAGCGTCTGCAACGCCGCATGGTGGACAAGCAGGGACAGGAAGCCCTCGACTGGTTCCGTGGCGGCATGGATGCCGATGCCAGTGACAATGATATAAAGGAACGTGCCGCCGACCTGAAGGCATGGCGCGACTCGCTGCCGAAAGAGACGCAGGCCGACGTTATCGCCGAGATTGACGGCTACCTGAAAGCCGCAGGCGTATCGGCAAAGAAAGCCGCCGAGGACGTGATGGACTTGAAGGATGCCCTCGACCTTGCCGAGAAAGCGGGCGACTCGAAGAAGCCGTTCAACTACAGTGCGCAGGAGATACAGGCGGCTACCAAGGCGCTGGAACTCCGCCGCGAGGAACTGATCAAGCAGATAAGAGCCGAGCGCGACCTGGGCAACGCCGTGGACGCTCAGGAGAAGGAACTCGACGACCTGACGAAGAAGCTGCGCTCGCTGAAGTTCGAGCAGGATAACGTCAACATGTCGCAGGAGAAGATGCGGACGCTCATCGAGACACCCGCCAACGCCGTCAACCTCGACGAGCTGCGGGCAGCCATCAAGCGTGCCGACGGACAACTGCGCCAGATGGAGCAGTCGCTCGGTCAGAACAGCGACGAATACAAACGTTTCGCCGAGCAGGTGCGCCAGGCCAAGAACGTGATGAAGGAGATGGAGGGGCAGGCAAAGGCCAGCGCCACCGCCTGGGAGAAAGCCGTAAGCCGTATCAAAACTTACGTGGTGCTCTATATGGGCTTCAATGAACTGTGGCAGAAGATTACGGGCACGATGGGCGACATGCTGGAACTGTCGGACAAGATGGGTGAGGTGATGAAGACCACGGGCTTTACGGCTGACCAGGTGGCGCGGCTGTCGGACAACCTGAAAGACCTTGATACGCGCACGCCGATGGTGAAGCTGATGGAGCTGAGTTCTATTGCCGGTAGTATCGGTTTGAAGACACAGCAGCAGGTGGAGGGCTTTACCGATGCCGCCAACCAGCTGATGGTGGCCCTGCCCGAGATGGGTACGGAGGCGGCCCGCACGCTGATGAAGATAGCCGACGCGACGGGCGACCTGGAGAAGAACGGCGGCGACGTGCGTGAGACGCTGGAGCGCGTGGGTTCGACGATCATCGCCCTGCGTGCCAATTCGGCTGCTGCCGCCGGACCTATCACCGACTTCGTTAGCCGCGTCGGTGCGGTGGGTGCTCAGGCGGGCATTTCGATTGACCAGATAGCCGCATTGGGTGCTACGGTCGATGCACTGGGTGGTCGCGTGGAGATGTCAGCTACGGCGCTGTCGCGAATGATACCCGCTATCAGGAACAACTCGTTTGCCGTGGCCAACGCCATCGGCATGACGGAGAAGGAGCTGAAGGGTATGACGGCGATGGAACAGATGGTGGCCATCTTCAAGGCGCTGCGCGACTCGGTGAAGCAGTTTGACACCTCGACAGACGAGGGTATGAACGCCATGGCCGACAAGGTGGAGCAGATGCTGGGCAACTCGGCGTCGATGCAGGAGGTGATGAAGACCCTTAATCAGCAGGGAGCCCGTGCGGGCATCGTGTTCGGACTGCTGTCGCAGAACGTGGACAAGCTGGAGGAGCAACTGACCACTGCCACCGACGCCTACCGCGACAACGCCGCCCTGATGGAGGAGTATAACAAAATGAACGACACGGCGGCTGCCCGCTGGGAGCGGTTGAAGAACCAGTTGGAGGAGTTCTGGGTGACTGCCGACAATACCAGCGTACTGGCTGGCATCATCGACGGACTGCGAGTGCTGGTTGACTTCCTTACTGAAGACGGCCCCCTCGGACGGTTCTTCCGCTGGTCGCTGGTGTATCTGGGCATGTGGCAGGCAGGATGGACTAAAGCCATCGGCACGGCACTCATATCCTTGCATCAATACATCTTCGCCACCAGCAAGTCGACCGTGGCTACTGCTGGCGACACCGCCGCCAAGGCTGCCAACACAGCGGCGACGGAGGCACAGGCCGTGGCCAGCGGCAAGGCTGCGGCGGCGCAGGGCCTGTTTAACAAGACTATGAAGGCCAACGTCATCGCGGCTGTGGCTACGGCGGTGGTGGCTCTGGGATTTGCCCTCTACGAATACATCAAGAAGGCAAAGGCGGCGGCACGACAGATGGACGTGATGGCCGATGTAGAGAAGAAAGCCAGAGAGGAAAGCGTCAAGGAACGTGCTGAACTGGAGCGACTTTACAAGGCGACGCAGGACCAAACCAAGTCGATGGAGGAGCGCAAGAAGGCACTGAAAGACATGGTGGGCGACGCTAAATATAAGGAATACTACTCGAAGCTGAACACCGAGAGCGAACTGGCCAAGGCTGCTGCCAGTGCCTACAAGGAACTGTCCGAGCAGATTATTGCTACGGCCCGTGCAAGAGCACTCGATGCCAAAGCAGAGGAGTTGCAGCGTAAGCGCATAGAACTGGAAGACAAGAAGACGGAGCGTCAGCAGTGGCGCGAAGAGAACCAGGGCAGCTACAATGCCGGCAAACAGGAGTATGACCGCCAGCAGCGATACACAAGCAACGTGACGGGTGGCGCAACGGCAGGATTCCAGGAGTCACAGATAGTCCAACGTGGTTCTGCCGCCATGAAGCCTGCCATCATCGACCAGTTCGAGGGTAACATCAGGGAAATTAACAAACTGGAAAGCGATATTTCCCAGGTGGATGCCGATCTTGAAAAGGTAAAGAAGCAGGTGGAGGGTATCACCGGTATCAAAGGCGACGCCTCTGGCGACAGCGGCGACAACGGCGGTGGCGGTGGCGGCACCAACCCTTACGGCGACTACAACAAGGTGACGTCGCCCTATAAGGACTGGAACGGCAACGACCTCGTGGCCCGCCGCAAGGAGATGCTGGAGAGGGTAAAGGCACTGGCCAACGGTGCCGACGTGCAGGCAGTGCTGTCGGAGGATGCCAAGTTCATCAGCGATGCCGTGCGCAAGAACATCAAGACCACGGAGCAGGCTATCGAGTGGTATAACACCGAGCGGCTGAAGATACAGGAAGCACTGCACGGCAAGCACCTGACGAACACCGGCGACTGGCAGGACCCGGAGAAGGTGAGGAAGCGTGCCGGCAGGGTGGTGCAGGACGAGATGAAATACTATCTCGACGAGCTGGATGCCTACTACACGGAGCGCAAGACGCGCATAGAGCAGGCCCGCAACGACGAGGAGATAACCGAGGGCGAGGCGTGGCGGCGCACCATACAGAACGACAACGAGTGGCAGACCAGGCGCGCCGAGCTGCAGCTGCTGTACTCCAGGAGGGCTGCCAAGGTGACCGAGGATGAGATGCAGGCTATCTTCGGCATCATCAGCGAGCGCACCGGTGAGACCGTCAACTACATCAAGGCCGACATCGCACAGACTAACAAGTTCATCGTGGACGTAGGCAAAAAGAGCAAGGCCGCCATGGACCGCATCTACGGCGATATAGAGCTGGGGGCCGAGAAGAGCTACCTGAAAGCTGCCCAGGCCATCGGCAAGCAGATGAAGTTCATCGAGGACACGCTGGCCAAGGAGCGGCCCTACGACGGCATCACGAAGAACCTGCAAGACAACCTCGACAAGATGGGTGTGCTGGCCGCCAAGTACCGCCGCGAGAACGAGGAACTGGCACGGCGGGGCAAGGGGCCGAAGTACTCGAACGAGCAGATAACCGCCCAGAGCTACGACGAGATGGCCTTCTACCTGCGGCAGGCCGCCGACGCCTACTCGATAGACATCGACGAACTGCTGCGCCGCATGGTGAAGGAGGGCATGACGGCCACCGCCGAGGAAATCAGCAAGAGCGACATGCTGAAGCAGGCCGTGATGGGACAGCTGCGCAAGACCTATCAAGAGGTGCAGGACGCCATCAAGAAGGAGGCCTCGCAGATCAAGAAGGACGTGGAAATCATCTGGAACGACGACGCTCGCGGCATTGGCGGCATGTCGATGAAGGCCACCTTCGACAAAGCCCTGGCACAGCTGGGCATGCAGCAGGACTCGGTGAGCCGCGCCAACAGCCTGATAGGTGCCGGGGCGGCGAGCGACAACGTGGCCTCGCGACTGGCCATGAAGCAGATAGAGGTGCAGATGCGCATGCAGGAGGCACAGTACAACATGTACCGCGTGCAGGCCAAACAGCGCATGGCGGCACTGAAGGCGGAAGCCAAGGAGCACCAGCGCATAGCCGAGCTGGAGAAGCAGGCCGGGCACGAGGCCGCCGCCGCCGAGCAGCGCACGAAGGCGATGGTGGCCCTGCGCGATGCTGAGAACGTGCGCCTCTCGCTGGGCTTGACGCTGGCCGAGGAAACGAAGAAGGAGGAAGAGCAAAAGGCTGAACTGCTGAAGATTCAGGAGGAGAGCCAGAACCGCCTCTATACCAGCCTGCGCGAATGGGCCGACCTGCTTTCGAGCTCGCTGCAGGGCGTGATGGAGGCCAGTCATGCGGGGGATGCGGAATACTACAATGAACGGGCAAAGCTCGACCTGACGGGCAAGGGAGGCCCCGGAGCGGGGACGTACATCGTCATCGACAACGAGGGAACCAGCGACGCCACCGCCCACTACGAATATCTGGACGAGCGGCAGGCACTGGAAAGGCAGCACGAGATAGAAATCCAGAACGCACAGGCGGAAGCGTGGAAGAAACTCTGGGACGACATCAACATGAAGATGAGCGAGCAGATTACGGACTGGATGAATGCTTATCTTCAGAACAAAGCCACTGAGGACAACACCGCTGAGCTGCAACGACTGCAGCAGAAGTTGGAAGCAGAGCAGCAGAAGATGGACGCGAGCGTCACCGCCACGGATGCCAACACGCAGGCGGTGCAGGGGCTGACACAGCAATTGGCCGAGGGCATCACCATCAAGCAGGACGGCACTCAGTCGGTCGCAACGGGCGGCAGCGACTTCGCAGCCGACAAACAGGCTGGCTATCCGTCGGGTGGGGGAGAACTTTCGCCCGCTGCCCAGCAGCAGATCAATGAGCAGAATGCAGTGACGGAGAACTTCATCAGCAATAAGCAGAAGGAGGTCAAGACCGAGACGGAGGGCGACAAGAAAGAGCAGACGAGTAAGCAGAGCATGTTTGCCAAGATGACTGCCGCTGCCAACCTCTACGGCGTGGCTTATCAGGCTATGAGCAACGACAACCTTGACATGGCACAAAAGTTCGAGATGATTGCCCTGCAGGCTGTGGGTAATGCCGCTATCGCCGGACTGCAGGTTGCACTGTCAAGTTCTACCGCTGAGACAGCCACAAATCTTCCTCCCGCAGCTGCCAAGTCAACGGCAGAAGCTGGTCCTATAGTCGGTCCTATTCTCTTCGCAGCCCTGAGCGCCTTGGTCGGCGGATTGATGGGACTTGCCGCAAGCAAGGTTGCTAAGTCGAAGAGCCAGATTGCGCAAGTGACGGGCGCATCGGTAGGTGCTGGCCGTCTGGCGACGGGCATGCTGACGTATAAAAAGGGTAACGTGAATGAACTGACCGACCCGGCTTCGCTGACCCCTGGCAGGCAGTACAACGTGGACGGGGCGGACGGTAAAACGTACCGCGCCCGGTACATGGGTAAGGGGGCGAAGACGCACATCACCAACGGGCCGGAGTTTCACCTCGTGGGCGAGGCAGGCCGCGAGGCGATTATCGACGCGAAGACCACACGGCAGATCCAGATGGATGAGCCGGGCATCTGGCGCACCATCCAGACGCTCTACAACGGTGGCAGCATCACCCCGTCGCGCCGACGCACGGGACGTGGCATGCCCGCCTTCGCCGACGGCAACATCGACGACTTCGAGGATATGGCAGCAGACAGCGGCTTCGACAGCGGCACGGGCAGCGGCACGGGCAGCGGCATGAGCATGGAGCATATAGCCTCACTGCAAGCCAGCATCGACCACCAGAACGAATTGCTCGAATATCTGCGCGACAACCCCATCCACGCCATCTTCGACGTGTACGGCAAGGGAGGACTCATCGACTCCTACGACACAGGCAAGAAAACCGTGAACCGCCACGGGGAGCGGTATTGATTCAGAAAGAACAGGAAAAGGCTACGCACCGCGTAGCCTTTTCCTGTGTTCCTATTGTCTGGGTTAAACCTTGAATTTTTCGAGTTCTTCGCCCGACACGCGATCTGCCATGTTGTTTTTTACATCGGGATGAAGGTCGTCCATCATCACCGACTCGTCTTCAATCTCTCTCGTTCCAACGCTGTTTGGCGGAATCACGTCGATGGTGATGCCGTCGGCTGGCACGTCGATGGTACGCTGGTTGACACGTATGTGTCTGAGTACATCGTTGCCGTCCTTGTCCTTCTCGAAATAGAGATGAATAGGCGAGTTTGCCAGGACGTGCTGCAATTTTGCTAAGTCTCTTGCCATGTTGTAATGTTTTTAAGGGTTCTTGCTTGTGGTAATATCGGTGGTGGATGAGTGTGGGTCAAGGGCAGTGCCCTTGCTTTATCATCGCATGACCGTTAAATTGCCAAAAACGACACGGATATGCTTATTACCACAGACAACGAAATCAAAAGCCTGATGCCTACGGCGCGGTGGGACCGGCCGGAACAACTGTTCGGCTACCTGGAGGAAGAGGAAGCGATGGCACTGGAGCCGCTATTAGGCAACGCGCTCTACCAGCACCTGCTGGGGGAGTACGACCGCCTGCGCCAGGAGTACACCGATATCACCGCCACGACCGTCCGCCCGACGGGCAAGGCGCGGAAGGACGCACGGCTGGCACACGCCGACGTGACGGAACGGCTGGACCAGATTCAGCAGGGGAAATACAGAGAGACGTATGTGGCATCTGCCGATGACGACAAGGAGGTGCCGGCAGAGGACCTGAAGACCATCAAGCTCATCCGCATCTGCCAGCAGATAGAGTTCTACCGGATGCTGAGTCACAAGGCGGGACTGCTGACCGTCTCGTTCAACGAGGGCGGCGGCATGAACGTGGTGACTGCCGACGGCTACGACCCTGCCGACGAGAAGCGCATGGAGCGCGTGGTGAAGGATGCCTATATGTCGGCAGGCCGCGCCACGGACTCGCTGTTGCTGTTCCTCGAAGCCGACGCGAAGGACGGCAGGATGTTCACGGAGAAGTGGAAGGAAGCAGACGCTTTCTACCTGCACAAGGACTTGCTCTTCCAGACGGCGCGTGTGCTGAACGAATACCTCGACATCAAGGGGGAGCGCATGGTGTATGTGTCGCTGGTGCGGGATATCCGCTTCTGCCAGAACACGTATCTGAAACCCCGCATCGGCGCGAAGTTGCTGAAGGCAGTGGTGGATTTTGCGAACAAGGGGGAGGCAGCGATATTATCGGAGCAAACAGGACAGGAGGACGAGGGAACCGACGAAGGCGGCGAGACCACGACCGTCAACAAGGAGCATTTCGATGAACTGCTCGACATGCTCCGTCAGGCCCTGGCCTTCTATGTGGAGGGCCGCCGCACCACCATCACGCAGACATCGCTGCTGTCGGGTGCCGGCACGCGCAGCAGCGGTGCCGTGTATCAGAAGGAGGAGAAACTGGCACGGCGCGACTCGATGACCGACGCACAGCAGGCGATGGCGATGGCTTGCGACTATATCGCCGAGAACCTGGAGGCGCTTGGCGAAGCGGCGGTGGGCACACCTATATATAACGCGATACGCGAGAGACAGGCGCAGGAGGCACGGGACAAGGCGTGCGCCTGTGCGGCAGAGGCACGGCGCAGGAGGGCGACGTGCGAGCAGAGCCGCAGGCGGCTGTTCACTGCTTTCCCTGCTACGCATCGGACACCGGAGATTAAATGATGGCTGATGGATGATGGCTGATGGATGAAATGCTCCAGCGCACATCTTCCATCTTCCATCATACATCATACATCGTAAAACCTGCCCTTGATTATCAATGCGCCTGCCATTATAATGCAATCAGAAACAATTAACAACACGGACGATTATGAATATCGGACTATTGAACATCATGCACAACAAGGTCTGGGACTTCCGCCCAGACCTGGCACAGACGTATGCCGACGCGCTGAAGAATGCCGTAGAGCTGCACCTGCCCAACGATATAGAAAAGCAGCACGGCTACTTCCTCTCGAAGAAGGGCTACCAGAAGGACGGCAAGACCGTAGGAGCCAACTTCGAGGATAAGCTGTACGTCGGCAACATCCACCGCATAGAGCGTCACCTGTACTGGAACGACGAGGAACTGCAGGAGGACGACGAGATTATCAATGTGGTGGTGGTGGACGGTCCCGTGACCCGCGACGGCGACGGCTGCTCGTATGGCACCAAGGACTTCCGTGATCAGGTGATGTACGCCAACCAGATTCCACAGGTGATAGGCCACCTGTTCCTCATCAATACGCCGGGCGGACAGGCATCGTGCCGTAACGACTACGAGATGATGATTGACGACTGTCGACGGGCCGGCAAGCCCACCGTGGCCTTCGTTGACGGCATGTGCTGCAGCAGCGGCGTGAACCTTGCCTGCCGTTGCGACCGCGTGGTGGTGATGAACCCCCACGACGAGTTCGGCTGCATCGGCACGATGGCCGCTTTCTGGGCCGTCGCCCATGATACCGTCGATCAGGACGGCTACCGCTATGTAGAGCTCGTCGGTAAGGACTGCCCCGAGAAGAACGACTGGTATCGCGAGGCTGCCGCAGGTGAGTATGAGAAGCTGCAGGCAGAACTCGATAAGGATACCGAACAGTTCCACCAGACGGTGCGTGAGAACCGTCCGCTGGTTACTGCCGACATGCTGACGGGAAAGGTGTTCGAGGCGCAGGAGGTGATGCCGGCACTGGTCGATGAGATAGGCGACATGAACCGCGCCATCGAGTGCATCTACGAACTGGCCAATGAGACGCTGACAGCCGCACGTCTGGTGACAGCAGAGCCTAAGAACGAACCGGATGGTGAGGAGCCGGATGGTGAGGAGCCGGAGGAGATGGCCAAACTCAACGCACAGCAGAAAGCCGCTGTCGCTACGAGCCGTGGCGACCTGAGAATAGTCGATGACGGTCATGTAAAGAAAGAAGAGCAGGGCTTTTTCGGTCCTAAGACTGTAGAGATAGCCAAACCCCAAAACCAAGAAGATATGACAGACGAAGAGAAGAAGGCCCAGGAGGCTGCCGCAGCCCAGGCCGCACAGGAAGCCGCCGCACAGGAGGCTGGGCAGGAGCAAGCCGCACAGGAGGCTCCCGCCAACGAGGAACCCGCTGCCGGTCAGCAGGCCGCAGGGGAGAACGCACAGGAGCAGGCTGGCGCACAGGCTGCTGCCGCAGAAGATAACGCCGGAGCGCAGGGCGGCGAGGCCGCTGGCGACGGCGACGGCTCTGGCGAGGGCGCACAGGGTGCCGCTCAGGAACCTGCATCGCAGGAGGCTCAGGAGAACGCCGCTGCCGAGATCGACAAGATCACTGATACGCTGCACACGGCGGAGCAGAAGATTGCCGAGAAGGACAAGGAGATTGCCCAGCTGAAGGAAACGCTGGCTACGCTGAACGGCATCGCCGAAGAGCGCGACCAGGCCAACGCCACCCTCGCCGAGCGCGACAAGACCATCGAGACGCTGACCGCCGAGGTGGACGAGAAGGGCAAGGCTATCACCGCTGCCGAGGCAAAGATTGCCGAGCACGTGGCTACCATCGAGAAGCTGAACAAGCAGGTGAAGGAGCTGCAGAGCGAGGTGAAGGAACTCTCGGAGAAGCCAGCGCCGATGGTGGACGCCGGTGCCGGTATTCCGCAGGACAACGGAACAGGCGACGCTCCCCAGTATAACGGCATCAAGAGTGCTGTGAAGCCGGGCATGACTCCCAAGGAGATTGCCGCCGCCTTGCGCAAGCAGGACGAGGAAATCGCCGCCCGCAATCACCGCCGCTAAGGCTGCCCTTGGTATTCGACCGAGCGCATTCCTCACCTCGGCATAACCATTGAGCGAGCTCATGGATTCTGCACTCGGTTCGTCTGCCCTTGATTTGCCTGACGCATCACGCTAAATTGCGGCTAACAACACAAAGACAAAAATAATATTCACCAACACAAAAACAGTAGAGAATATGCCAAACGCAATCAACCTCTCTCAGGTGCAGACTGTTACCGAACAGATGCACGTCGACCTGGTGGCTCGCGCCTCCATGTTGAACGACCGAATGCTGGAGGATCTCCACGTAAAGGTCACTACCGATGTCGAGAATATCGACAAGGTGTTCATCTTCAACGACAAGGGCCTGCTGGCACGCCAGTACAAGCAGGGTGCCGTCAAGAAGGTGGAACTCGGAACCATGATTGAGAACCCCACCAAGGTGATTCTCGCAGTAACTCACCCGCAGGACAACGTGCAGAAGTATCGTGAGAAGGAACCCTTCCACGTGAACCCCGACGGATCAAACAACGCCGAGAAGACCACGTTCCTCATCAACAAGATTGCCGACCGCCATGCCAAGGACGTCCGCGCCAACTTCTTCTTCGGCAACGAGGAGAACGACAAGCTGCCCGAGACGAAGGCCAACCTGGTGAAGAAGGGCCTGTCGCTCTACGACGGCATCTACACCAAGGTCGCCAAGGGTATCACTCGCGGCTACATCAGCAAGGAAATCGGCAACCTGATTGAGACCGGCGACCTGATGGCTATGGAGAGCGACGTGGCCTACACGAAGTTCAAGGCAGCCTACAACGCGCTGAACGACGACCTGCGCGCCGCCGACGAGCTGCTGGCCTACATGTCGCAGGGGCTGGCCGACCACATCATCGAGGGCTACATGATCATGCACCCGCAGTTGTCGCCCGAGACGCTGAAGGACGGCTGGAAGTTCGCCCAGATGAAGAACCTGACCATCGTGACCCATACCTCTATGGGTAAGGGCTCGCAGATCATCTTCTCTCTGCCCGACAACCTGGAGTATGTTTGCGACGTGCGCCCCGAGGGCCAGTCAAACATCACCGTGGCCATGAACCCCGACGACCACAACCTGTTCGACTACCAGATTCAGACCGCCCAGGCTACTCGTATCTACGACTACTCGCCGAAGGTGATTTGCGTGAACGAGCAAGTGAACACGCCGAACAACGTGCCTGCAGGCGACTACATCGCCGACATCTTCACCGTCGCCACCTCTGACGACGAGAAGGGTACTGCCGAGCTGGCCAGCGGCGAGAAGGACCTCTACAAGGAGGGCGACGTCATCACCGTCAAGGCTACTCCGAAGAGCGGCTACGTGTTCGTAGGCTGGTCTGAGGGCATCAGCGGCCAGATTATCAACGGTGCCAACCCGTTCAACTACACCTTCGGCGGTGGCGTTGTTCACCTGGTGGCACAGTTCGAGGAAACTGCTGACGGCGGCAACGGCGGATCTGGCGACGGCGGCGCCGAGACTCCCACCTACACAGCCGTAGATAACCCCTCTGGCAACCCCGCTGAGAAGGGCTGGTATGAGAAGAGCGGCGACGTGTATTCTCTGACTGAGGACACCGCGGTAGTGTCTGGCAAGACCTACTACGTGAAGGGCTAAACCCATCGGAGGTGCGCGGCGGCGCGGGACTATCGCCGCCCGCGCTGCCGCCCTCTGACAGGGGAATATCAGTAAGAAAAATAACAACCAACACAAAAAAACAGAAGAATATTATGGCATTAGATTGCGCTTTCAAACACGTAAAGTCTTCTCAGAACTGTCAGGAGAACCCTGCCGGTCTGAGCAAGTTCATGATGGTTGTGCCGCTCGACAGCGACCACATCACCAAGATTGAAGTGGATGACGAGAAGAACCGGTACACGATTACTCCCGCAGGTGCTACTGGACAGAATCCCAGTCCCTCCCTGAAGGGTTTCCGCATTGACTTCAAGTCTGCCACCGGACAGGTGACGTCTGAGCACAACGGCGAAGGTACGGGCTGGGCCCACACTGGAACCTGGCGTGTGGACACCAACGAGGACGACATGGCCGTCCTGGGTCGCCGTCTCAGCAACATGGGCGGTGGCTATCTCTGCTTCTTCCCCACGGGTAAGACCACTACCGAAGGCAAGGAATGGAAGGTCGTTGGCAATCCCGACGGTGACATCCAGTACTCTTCGGGCAACGACAGCGGTGCCCAGCGTACCGACGATCACGGCACCACTCCACAGGTCGTTTGCAACTATCAGCCTTACGACACCGTGAAGTGGTACGGCACCATCGAGGAAGAGGAATAGCAGACAAATCCCTAAGCGAATCCTCTCCGGATCTCTCAATCATCACGAGGCTCAGGCTCCCATCAAACGAGCCTGGGCCTCGTTAGTTTAAGTAATTATGGACTAAAAATTATTGATTATGCGTTTAATAGAACCTTGTTGCGCACAAAAGCATGTAAGAGAAATGCGGGATGCTATCGGAACTAACGGCAAGACAGACTTTGAGGGCTACGGCGACCTGAGCCTGACCGAACTTCTGCCAGCAATATTGACGCGCTACTGTGAGACGGAAGTGCTGATAGCCGCCCCGTCGATACCCGACCAGGCAGCGGAGATCATCGGAAAGTGGATGAAGAAACAGCGTGCCCGCATGGACGGCAATGGCTACCTGAACTACGTCGCCCACATGACCATCGTGGCCGACCTCTCGCCGGAGCAGTCGCCCATGCCCTCGCAGTGGTTTGCGGAGAATCCTTTCAAGGACCGTCTCACGCTCGTCGACTACGCCCAGCCTGACACAGCCCTGCTGCTGCCAGACTTCGCCGTCACAGGCCCCGTAAACCTGCGCTACGGCCGTCACTTCACTGCCACCGCCACCGCCGTGCAGGATGAGATAGACGCGCTCTGGAAGCGCTTCTCGGTGATGGGAAAGGACGGCGACGCAAAGACTGCGGAGGAAGTCGAACCCGACGAGAAGGATATAGCGAATGCCACTGCGACGGAAACCGCTGCCGACAAGACAGAACCTGCAAAGCCGGAGGAAGAGAAAAAGGACAAGAAGCGTATGATGTTCAGACGATAAGCTGGATGCCCATATAGTTCTGGATGCGGAACGTGACGGTCACCTTTGCACCGTCGCGTTCCGCTGTGCATAGGTAGGTGTCGATGGTGGCGGATGCGAAGCCGCGCGTCTTATCGCGGAAGGTGAGGAGCAGATGGGAGGGCGTGCGCTCCAGCCGGAGCAAGTCCTCCCAGACGGACGGGTCGCGGTCGTCAACCTGACAGGTGACGTTGACGGGATGCAGGCGGCTGGCTACGCTGTCTGATTCGTCGTCCTTGGCCTTTCCAGTCAGCCGCATGATTGGGATGAGCACAGCGTCTGACACGGCGGGCTGCTGCCCGATGGTGATGGAGCGTGCGAGGGTGGGGGAGAACTGACTGGCGGGGATGGTTTTCTTCATCTGCCAGTCGGCAAAGCCGAGGTTGAAGTCTGTGACGGGAATGGCGGTGATGGCCATGAGGTCGTCGAGGACAAATTCTTTGCAAGTGGTCATGAGTCTTTTTGCCGAAAGATAGGTGCGGAGGGGAAGAAAAGCAAGGGCATAGAAAAGCGGGGCGCAAAGGCCACAGAAAGCCTGAGCGCCCCGCAGGATCATTCACGGCGAATGATAGATGTGATCCGTACTGAGAAGCGCACGGCACGGTGGGCTAATGTCGGAAGAGACGGCGGGCAAGCCATATCAGCCCGTCGGTGAACAGGTTGGCTGCCACGTCCGATCCGAAGTCCGTGTACCAGTTCTGCCGTTCCATGCGGCTGGCCATCCGCTCCATCTGTTCACGCTGTGCCTGAAGCGCCTGCATCGTCTCGCGGTGCTGGCGTTCGGCGAGGGCGCGGATGATGTCCTCCGTGCTGCGGTGCTGCAACGTCATCATGACGAAGAGGCGGCGTTCCTCGTCGGTCATCTTGTCGTAGATGCGCTGGAGCAACTCGCGGCGTGCGAGGTGGTCGAGGGATGGGGTCGGCATGGCGGTGTCATTTGGGCTGCGATGGTATCGCAGCGTACTGGACTACAGACCGAAGTAGCGGCGGATGTCGTATACGGAGTCCTTGTCCTTCAGGGTTTTCAGGGCCATTTTATAGCATGCGGCGATGATATCCTTGTCGGTCGGTGAGAGGGGCTTGCCGAGCATCTCGGCGATGGTGTCGCCGAAATCGGAGTACATCTTCGACATCTCCACGAAGAGGGCGCACTGGTTATAGTACGGCTGCTCTTCGAGCGGCAGGCCGAAGGATGACATCGCGCTCTTCCATGCCTCGCGGCTCCATGGTGCCTTGGGGTCCATGCCGGCAATGATCTTGTCGGCCTCCTTGGGCGTAAGGTACTGGCACCAGCGGATGGCCTCCAGTTTCAGCAGCATCTCCTCGGCCACGTCGGGCTTGTTGGCGAGCAGCCACTCGAACATTTCCTTATGCACCTGTCCGAAGACGTGCATGTAGGTTACTTCGTTGGAGGTTGCCATCATCTGATAGAGGTTGGCGAACTCCTGTTTCATTTCATTGATTGTCCATTCCATGATTGATTCGATGATTAGCAAAACGGACACCTGGCGTGAGGCAGGCGCGGCGTGTGATGAACGGGGAGCGTTGCCGGACGGCGGGCTACCGACGGATGCGGACGGCGGGTTTTTTGTTGCTGAGATACAGCAACAGACGAGACGGGCTGTGCGGCTGATGCGACATCAGGAGTCTTGGCCTTCGCCTCCGTCTTCTTCTCCAGGGCCTTCGGTGTCTGTTTCGGGGTTGATGATTTTTTCATATACTTTGTTGTAAATAGTGTCGATACAGGCCATCAGCAGTTCGAGCCAGATGGCAAGATAGGATGCGAGGAATGATACGGCGAGCAGTTGCGGCAGGCTGCGCGGGAGGGCCGCGATGTTATCGCAGCATACAAGACAGCACCAGGCGAGGACGCTCCAGAACGTCAGGCACTTCGAGCAACTGACGACGGGGATGCGACGGCCTATGAAGCTTTCGGCCGCCTCGACGAGTCCGAGGCGGTTGGCCGACGTCGCGGCGATGATGATGCAGGCGATATCAATCCAGGGCATGGCATAGGGGGATAAGGTGCGGCAGTCCTTTCACGGGACCGCCGCACACCGTCAGTGGTTAGGGCGCTGCCTGTTCAGCCACCTCGAAGGAGAACTCGACGTGTACCTGATTGGTGGACGAGCATCCGCACTGCACCTCGACCGGCGAGCAGACGACGCCGTTGGCGGTTACCGTCGGCACCTCTGCCGAAGGACAAGGGACGCACTGCGTCACCACGATCTTCTCCGTTTGCAGGCAGGTGTTCTGGCACCCTCCGCAGCAGCCATAGACTTGCTGGTAGGTGAGGTCGCAGATACATCTGATGTCACAGCAGTAGGTGTCGCCGCCCAGCGAGCGCGGCGTGCCGAGCACCTGCACCTCGAAGGCGTTGACGAGAGGGAATCCCTCTGCCGAGTTGATACACATCTTCTTGTTGCCACAGGTGAAGTGCGTGGCATCAAGCAGATACGACGTGGCGGCTGCAGTGCCGCCGGGGAATGGCGTAAGACTGTTGAAGTACGTCTTCCCATTTCTTGTTTGACAAGCCATAGTTGTTTGTTGTTTGTGTTGGTTGTTGATTGTTTCGAGGCTCTATTTTCTGCACCGTCCTCCTCTTGTGCTTATGGCGGCCAAAATCGCAAACCTTAGGTTTTCTTTTTCAGGCTCCTGCGTCGAACGGCAGCGAGAGCTGTACTTCCTGCTCCTTCTTCAGTTGCTGTTGGATGTCGGCCACTGCCTTTACCAGTTCTGCCTGCTGCTGGCGCTGTTCCTGATAGGCGCGCGAGAGGTCGAAGAGCATCTTCGCCGAACAGAAGATGTGCTGTGGCGTGGAGCACTTCGAGCAGTCCTGCGGGCAGGGTCTGGGCTGCGGTTGGCGGGCGCCCTCTGAAGCCGACCGAGGATCGGGTTGGTTGCCCGAGCGAGGGTCGGGATTCAGGGTCTGGCGAGGGTCGGGTTTCGGAGCCTCCTGCGTGGCGGTTGTCGGCTGGGCTGCTGGAGCGGTGCCGACGGTGGGTTTGTTGTCTAAGTCTGGCATATTCTCTATTCCTTGAAATGTTTCATAATCTGGTTCTTTACGATGGGATTGCGGTCCCAATTTGCGGCGGCCTGTGCCACCTTCTTACCCGTGACAGGTATGCCGTACTGGCGCAGGTGGCCGATGAAGGCCACGATGGCCATGCGTGCTTCCTCCGCTTCCTCCTCGCTGTGAGCGTACAGCTGGAAGGTGATCGGGTAGCCCTTTAGCGGTTGTTTGTTCTTCTCATTCATAATGCCGTGATGATTTTAATTGTTTGGCTGCTGTGATACAGCAGCATACTGAACTGTTATTCGTTGATGGGAGGCAGGGGTTCTGCCGGTGTGGTGGAGGCGTCGGCGACGCCGCCCATGAGCGGGGGCAGTCGGTTGCCTGTGATGCCCCGGATGATCTCGTAGCCCTGAGCCAGCGCCTCCTTGTTTTGTCCGAGCCAGTTGACGATGCCGTTGGCCACGTCGCCCGTCTTGTCAATCCACGTGGGAGGCACGGGGTCGTAGTCCGGCAGTTCGGGCATATCCTTGGCAAAGTAGTCATACAGTTTGGCTGCTTCGTCGATGTCGCCCTTGGTTGCGAAGAGACACTGCATCTTCAGCGTGGCGCGGCTGGTGGGTCTGATGGCCTGGATCATTTCGAGTCGTTTCTGCTTGTTGGTAAACCATTTCATTTGCCGTGAATGTTTCGATAAGCACCCCACCCCTAACCCCTCCCCTTAGAGGGGCGGGGAAGGAATGCGGGCGGTCTGCTTAGCCGTTGCAACCACAGCCCGGGCAGTCGCAGGGCTTCGGTGAAGAGAAGATGTTCACCGGAGTCGGGTTCAGACTGGAGCGGCCAGTGATGGCATCGCTAAAGGTCTGCTGCATCACACTGTTTACGGCAGAGAGGTCAGCCTGCTGGTTGGCGGTCAGCGAACCCTGCTGCGAACCGCTCACGGTGTCGGTGATGGTCTGTGTGATGGTCTGGTCACCGTTCACACGAGCGTCTGTCTCACGCTGCAAGCTGTAAAGCAGACGGTCGATGGTCTTCTGCGTGTTGTCGTGTACGGTCTCCAGCAACTTGGTTGAAGCGTTGTACTGCATAGCGGCCTGCTCCTTGGCTGCGATGCCGATCTGGGCAGCCTCCTTGGCCTTGGCACTGGCCTGCATGCCACCGAAAATCCACGCGCCGATACCGGCAACGACGGCCACTGAGCCGACGGTCAGTCCTGCCACTGCCACGCCACTGGGGCGCTTTGAAGCCATGTGAGAGACTTTCATCTGCTCATAAGGCGTCATACTACCGTAGCCGTGGTTGTAGCCGTAGCCACCACCCCAGCCATACCGACGGTCGTCGTCGCGGTCGATGCCACGGATCGCCATGAGGTCATTCATGTCTAAGTTTGCCATGATGTTTTGTTTTTGTGTTGGTGAATAATAAAATGAACTGTAGCGGGAACCCGTCTTGGGGAACCCGCTACAAAGTTACGCCGAAAACCGTTGGCAGACCACGGTACGCGGCGCGTTTCGACTCCGCGTTTTGCGGAGTCTTTAACACTTTAATATCATCGTTCAGATGTCCTTGTCCAAGGCCGTGATAACATCCCATGCCTTGGTGTGTCCGATACCGTACCGCCCGCACACCTCGCGCAGCACCTCGGTGTGCTTGCTGCCGGGCACGGAGCGCAGCGACTTATAGTCGCGATACATCTCAGTCAACTCCACGTAGCTGAGTTTAATCCCGTTTTCGCGGAGTATTTTTAACAAATTAGCGTTAATCTCAATGAATTTTACTATTTTCATTTGGCGCTTTGAGTATTTTGTTATACCTTTGCACCCAATTCCACTCAACAAGACCATACGAAAGAAATCTCACTGACCGAAACGGGCAATAATGCCTCGGCTCTGGCCAGTGAGGTCACGTATGTTGGGTGGAATCTTCATATTGTAAAGGAGCCGAGGTATTTCTTTTACCTCAGACGCTGGTTACGGGCCAAGCGTGAAACAATCTTTCCGTATTAACATAATAATTTTAGCAAAAAAGTATCTGCCTGTAAGATGCAGATGTTTCCATCCCGAATCAAGGGCAGATATCTGCCCTTGATTCGGGATTTGATCCTGACGATATTAAGCAAAAACAATATCGCAACTTATGGAACATCTTGCATTAGAAGTTTTCGACCGCGAAGGCACCGGCTCGCAGTTTGCCAGCCTGCCAGAGGACGCCAGCATCACCATCACCGCCACGTCGGAGATATTCGCCAAGGGCGACGTGTGGAGCCATGCGTTCTCCCTCAACGCAGCCGCCAACGCACACATCGTAGGCACCGCCGGAGAGATACACGGCTCGCGCCTTCACGACATCCTGCATAAGCGACGCGCCCGCCTCTGGGTGGAGGGGCTGCCGCTTTTCCTGGGCTATCTGGTGCTCGACGACGAGGTGGAGGTGGACGGTGACGGCAACTTTGACCTGACCTTCGAGAGCGGCCAGCACACCTTCGACGAGATGATAGAGGGGGCAAAAGCTAACCAGGTGCCGATGATGGGCGACGTGATGATCGGCCTTGCCCTGTGGCGCAAACGAAAGGTGTCGGTATCCGTAAGACTGAAGGCATCATTCGTGTTCGACTATCAGGAGACGGAAGACTTGACATCCGAACCGAGTGATGTGTTCTACCAAACGGAGCCTCACGACGGGACACGCGGCCGCGACGTGCCGTTCACCAGCGATGGTGAGAAAGAACTGCAGGCGGTACAGGAGTACCCGCGCATGGTGTTCCCACGGCTGGAGACTGGCACGTTCACCGACCTGACGGGTGAGGGGCTGACGGAGTTCGACTGCATCAACACCGACAGCCCCTACGACGACAGCCACCCCTACTGCAACGTGGCCCTTTGCTACCAGAAGCAGGGCTACGAGAAGAAGCAGACGGACGGAACCTACATTCCCAAGTACAACGAGGAGCCGGAGGCGCAGCGCGGTTACGAGTACATGCCCGCTAATCGTCTGAACTCGGCCCCGAACTTCTACGTTATCTACTGGCTCCGCGCCTTGATGAAGCACCTCGGCATCTATATCGAGGAGAATCAGATGATGGACGTGGAAGACCTGAAACGTCTGTTCTTCGTGAACACCAACTGTGCCTACAAGGAACCAACCACGCTGCGCACCGCCATCTCAGACCCATCGCTCGGCAAGTATCGGTTCAACATGAACGGACGGCAGATCAGCCGCCTCGTGCCGGAGTACTTCGGACGCCGGGAGGAGGTGTCGGAAGTGGCAGGGCGGAAGATATATGAATACAAACGTGGAGAGAACATCAACAAGGAGGAGAGCGGATTTGTATGCACCGACTACAGGCTCGGCCAAGCCCTCCCCAGCGGGATGCCCGCCGTGAAGCATATTAAGATAGACATAGAGAGTGCCGGACAGTGGAGCGAAACCGACCGCGAGCAATACGAGCACGACAACGGCTATCTGCACCGCGCCTATGCCACGCCGGAATGCTTCCCCAATGTCGACATCTCAGAGGTCATCCATGCCCTGGAGAGCGGCTTCGGCATACGCCTGCTGTTCAGCGACGACTACAAGCGCGTGCGCATCGTGTTGCTGCGCAACCTGTTCCGCGATACGGCGGTGCAGCACATCAACTGTGAGGTGGTACGGCCGGAGGAAAAGGTGGAGAACTCCATCAGAGGGTTCCGCATGACCTACGGCGACAAGGACGACACGCACTTCCACTACAAGGGCTTCGACGACATGCTGCCCCACAAGAAGGAGCTGTGGCAGGACAACAGCGACACCCACGACTACTCGAAGTGGAAGCTCGACGCCAACTACGCAGACATCATCAAGCGCGTGAACGCCTTCGACAAGACCTGCTACGTGACCCCCGCGACGGGTAACGCCTACGGTATCAAGATCGACAAGGACGCCAAGCGCTACGACGAGCTCTATCCGTCGCTCTTCGGCTACGGCGAGTACATGGATGCGGAAGACGGTGACTGCACGGGCGAGGAAGAGACCATCGAGACTGTTAATGTCGGCTTCATGCCGGCCATCATGAACGACCTCAATATGGAGAATGAGCGCAAGGGCGAAACCGAACAGTTGTTTGCCCTGTTCGTGGACGAGACGATGCGCCCGCGCCGTCCCTCGTTGAAAGGCGACGGCACGGACTACGACGACCCCGCAACGGAGTACCCCATCTACGGCAGCGGTGGGCTCTATGACGAGAGCAAGGAAGCCCCAGCCAGCAGCATGAAGGTTGACGGCATCGTGAAGCCGGGAGAGTTTGCCGTGAGGTCGGACATGTATGCACAGAAGGACGACTATCGTCTCAGCGCCGACCTGAAGGTGATGCTGGTCTCGACGATCGGACTCACCACCCTGCCCGTAACGATGAACATCGACGGCCACATCAACGAAGGCTACCGCCTGTATCTCCAGGATAACTACGAGCCCAACGACAACGGCGTGTCACCCGTGGAATCCCACGACTGGGGCCTGACACTTGGCATCATGCGCGGCTCTGGCGACGATGCCTACGTGCGCTACGAGGGAGACCCCGACGACGGCGAGGGCAACGATACCTGGAGGCTCATGCCGGGCAGCAGTGTAACTGCCCACCCCGACACCTGCGACAACTATGGCAAATTATGGGACTACAACGGCAAACAGTCTGGGACGAGCGGAAGCGATATTATAAACACAAGGGAATTGGCGATAAACAAACTGTCAGAGATTTTCCCTGGCAGCAACGCGGCTTTCAACGGCACTGGAGGATATATCTCCGGCGCGAGTGTCATAACCATCCCCGATAACAACAAAACCTTACACAATATTCTCATTGCTACATATCGCAGTATGTCTGGGATAATTGACTTTGGTCCGTACTACATCCCATCTTGGATACTCCACTCTGTCGAAGATATAATGCGTATGGACGCCTATGGACAGAAAATCATCATTGAGATGGACAGCAGCTGGGAACGATGCGATACACTGCTGCAGCTCTGCCAAATGGCATACGGCAATAGCGGCGAGTCCATGACGATTGACAATGGCGTAGACTCGCGCTACGGACGCTTCTCGCTGAAGCTGCGGGCCGAGAAGCCCAACCCATACTTCGACCCAACACAGGAAGAGAGTAGTTACAACCGCCGATATCTGGCCATCACCAATGAGAATCTGAAAGGTCGCGGACTTGCCGACCAATTCTATAAGGAGTACTCCTACTGGATTCGAAACTCCCGCATCGTGAAGCGCACGGTGCGCATGACGCTGGCGCAACTGCTGACCATCGACAAGACGAAGCGCTCGGAGGTAGGCGACGTGACGGGATTCATCCGCAAGATGCAATATACCATCAGCAACAAGACGGGGCTGGGCGATGTGACAATGGAGATAATGTACATCTGACGGGAGTTAAGAATTAAGAATTAAGAAATATGTCAAGCAATAAAGTAGCAATCTCAGGCATGTTCGGCAACGGTAAGACCTACTTTGCCGACAGTCCAGTGGTAATAGACATCAGCGGACTACGGTGGAGCAAGGAAGGACAACCTGTTACCAGTCCGTTTACCATCGTCCGCGTGGAGGTGGTCTACGACAGCAAGGTGGTGGGCGAGTTTAAGGCCGACACAGGCGGGCAGACGAGTATATCGTTCGACATCTCGTCAGCGCTACTGGCGATGTGGACCAACGAGACTTATCAAGACGAGATTAGCGATGCGCAGTCGGCGGTCAACGGCAACAGCCCGTCGGAACTATGGGTAAGGAGTTACAAGCCGTATTTTCTCCGTGTATATACGGAATACCTGGCCAGCGATGACGGCGGTGTGTTTACACAGACCATCTGCGAGGACGAAAACGGAAATACAACCATCCCTGGCGGCCGCTGCGCCATCGGTGGACTGACGGAATGGGAACGCTCAACGGTCAGCAGGAAGGAGGATGCCGACGTGTCATACTTGGAGCACAGGAACCATCGCTTCGGCGATGCCAGCACCAAGCCGACGGACTCGCCGGAGCGCGTTGGCATAGACTCCATCACGTCGTGGGTGGACGTGCAGGTGTCCGGCACGCAGAGCGTGTTCTATGCAGCCGGCGCAGAAGCGGAGGCAGACAGCGCATCGCCACACGCCCCGCTGGTGCTGCGCGACTCTCAGGAGTATGTCGATTTTCTCTTCCTGAACCGGCGCGGTGCCATCGAGACCTGCAGCGGTCTGACGGCGGAGGCAATGAACATCGACGTAGAGACGAAACAGTACGCCCGTGTGGAACGCCCGGCATTCATACCGACGCGCTCGCTGATGGCACTCGGTTCCGACGGTCGTCGCTCGTGGCCGATGTCGAGCGGTTTCGTTACCCGCGAGTGGGCCGAGTGGTGGGCGATGGAATTTCTCGGAGGCAAGCGCAAGCAGTGGTGGATGAAGTACCGTGGCCGCTACGTGCCCGTCATCGTGACACCCGCCAAGAATAGCATCTCTATCTACGACCGCTCGAAGCAGAACATGCCACACGTCGATTTCACCGTGACGCTGGCGCTGGAGGGATAGTCGCTGCGACGGGGAGCAGCCATGGGAATAGGCAGGAAACCAACACAGTCACATTTATACGCGGTTAATAAGTTTAATATCGTAGTTTTTTAGGTTTTTAGTCATTGATATGGGGGCCGAGTCCGTGAGGATAGCGGTTCTTTTCTATTGGCCGTGCCCTTGACCGCAATCTTTTTTCTGTTAAATTGATGTCAGAAATAAATCTGACATGCGGACATCACCAACCCACTACATAGCTCCATCGGCGATCAGTATCACGCCGAACGCCAACGGCTCCGCCAACGACCTGGCTGTGAACGTGGCGCGCGGCACGAAGATAAAGGTGTATTGCCCCAATGCGGGCATCGGCATGGATGAGGACGGGAACTTCCGGGAATGGGTGCTGGCCGGTCGTAACAGGCGGCTGTCAGACCCCGAAGGTAAGAACAGATATACCGTCTTTGCCCGGTTAAAGAAAGACGACACGGACAGCGGCTACATCGTGTTTGCGCCCAAATACAAGAAAGGCGAAGATTTCTCGGAGAAGTACAAGTACCTGACCAACATGACACCAAGCGGGTTCAGCACCATCAACTACGACCCGTCTGCAGAGACCCTCGAAATGATGGATAAATACCTGTTCGTCAGGATGGGCGAGGTTTCCCTACCGGAATCCGGACGACGGGAGTTGACACTCGACACCGGCATTCTCGGCACTGACGAGTATAACGCGCAGTGGCGTATCAACCCCGATGACTTACCGGACAAGGACCCACGCTACGCCATAGAGGACCGTGGGCAGTGGGTCGCCACGCCCCGCGTCGAATACACGGGTGTCACCGGCCAGAGGGCACCTGACGGAACCCTCGCCACCGCCGTCGCATCCAAACTCGGCTGGACGGGGGACGAACCAATCAGCTTTACTAAAGGACAGGCTATCGACGAACCCTACCACTACAGATTCTTGACAAGGCTCCGTTGGATTACACAACGCTTCCTGCAAGTCAATGATTCCTACTCCGACGCAGACCTCTATAAGAAGCTGACCGGCGTAACAAAAGGCTGGGATCAAGAGAACATTCTGGAGATAAGCCGCGCGTGGAACCACGGTGCCCTGTGGGAATGTCTCGTCGACGGCACGATGCAGGAGCCGATGCTGGGACGCACAGACTGGAAGCTCATCAGCGGCGGCACATTCTCCCTTGGATTCTATACCTCTGGCGACGATCCTACGCCTATCAGCGGGTTAAACGTCCGGCCTGGCTTCATCGACGAGACCGTTGTGCCACATCTGCTTTTCGGGCAGGAGGACATTAGCGACATGGTGACGGCGTGGAAGTGGGTGCGCGAGAGCGGGAACGCCGCGCTTGACGAGGCTTGGGGCAACTCCATGCACACCGAACGGGACGATGACCAGTCGCCACTGAAAAGCGACACACGTGCCATCCATATAACTGACGATGACCTGCCAGGCGACTGGAGCATTGACGGCGGAAAGGTTTCGTTCAAGTGTACGGCTCGGTTTCTTGACGGCGGCGAAGAGGCGGAAATTATCAATAGCATAACAATAATATAAGGCATGAAGAGAATCATCAACACATCAGTGCCAGTAGTGGTGACGACGATAAGGACGCCGCTCAGCACGTCGCTGACCATCGCGCAGTCTGGCGAGAACGGCGGTCCACTGACACAGGCACAGGACACGCAGCAGAACCCGCAGGTCTGGATTCCAGACCGCAGGCTGCATCCGCTGATACTCACGCCGCTGTTCGTCGCCAAGGACACGGGGACGGGTGAGACTATCACGTCGGGGTATGACATCAAGTGGTACATAGTCAACGGAGATACGCAGACGCAGATAACGTCTACGGTGACGTCCCAGGACTACTACCTCGAACAAGAGACGGTATATGACGAGGAATCCGGGGAGTCCACGACCAGGCTGACGGGACGGCTCGTCGTGAGGAAGAACGTCGACTACCGCACACCCGTCACCCTGCGCTGTGTCGCCACGTACACGGACAATCTCAGGCAGGAGATCTATACGAAGGAGAGCATCGTGACGCTTACATCGACCAACATGCCAGAGGAGAACTATGTCGTGTCCTTACAGGCCCCAGCCGTGATTACATACGACCCGGTCTACATCAAGACAGGCAACCTGGCGAACGGCTTGTTCCAGAACGGCAGCAAGTTCCGCCTGTCTGCCAAGACAATGCTTGGCAGTAATGACGCGACGAGCGGTGTCTATTACTTCTGGTATATCGACGGGCAACCTATCGTCGAGGGTCTTGACTTCCTACAATACTCTCAGGAGAACCAGCTGGCGGGAAAGGGACTCGGCACGGACACCATCGTGCTCGACATGGACTACGCTGAGAAATTCAAGGTACAGGTGCAGATAGGCACGTTTAACGAGGTCGGCTCACCGACGGGCAACCCAAAGACGAAGGGCTACTATGAAATGAATGGAAACGACTTCGTTCTGACCACAGACACGACGGTAAACGCCTCGAAGGTGTACTATACCAAGCCGTCGGCACCCAACCTTCCTTCAACGGACGAGCGGACGATGATGTGGGAGTGGCCGGATATTGACAACGAGCCATTCAGCCACAGCGGCAATGCCGTCAGGTCGAGCAGCGGGAGCAAAGTGTTTGAGGCAATAGTTCAGGCCGACGGCGTGGACTTGGACGATGCCTTTGTCGATGAGCACATACGGCTGGACTGGCATCTCCACCCGATGAACAGCAGCACCGTGACCGACCTGGGGTATGGCAGGACGATGGCCGTTGACCATGCGGCACTCAACAGGACGGGCGGCGAGCACGTCGAGGTCTATGCCGACACCTGCCTTCTCGGCCCGTTGACACTCATACAGGTGAGCGAAGACGACGACACTCTCATTACGACAGACGACGGGAACTCATATATCGTTTGCAGGACATAACCAAATTAAAATAAACAGAATAGCACTATGAGAAAGGAGTCTACATTCTTGGCATCCGCAGAGATAGCGAGGCGCGCGGGTGTCATTACGACCAACTACAGGACGAAGGATGGTCGATACATCGTGTCTGAGAAAGCCTTGCGGGCACTAAGCATCATGCCGGAGGAATACGTCAACGGCCTTGACGTGGAGATAATCAGCGAGGCGGAGGCTGAGCGCCTGATAGCCGAAAACGGCTACCAGATTGGAGTACCCGCTGAGAATACGCCAAAGGAAACGTCAGGCGAAGAACCAGCCGACGGGGACGTGAACGCAAATACCGTCGATAACGAGGTGGAAAGCCCCGTCGAGGGGGAATCCGATACGCCGGGAGATGACGTGTCTGCAGAGGAAGAAGTCGAACAAGTTAACGAAGAGGAGAAATAAATCATGGGAAAAGTTAGTAATAGGTTCATGGTAACTGCCATCCACGACGGGACCGCCCTGAATGCCATCATGCGATGCAATACAACCCTCTCACAGATGGTCAGCGGCAACACTTGCGTGCCAGACTGGAACACCGACCATCCGCAGGTGTGGGTACAGACCGACCTTGCCGGCGCGGCAAAAGCACCGACCGCGGCAAGCATCGTCTGGTCGTATAACGGCAACGCCATCACGTTCGATGAGCAGACAAATATGAGCACAGGGTCATTCGTGGATGCCTTCGGCAATCCGCTCTTCCAAAAAACCACCCGGCGCGTTGGGACAATCGACTTCCCAGCGATTAACATCATGCGCAACCTCGGGTCGGAAGGCAACACAGACAATGACGTAATTGCCTGCTCTGGAAGCGTCGAGGACAACGGCTATCCGCTTGACTTCGCCGTGTCGCTGCCCGTTCGTATGTCTGCCATGACCGGCAGCGGATATATTGGCCAGATTACGGGTGAGCAGGCCGTGACTACCGCAACACCCAACATCACCCTCAGTGCAAAACTCTACAACGGCACGACCCCAGAGACGACATTCTGGACGAAGTGGTGTGACGAGGGAAGCGGTGAGTATCTGAACAACGGCAACCCGATAGCAGCGGGTTCTGGCGGCGTTGCACAGTTAAGCATCGGCGTCAGCGACATCACAGACTTCATCGTCCTGCGCTGCGACTTCTACACGGAAAATCCGAATAACAATGGAGCAACCCCCGTTTACTCAGCATTCTGGGAAGTAGACGATGAGACAGACGACGAGCGTATGTATATCGCCAACAATGCCACGGGTAACGCTGCGAACAACAAAGGCGGTGCGTTCCTTCGAGACGGCCAGAGCGTGACGTTCACGGCGTGGATGGGGAAGAATACCAGTGCAACAACCATAGATGAGCGCTACCAGCATTTCTACTGCCGTCTCTATGACAACAAGAACAATGTGCTGAAGGTAGGAGGCGCAGGGACTCCGATGGGAACGAAAACCATCATGCCATCTGGTCTGTTTGACATCACGTCGCAGGTAACCGTTCCTGGCGTGTCTGGAACGAAGACTGGCGGCAGTGTGACCATCACGTATGGCTATCTCAACGAAAGCGCCGGGGGGGAAATGAGTGGCATCGTCATAGCATCAGAATCAGAGATAACGGAACAGGCATCATGAACAGGAAACCACCAAGCAGGGCGTTCACAGTGACGGCAGTCAGGGACGGACAGACCTACGAGGTCCGTTCGAACGTTGATACGTTGCGCATAGCCTCTGGCGGTGCGTCGGCCACGCTTGCCTTCACCGCCTCCTGTTACATGAAGTCAGGCAACAGTGCCCCGGTAGCCTATGCATGCTATTTCTCGGTTTACTTCCGCACGGGAACAGGCCAGAGTCAGGCGGCGAGATACACGGGTAAGGTCTCAAGCAGGGCGTTCAGCGGCATCACCGTTGCGAAGACCGTCGGCGCTGTCGTGATATATGCCACCGATACGGTGGTCGGTGCCAATGCCGCTGCCCCTACGACCTTCCTTGCAAAGAAGGAGATCGCGGTCTTGGCGGACGGCGACAGCCCGGAAAGCTATGAGATACTTCTGACCGACGCATGGGCCAGGTGTGACAAGAACGGACATGTGACAGGTTCGCTAAAAGGGTATGCCTACAAGGTGGTTGGCGAAACGTGGACGGCAATGAAGAATGCTCAGGTACTTATGGGCTATTCCGGCGGTATATCCGCAGAATTTACAACGAGCGGCACAGGCGCATTCTCGGATGGTGGCTATTTTGACGACGACCTGAATGACGTATCTACGGCTAACAACGCGGCGAGTATATTCGTTTCTATCATGGTTGGCGGCAGAGCCGTCAGGGCGGAATATGTAACGATTGTGCATGACGGACAGGACGGAGACAGTATTACGGGAGCAACAGGTAAAATGTGCTATATCGCAGGAGAATACGACCCAACCATCATCTACCGCAGTGACGACCGGCAGACGGTAGCCGTTGAGGTGGACGACGGGTCGGGCTCGGCTGAGATATATTACCTTGATGCCGCCACCAATCTTGATGCGAACAATAACCACATCAGTCCGCAGCAGGACACGGGACACACGATATGGAAACAAGGGCTAAACCGCGAAAACCTTATCCGCACCAAATACCTGTTTGCCGACTTCGCGAATCTGGGTGCCTTCATCGTGAGCGGCCAATGGCAGATGTCGGCCAGTGGTGTCATCAGGGGCATGGACGCTTCCGGCAATCCCGCGTTCACCCGCTATAACACCACCGATCCTGACAATCCTGCCATGCACGGCGGCGTAGCCGCATATACTGGATTCAATTCCGACGATCCGCTCGGACAAGGCGTAGACAAGCAGACCGGCCCCATCACCAAGACTCTTGCAAGGAACACCGCCCAGTCGGCTTATTATGCTCTGATGCGGCTTACGGCAGGACGCGACCTTTACGTCGAGGCATCGGGGTATGCCAACGGCTATTCCGACACTCGGCTGGCGCTCTATCGACGAAGCGGAGACTCATGGGTTCTGGTGCAGGATCTGATGACGTTTACGTCGACGACGAACGCGACAAAACGGGCCACCTACGTCTGTAACGAGACGGCCTACTACTACCTTCGGTTGGAGCATGCAACTACGTCGTCGTCATCATACGGAAGCAGTCAGGTGACTGTGGCTGTGGCCAGGGAGTACGGGTTTACCCCCACTCAGGCTGTTGACGGACTCACGGGTGCAATGATTGGTGCGCTCGGCAATTTTCAGGTAAAGGGTAACGGTGAGGTGAATATTGCAGGTGGGAAGGTTCATGTGGATGCCGATGGCAATGTAACGATGGATAATGTCACAATCAGAGGTTCGTTGATGTATCACAAGGTGTTAGTCGATAAGGTAAACAACTACATTCGTCCTTTTACATTCTGGAAGGCCAACGGCACAGGAATGGACATAGACGCAAGCGGCCCGGTGGCAAATATAACCCTTCATGGAGATACCATAATTATATCCGGCAGCAAACGTGACAGTTCATACAGTCTCTTTTCCGGGATTACTTGCGTAGGATATACCATTATTCTTCCTCCCGCCAGATTCTTCGAAGGCATGAGAATCAGGATTATTAACGGTACGATTAGTGGCGGGAACGGCACGGCGGCTTCACTCAATCCGAGTCAAATTAACCTGGCGGTTATCTACCGTGAAGATACAGAGGAATACAAAGACTTGGCAGATCTGTCCTATACCGCCAATATGATTGTGGCGGCTGTTCCTGTGAAATTCCGCAAGGGGACTGTCGATTTTACCTTTGTCGGGTCTCCTGACTCTGTAAAATGCACGGACCTTACACCCTCTTCAGCAAACAGCTTTACGGTCTTCGGGATTATGGGAAGTCCCAATGCCCTTTACAAGTCAATAGAACTGGTGGCGCAGAAGAATCCGTACATATCGACCTATAATACGACGCAGAACGGACAGGATGCGTCAGACTATGCATGGATGATTATAAGTGCAAATGAATAAGGATATAGCAAGTAAATCATTAAAAAGATAAGAGATATGGAAGAAATGAAAAAATTAGTCGTCGAGGTTGGCGGCAAGGAGTATGAGTTTACGGGCGGCGGCAGCGGAGTGGCGCCAGCCGACAGCGTCGGCTCGGAGGAGATAAAGGATGAAAGCGTCGAGATGGAAGACCTCTCGCCAGGGGTGAAGGAACAGATGGCCGAGCGCGTGACGCAGGAAGATCTCGCCGGATTCCAAGTGTAAACCAAACAAAACGGATGAAACTATGACAACGACAAAGATCAAGAAACCCACCGCCAAGGCCCCCGCACCGCGAGGCCGCAAACGCACACATACCAAGCCCGCCGTGAGCCGCGAGGCGCAGCAGTCGGAGCAGATAGCCCGCACGCTATACGCCGCACTGACCGCACCCGACGCGCCGAAGGCCAGTCCGATGGGCTACATCATGGGAGCCACCACCGTGCTGAAGACGCTCATCGACCAGGCCGAAAAGCAGGGCGAAGACAGGGGCCGGCTGCGCTCCTACGCGCTCAACCTGATAGCCAGAATATGAGCAGGGTTTATGTTGACCTTGCAAATCGGAACTCAATCAATAAATTAGATAACGATGGTGCAAGTCCATCACAAGTTCAATTTTTAAAATCTTTTCAACTATGACAAAAGAAAAGTACATGGCCCTGGCTGACCTCCAGACAGTATGGACCAACTCGATGAAGCCTTGGATTGTGGGCGCATTCATCGCCGTAACCGCAGTTGCCGAAGGCGCAACACCGAAGCTCGTCCTCCAGGACGGCACGCTGCTCGACCAGTCAACCTTCCAGTCAGCAGGTTCCTACGTGCTGGCCTCTGAGAAGGGCACCAACAACGGCGTGGCTACCCTCGATGCCAACGGCAAGGTGCCGTCAAGCCAGCTGCCGTCCTTTGTTGACGACGTTCTGGAAGGCTACCTGAACGCCACTGACGGCAAGTTCTACGAGGAGAACGCCTACACCACGGAGATTCCCGCTGAGGGCGGTAAGATTTACATCGACCTCTCCAACAACCAGACCTACCGCTGGGGCGGAACGACCTACGTTCCTATCGCAGCCGGCCTGGCTCTCGGCGAGACACAGGGCACTGCCTACGAGGGCTCCAAGGGTAAGGCCCTGAAGGATGCCTACGACCTGCACGCTGCCGACACCGACATCCACGTGACCACAAGTGACAAGGCTGCTTGGAACGCCAAGTATGACAAGCCCGCTACGGGTATTGCCAAGACCGACCTCGCCTCCGACGTGCAGGCTTCCCTCGGCAAGGCAGACACCGCACTGCAGGCAGCCGACATCGCCGACAAGGCCGACATCGTCAGCGGTGCTACCGCCGACAACTTCGCAGGCCTGGATGCCAACGGCAACCTGAAGGACTCAGGCTCGAAGGCTTCCGACTTCGCCACCGCCGCACAGGGTGCAAAGGCCGACTCAGCCATCCAGAGCGTCAAGGTGAACGGCACGGCTCTGACGCCCGACGGCAACAACGCCGTCGACGTGACGTTTGAGATCCCCGAGCGCGTGACCGCCGAGGAACTGGCCACATTCGTGGCCTAAACTCTCGCAAATGGGAAAGGGAGCGGTTTAACACTATCCTCCCTCTCCCTTTTCCGTTTTCCTTTCACTCATAAAAACAGGATTAGGATATGACAAAAGACCACTATATGGCGCTTGACGACCTCCAGGCCGTATGGAACAACTCGATGAAGCCTTGGATCATAGCGCTGGGAGCAGTCAGCGTAATTAGCATAACCACGGACTATGACGCATCTGCAGCCTGTACCATCACGTCGGCCAACGACAACGACAAGACGCAGACGCTCATAATCAAGAACACAGGCAGCACGGACCGTATCGTTACACTACCGTCGGCAGGCATCTACAAGTTGCCGTCCGCCAGCGCCAGCACGGTTACCTGTCCCGCTGGCGGCTACTGCGAGGTGAACTTCCTCAACAAGACCACAGGCGGCACGGTGGAGATATATGTCCGTGCCCTCTAATCACTTAAAAGAAGAAACAGCAATGGCAACACAGCATGTATATATACAGAAGAGTGCCCCCGGCGGGTTCGTGACGCTCGGCAAGGCGCTGAACAGCGATAACTATCCCGTCGGCACGACGTGGCAGGACTACCTCGACGGGAAGTGGGTAAAGCTGACAACGGCACAGAAGGCATTCCGCACGGAGCATCCCGAGGCCAGCATCGAGGAAGTGTGGAACATGGCGCTCAACGAGCCTGAGCAGGGGCCTGACCCGGAACTCGCGCCGGAACCCGCGCCCGACCCGACGCTTGAAAGCCTGTCGAAGAACCTGACGGAGAACGAGCGTGCGGCGATCATCGCCAACCTCGGCCTGGCAGACTCGAAGGTGGTACAGACGGAGGGGCAGGAGCACACGCTACAGCCGAACGTCCGCTATGACTTCAGCGATGCGGGGAGGCTTGTCATCACGCTTGCGGCACCGCAGGACGGCATTGCCAACGAGTACAGGTTCAGCTTCGACTCCCCTGAGCAGCAGGCCACTCAGCTCGTACTGCCAGAGAGCATCATCTGGGCAGGCATCCCGACGGTAAGGGCAGGCCACCACTACGAGGTGACAATCATCTACAACGGTGCAAAGGAGGCTTACTACGGAATCATCAACGAATGGTAAAATGAGAAGAGACTATGAAGAAGTATATTGACAGCAACGGCCAGCCTTGGAACGGCAGCTTTATAGTGGCCGACGGAAAGACCATACTGAACCCTACTGAAGAACTGCTGCTGGCCAGCGGCTATACGGAGGTGACGGAGCCTGAGAAGACGGCGGAAGAGCTGCTGGCGGAGGCCAAGGCCGCAAGGCTGGCGGAGGCGGAGACATACAATGACTCCCCGGAGGTGAACGTATTCTATCTTTACGGACAGCCGATGTGGCTCTACTTTGAGGAGCGTTCCCGCATCCTCGCCAGCATATCGGCCTACCGCCGTCTCGGAAGAACGGACATGACGAAGGTCTACGGGGGTATGGAGTTCACCTTCCCCCTCGACACATGGGAAACCCTGCTGTCGGCAGTGGAGGTGTATGCCTCCGAGTGCCTGAACGTCACGGAGCGTCACAAGCGCGACATCATGGCGGCTGCGACGATGGAAGAGGTGTCCGTCATCGACGTGACGGCCGACTACCCGGAGAAGCTGGAATTCACTCCGACCGTGGAGGAGGGGGCGGAAGACGCACCCGACGTGGAGAAAGATCCGAACGTGGAAACACCTGCATCGGAGGAATCTTCTGAAAACGTCATAACGGAGGAATAGCGATATGAGAAGAAGAACGCTACTACAATCCCTTCGGACGGACATCAGCACTGCTGTTGTGACGGCGAGCAGCCAGACCTACAACGGAAGCGCGCACACGCCGACACCGACCGTCACGCTGAACGGCGTAACGCTGACCACCGACGACTACGACGTGGCGTACAGCAACAACACCAATGCGGGTACAGCCACCATTACTATTACAGGTAAGGGAGATTATACAGGTACGGCAAGTGGTACATTTACCATTAGCAGGAAGGGTCTTACCATCACGGCGAAGAACCAGACCATCACCTACGGACAGTCCATCAGCCAGAGCACGTCACAGGTGACCGTCAGCGGACTTGTCAGCGGCGACAGCCTGACAGGCGTGAAACTCTCGCAGTCCACGACCAACGCCACCCAGTCGGGCACCATCACTCCGACAGGCTTCTCCACCAGCAAGGGATCGGGCAACTACTCCGTCACCTACTACACCGGCACGCTCGTCATCAACAGGGCTTCGGGCAGCATCAGCTTCCAGATATCCGCAATCCTCGCGGCCTACGACGCAGGCACGACGGAAGCCCTCGTCATCACTGCTCCAAACAGCGGATGGGAGAAGACCACAGAGAAGACCGTCAGCGGCTATCAGGTATTCAAGTCGTTCAGCAACTACCATGTGGAAAGCTCAGTCTCCGTAATGAAGCTGACGTTCGCCAATACCACCGGCAAGGCCATCCCCATGACCGTCAAGGTTGGTAAGGCGATGGAATCGAGTTTCGATTTCCCCTATATCGCCAACTGGGATGCCGCCGACATCACGTCGAGCACTGTGCCGTCGAGCGTCATCCATACGAGCAAAGATATCACGGCGGAGTGGACGGACGTGGACATCACCATCCCCACGGGTACGCACACCCTGCAGATAGTCTACCGCAAGGACGGCTCAGTAGACCATATACCCGACTGCGGCTATTTCGCCATGCCGATGGACGTGCGCTTCACCACCATCCAAGCCAACAAGCCCGTCTACGCGGGGTCAGGCTCCATCACCTACTCGTCGAGCAACACCAGCGTGGCCACCGTCAACAGCTCGACTGGTGTAGTAACAATCAAGGGAACGGGCACGGCGACCATCACGGCGACAATGGCGGCAAATACAAACTACACGGGCGCGTCGGCATCCTATACGATTACCGTCAGCGCAACGCAACCGAACATCGTGGACATGGACGACCTCACGTCGGCCAGCACGTTCACGGCGGGCATGTTAATGCAGATAGACGGCAAGATATACCGGTGCAAGACCGACACGTCGGCACCGCCGTTCCCATTTATCTTCCAGGGCACATCGGCGGTCACGCAGGTGGTCAGCGGCACTACATGCTACGTGGTGCAAAACCAGACGCTCAACTCAGACTGGGAAGTATATGTCAGTTAAAAAACAAGAGATATGACAAAAGAATCAATCAAGCAACTGTTACTGGCGAACAGAGGAGCGATAACGCTCTTTGCCATCACGTTCATCATGACGATGCTCGCGGCTGCGCTATGCGCGGCATGCGGGGCATCGAGGGTATCAACCATCTTCATGGCGCAGAGTGTAGGCGCACTGTCACTCCTGACGGTCAACGCACTCTTTGGCATCTGCTCAATGCCGCTTCCCTTCAGCAGGGACTGGGGGCTTCTCGGCGTGGTCATAGGAACCATCCTCGCCACCGCTATTTTCTAACTTAGGATTTTCTAACATTTAATTTTTTTACGATTATGAATGTATCAACTTTAACAGCAGCACTGTCAATAGTATTCGGAAACACTTTGACAACAGCAACAAACGTGTATGCCAAGAATGGCAACACCAACGGTATCATCTCCATTGCCAATCTTCAATCAGTTCTGGGCGTAGGGAGCATTCCAGAAGGTGCGATATTATCTTCTGGGGCTAATGTATTATCACTCTCTCATGGATGTTATCAGTCAACATCTGGTACGGTTACTGCCTCACTTGCCAACAAGCCCTCTACAATGCCCACAACACACGCTTGCCGAATCATCGTGATGAAGTTGTACGGCTCAGATAACTATAAACATATATTAATTTTTTGCGGTAGCAAGATCTTTTTTTGTTATGCATATTACTCTTCCGGCTCATGGCGAAATGACGGATGGCAAGAATTAAGTTCATCTACTGTTTAGTATTCCTAAGCGGGTTGAAGAAGGAACAATAATTGCATAAAAAAGAATACAAGTTGGTCTTTATGGATAGCATTATAAAGGGGTGAGAACAAAATCTCACCTCTTTACACTGCTGTACTTGTCAGTTTTTGCCATGCATTATATGACGATGAATAGCCTCCGCGAAAATAGATTTGATTATTTGCCATGCATATACACACCTGAAACCTCCAAAAGCCATTCCCGTAAACAGGGCAGAATACGAGACATGCTGCATTACTGATAGGAAGGCCGCTGACATTATCGGAAGCACCTACTTGATATGCGCCTTCAATCACGTTATCGAAGTTTGTCCCAGAGGGTACTAATTTTAATGGAATGCTTTTACCTGCGCCCAGTTCTATCGCAAAGATGCTTGTTTATTAGCAAATCACAACAAAACAGGATTCTCATCAGCATGGAACTCGTGGGTGCAGACTTATACCTGCACCCACGATATTGTATTTATACTTTAGATGTTTGTACTTTATACCAGTCACCGTCTGTTCTTCGAATAAAAAATTCGCCATTAGCCCCTATGGCAAGTTGCGCTCCATAACCGTTATATTGAAATACAAGGAAATATGCAGAAGCGCTAAAAAGACCTTCTGTTTGGTTCCAGGCAATAGCGTATGCGCCCGATTCTGTCACGTTCAAACTATCTACATATTTGCATTTGAGATTTGCATCTGCGCCCAGAATCAATGATCATCTTCACTAATATGTTCTGGATTCTTGTTTGGTTGACGGAACAATTTCGCTGAAGACTTAATCATTGACTCTTCCTTGCCAAAGATGTAATACTTCTGGGTTGTTTCTGTCTTTGCGTGCCCAAGGATGGTGGCAATATCTCCTGTCGGGAGACCGAGGGAACTGAGCATTGTCGAGCAAGTTTTTCTCGCCAGATGGAAATGCACGCTTTTCTTGATGCCTATACGTCGGGCGATGTCCTGAATAATACGGTTGGCTGAAGAGTTGCACTTCACGCATTTGCATAGTTTTGATACAGGTTGATAGCGGTCAATTATTCTTTGACCTTTTCCCCAGAAAAGTGTTTTGATAGGAATCATAACGTCACGCTTAGTCTTGCACATCTGTTTCTTCAAGATGCCGCCGCTAATGTCGGCTTCGTCCAGCGTGATAAGGTCGCCCCATCGTAGGCCTGTATATACAGACAACATGAACAGGTCACGCACCTTTGCTTCCTTTCCCGTTAACCGAGCCGTCTCGAACTTCCTGATTTCAGTCTGTGTGAGATATTCGTGTCTGGGCGTCATGTTTCCGATTGTGATCCACTTGAACGGGTCGCTTGTCAGAATGTCTCGCTTGATGGCCTCCTGCGTTAGGCAGTGCAGCTGCTTCAGCCGTCCCTTAATGGTGTTGTCGCTGAGACCCTGGGAGTGCATCGAGGCTCGCCACCGTTCTATCCAGTCATGATTGATGTCATTCATTTTGACTGCCTTGTCATGCTTATCGACTTCACGCGCAAGGGTGTGATAAGCCGCCTTGGTATGATTGGAGCGTATGCTGTTGTCAATGACGGCGCTGACAAACTCCCCGATGGTGGCGGATGAATGGGTACCTAACCTTACGGCATTTTTCAGATTGGTCAGTGTCATGGGCCGTCCACTGAGAAGTGAGTCGAGTTCGATGTCCTCAATCTGGTGCATCCATCTGACAAGCCAGACCGTCAGCTTGTCGGCATTGTCGTGCGCGACGACTTTCCCTTTGTCCCACTGGTGCGGGAAAAGTACCACATCCGACGAAAGGTGAATCTTTTTATTGCCTTGACGTGCCTCCACGGCAACTGGCGCACGCCCGTCCTTGTTGAGCCTGCCACCATAATTGAACACAAGTCTGTATCTTATTTTCTTATGCATAGTTGTGATTTTTTTAGGTGATATAATCGGAAAATGAGCTGACACATACCTGTATAGTGCAATTTTTGTGCCTTGAATTTTTGACAACCAAGAACTTGTTTGCATATTTATGAAATTTATGCACAAAATTTTGGTAAAAGCAAAATAAATGCTTATCTTTGTAGCGTAAAAAGATTGTTTAGGATAACATTGATAAATCGAATGTGAATATGGGTGTCTTTCTGATAGGATTGTTCATCCTTGTTGCCGTATTATTCATCGGCTTGATGACGCTGACAAGACGTGAGTTGCCTGAGAGCATCAGCGATATAGTGTACTGGCTTCCCGATAGGAAGCAGTGGATATGGAGCGCATGGCTGTGCGTTGTTGGCGCGTTACTCTTTGCACCTCTGACTGAGAGATGCGGATGGGTAGGCTGGCTGACAGAGGCATGCTTGTTTGGCAGTGCGCTGACGCCTTTGGTAAATGTTGACACAAGAATGTGGCACAAGTGGCTCGGGATTGCTACGGGTGTGCTGAGTCAGGTATGCGTGGCGATGCTCTGCCCCGACTGGCTCTTCGCATGGGCGGCGTTTCTCTTCATCATGGGCAGCGTGTACGTACAGCCGGAAGGGGGCATGGCCAAGACTGTGGAGCATAAGGGGGTATTCGTGGCTGAGGTGATGTGTATGCTGAGCTTATTCGGGAGCTTAATTTGTATTTTTTTGGTGGAGTAGGTACGGAATTGCTTAATGCAATCCGTGACATTCTGCATTTTCAATAGATACCGAGTATTGCCGTGCCTTCATTCGAACCCGAAGGCGCGGTCGAGGGCTTCCTCGATGGGGTCGCGCTCGCGCTCCTTCAGGTAGTCGGGCATGGGGACGGGGGTGACGAGATACAGGGGGATCCATGCTTCCTCGCCGCCGCCGGGGATATCTTTAAACTTCAGGCGAAGGAAACCGTGGCTGTGACCGACGTACAGGCCAGTCCGTCCTCCCCACCAGTCGATGAGACGGAGCAGGGCGGTGCGGAAGTCGGCACGGGTCTCGTAGCCGTGCTCCACGTAGCGGTCCATCGGAGCACGGTCGAGGTTGCCGTCCACGAGGAAGTAGCCGCTATGCTGCTCGTGCATGACGTAGCAGTCCTCGTCGTCTCGCAGGGCGAACGTGCCGTCCGTGAAGTGGTAGGCCTGGCTGTCGATGTCTCGGATGGTTTTCACTTCGCCCCCGACCTTGCGGCGTATCTTGTCGCCGAATGTGAACTTAGGCTTGGTCATTTGTTCTTTTGTGTATAGTCGATGACTTCGATGGTCTCTTTGCGCCGTCCGTACCAAGCGCGCTTCTGCTGGAGCAGCAGCGTGAGCAGCAGGTCGTGGGGGTAGTCTTCCTTGACCATGTGCGTGGCGAAGGGCTGCGAGAAGTAGGCGGTCAACTCCTCGATGGGAATGACGGGTATCTCAGCATCGGGGTCGTTCATGTCGGCGGGGTGCTGCTGGCCGACGGCAGGGGCCCAGCGGTAGGCGGCGTAGGCACGGAGGCGGGACAGGGTGGCGGCGAGGGCTTCGGGCTGCGGTGATACCGCAGCAGACTGAACATCCTGAGCGTCGATGCCGGCAAGTGTCAGCAGGGCGGCGCGGGTCACGTATGCCTCGTGCTCCTGCGGCTTTATCTCCAGGAAGCCTTTCTGTTCGTACCGCTGCAGCATCTTGAAATAGTCGAGCCAGGGTTGGAGGTTAGTTTTCTTCTTTGCCATGATTGCGGGGTTTGAGGTCTTGGATTACTGCGCCCACGATGATGAGCGTGAGCAGTTGGGTAACGGCGAGGATGCCCACCGTCAGACGGACTGGCAGCAGCCAGGCAAGGGCCATCGGCACGGCTATGAGCACCAGCGCCAGGACTAAGTAATAGATGATTTTCTGTGTCATTGTTTCGTTTGGTTTCGTTGTTTAATTTTCTTGTTTCTTCGATGACTTATCAAATCCCCAGCCGGCGGGCAGGCCGTCCTCGTTACCTCGGATTACCTCTTCTGGCTTGGCTTTGTTCCCGATTGTAGCCAAGTGACTTGCCACGTAGTCGAATTGTTTCATTGCACCGTCTGGTAAGTCCTTGAAGTCATTGGTGTTCTTGCGAAGGCTTTCGCGCATCCTTATATAGTTCAGCGCTGCCACGTTGCGGTCTGACAGTGTTCCTGAGAAGTCACACGACTTATCCTCTGCGACCTCTTCTTGTTTTGGAGAAGTTGCCGATGGACGCTTGCTGTCAACGATGCTTGCTATTACAGCAACCATTGTGACCACGATGAGGATAAACAAGGCGATTAGCATAGGTCAGCCCTCCAGATTTTAAGTTTTCTCATGTAATTGATGATTCTCTGTGTCATTGTTTCTAAATTTTTGTTTGTTCGTCTTGTTCTTTCTTGCTTTGCATCTTGCGGTATTCCCGTTCGGGTATGCCGTTGATGGTCCGGGGCTTGATGGTGGAGGGCTGGCCGCGATAGTTGAATATCTTCTGCGGGAATCCCTCGCGCCTCAGTATTGAGTAGAGTATCTGCATGTCGGCATGGCCCGTGGCGAGATGGGTCACGGGAGCCACCTGCGGGATGATGCGCTTGCCGTCCCAGTAGAGCAACCCCCAGCCTTCGGGCAGTTCGTCGGGGCTGATGATGCCCGTGGGGCAGAGATACCAGCGCAGGTTGCCCGCCCTCATTTCGGGATCAGCCTGCGTGCGCCACCACTTCTTCTGGTCGGCCAGAAAGTCGGCGTGGCTCGTCTTTACTTCGATGACACCTGTCACGTAGCCGTCGTAGCCCCACACGTCGCAGTTCTCCGTACCGTAGGTGCATAGCTCCACGGCAACATACTTGAATGTCAGCCGGCAGCCGCTGCACAGTCCGGGCTTATGGCATGGGCGCATCGCCTTTCGGCAGCGGCTGACATCCTGACGGCGGCGCATCCACTTGGCTCCCTCCACGCAGAGGTTGTAGTGTAGTGAATCAGTCTTGCTCATAATGCTTTCTTTTTTTCTGTTAAACATTCAGCACCACATACTTGCCATCGATGCCCGACTGGCGCAGGCGGCGGTCGCACGTCGCGCCCCAGGCCACGAGGCAGGAGCCGAAGAAGGGCGAGCCGGTGGTGCCGTCGGGTCGGATGAAGCGGACGCGGTGGCGCATGAAGATCATCGACGCGGCGGTGGGGAAGATGACCTCCTGCCAGAGCAGGTTGTCCTGCCGGTTGACGAGCAGGGCGATGCCGTCGCCGTGGCGTGCCATGCGCTCGCAGAACTGGCGGAGCAGGGCGCGGCTGTAGGGCGGGTTCATCCATACCGTGCCGTGCCACTCGTGGGCGAGGCCGTCGTCCTGTCGGGTCAGCATGGTCGTGGCGGTGGGGAACGGGCGCACGTCCTCCGGTGCGGCGCAGGGATCGAGGTCGAAGGGACCGAGTGTGCCGATAAGCCACCGTGGCGTGTACCAGTCGTCGGTGGATGCAGAGGGATTATGTTGCTGTCGGGTGTCCATAATTGTACTTTCGTTGAGTGTTACCATATCGCCATGTCGGGGAGGTCGCTGTCGCGAGTTTCAGGTTTCAGGTTGCAGGTTTCAGGTGTTGGCTGCGCACCGTTACTTGAAACTTGAAACTTGAAACTTGAAACCAGAGCCTCTCCCTCATCCTCCCACCTGCGGTGGTTCAGATAGCCTTGTGGCCACATTCTCCTGATGCCCAGAGTCTCACAAATCTCGCGGTAGTGCTGGATGCCGTCTATAGCTGCTCGGCGCAAGTCTTTGTCGAGGTTGTTCCATGCTCTGACGGCAGCAATGCGATCAAGTTTCATTGCATATTCGTTCCAGAACTTTTCAAAGAGCTTTGGCTCTTCGGGTGTTGATGTTTTCTTTGCCATATCGCTCTTAATGTTTGGTTGTCAGAACGGAAGGTCGTCGGTGCCTGGCTGTCCTGCTGGCTGACCGTTTGAGTTTACCTGCGGAGGAAAGGGGGCAGCGCCCGTCTGGGACGGTGCGGCATTCGGTGCATAGCCGCTGGGTGGCTGCTGCTGATACGGCTGCTGCCCGACGGAGCGGAGCACGTTGTAGCAGCGGACTTCATTAAACCAACGGCCGTTGTACTCGTGGGCGTCAATGTCGAACTGTATGGTGACGTTCTGTTCGCCCTGCTGAATGTTGAACTGCTTGATGCGGTCTTCGCCGAAGATACGGAAGACGATGTGGCGCGGCCACTGGCCGGGGATTTCCATTACATACTCCTGTGACATCCACGGATTGCCGCTGCGCTGCGAGACGCCAGACTGTGCGGGCATCACTTGAATGATTGTACCTGTAAGATCCATAAAATGCTATTTGTTTCGTTTGAGTTCATTCTTTTTATTACTGCCGTCCATGCGGCTCATGGCCTTGCCGAGGGCGGTGAAGGCAGCGGCGACTTCGCTGACGGGCTGCTGCTCGTCTAATTTACGCTTCTTCTTGCCAGGAAGAAAGGGCATGAGCTTTTGCTGCTTCTGGTCGTAGGTGTGCGAGCGGACGATGCCCAGGCGGAAGGCAAAGTTCTCCTCTATCTTCGCGCCCCTCGACTCCTGCCATTTGTCTATCATGCAGATGGTGTCCGAGCGGGACAGCAGCCAGAGGTCGTAGACGAGCACCGTGCGGTAGGCACGCTCTTTGCCCAGTACGCGCTCCAGCAGGCGGTAGATGCGCGGGTGCTTGCAGGGCCAGGCATTGGCCGGGTTCACGGGTCGGCAGCCCGAGGCCCGCAGCAGCGTGGCGCAGTCGTGAAACGCCTGCACGTTCCGCACCTGCTCCTCGCTGTCGCTCGAAGTCATCGGGCCAGAGATATAAACTTTCTGTCGTTTCATTACTTACCCCTTTCCTTTTAGTAAGGCATCGAACATGGCGCGGAGGGCTTCGTCGCCGCGCCCCATCTTGATCATCAGTGTTGCCACCATTGAGTTGAAGTCGTCCGACTGCACCAGCAGCAGGGCTACCAGTGCGAGTGTTTGATCTGCTGCGACTGGATGGCTGAGATTTCCAGCACCTTGTCGAGCATTCCCTGCTCCGACCAGCCGCGTTGGCGCAGTTCGGGCAGGTTTCGCGCGAACTTGTCGCTCGATTCTATCATGTCGAGGATGTACTTCAGCAGTCCCGACTTGTCCTTCAGCAGGTTCAGAATGTCTACTTGTTCATTCATAACGCTTTTATTTTTACAAGTTACTGACCCCACTCCTGCCCTCCCATACAAGGGGAGGGTCAGTGGCGGTGTCTCATTCTCTATTCTTCGCTGTCCTCTTTCTTGTACTCGAAGACGTCGATAATCTTCGTCTCGGCGATGTTGCTCTTCTCGTAGTCTATCATCGTGCCGTCCATCACCTCGTTGATGTTCTTGACTGCACCGTCGAGTGTGGAGGCCTGCACGAGGTAGGTGACGTTGCTGCGCTTCTCCTTTTCCGTGCGCTCATCGATGGTGATGAACGCGAGCTTGGCCTTGTAGTAGCGGTCGTCATTCGCCGCGTCGCTGAAGAACACCTCCTTGTACTGTGCCTTCTTTACGTCGGTCACCTCAAACTCGCCGCTGATGTAGGCGGACATTTCCTCGATGATACGCTTCTCGGCCTCGCTGAAACTGAGGGCATCCACGACATACTGTTCTGTCACTTTCTTCTGCAAACCTTCTTCCGTTGTCTTCTCGTAACGGATCTTGCACTCAAACCATGTTGCTGTTCTTAATCTCATTGTTGTTAATGTTTTATTGGGTTATTAACTGGTCGGGCTTTCGCCCTTGAAATTCACTCTATCGGTTTTCCTCTGAAGGTGACGCCCTCGTCATCCTCCGTCCATCTGCCCAGCAGTTTGACCGAGTAAAGATTCTGTTATTTTCTTGCGTAGGTAGGCGATTGTAATATCGTCCACGAAGCGTATCGGGTAGGATTTCCTATCCGGGTAGTATATAGTTCCGTAGATGATACCTCGTTGCGGGCGGCTGGCCATTATTGTCGGTTTGTTGAATATCGTTAGCGTTTGACCGCCGTTCATCAGGCAGGCCACGCCAGTATCGTTCTTTGTCCACTCCAGACCATTTGCCTTGGCGAACTGTATTAGCAGACTGCCGAGGTCACTCTTTTTGTCTGTCATTGTTCTGTCTGTTTGATAAGCCATGGTTTCATTCTGTTTACTCTGTCTAACAAATCATCGTAAGCCTGTTCCTTCACAGGGTCACATGATATGAGATAATAAGAGGACTTTCCGTCTGTTACATAAGGCGGTATAATATCACTACCTTCTTTCGATGCTGAATAGAAATAGCCGTGCCAGTCGTTTAACGTCTGAGTACACGGTAGATAGTGCAAATAGTAAGTGGTGCCGTTGAAGAACATCCACTCTGGCAGTCTGTCCATAACTTTTGTCTTGAAAGAATTATCAGTAATTATTGTTTCACTCCTCCGGATAGCCGTCTTTGAGGGCTTGCTGCAGCAGATCAATCATCTGCTGCACCTCATGACGCGAATAGATGGCAAAGCCAACCTCGTCGTTATCCTCGTACATGCCGTCGCGACAACTGAAAGCCTCGAATGGAACTTCCTTGCCCAGATGTTGTTCCATATCCATCATGATTTCGTCGCCCTCTGAACTGCCGCTGCTCTCGACGGGAGTCATGAAGCCAGGCTGTGTGTAGTAGAAGTCTACGTCCCACGGGCCGTCGAGAATCATCGGGTCGGTCATTCCGAACATGTAGGTGTCGTAGCTGTTCGTCTGCTTGTTCAGCCTTGGGAACTTGCAGAACACAGTGCCTTTCGGCATCCGCTTGAATGTCTCGCGGTCTATAATCTTCATACGCTTGCCTGTTTGATGATAATGCCCTTGAACTCCGTTTCGATATACTCTTTCAGTCTATAGAACTTGCGACGTTCCATGAGCGAAGATGAAACAATCATGCGGCGCAGCGACTCGATGTCCTGGCCAGTGACGATAATCTGCAGTTCGTCGGGCTGCGTTTTTCCGAAATGTACCATAGTCGTTTATTGTTTTAGTTTCTCAATAAGCCTGTTGGCTATTTCAACAGCGTCGGATGTCAGCATGTCGATGCTACCTCTGTCGGCTCTGAAGCTGGGCGCACAGAGCAGTCCTTGCATGGCTGCGATGGCGGCGTGATTGCGCAGGTTGTACCAGATGCGTTGCTCTGTCTCGCCCCATCCGTCGTTATACCCTTCCTTGTAGGCATACCACGGATCGTTCTTGAACAGTCGTTCGATGTCTTCTCGTTTTTTCATATCGCTTTAAATTCGTAAAATTCGTGGTCGTTAAAAATCACTTGAACATCGTCCAGTCCTTGCCGACGGCATTGGGATAGTCGTCGAAGATCTTGTGCAGCTCGTCGTCGCTGAACAGGCGGTGCTTGTCGGTGCCGCCTATAAAGTCGCGGAACGACTGCTTCCAATAGACCGTAGCGCGGTCGCGGGTCTGCTGCATCACGTCCTGAACGAAGGCCAGGCAGCGGGCGGGGTCGTAGGGTTCGAATGTCCTGCCGCCCAGCGTGAAGCCACTGCGACATACCTTTGTGCGCTCGGTCATCAGTCCGATTTTGAAGTGCCGGCAGCCCGCGTCGAGCGCCTGCTGTATCATGCGGAAGCTGGAGTCGAAGTCAATGACCGGCTCGATGCTGGCCCAGGTCTTGAAACCTGCGGCAGACAGTCGGCTCATAGCCTCAATGCGCTTGGCGTTGGGCGAGGCGCCGGATTCCAGTTCGTCGTGTCCCGTCAACGTGAATCCGAATGCTATGGGGTCGGGGTCGCTGGTAAAGTGCGGGTTATCGATGAAGCTGAGCCGTCCGTGGCCTGTATGATAGAAGGGAATACTGCGGCTCCATTGTTCTGTTTTATCATATCCAAGTAATTGCTCGGTAAATGAATCGAGGTTGAGAAAAGTAGTATCCTTGGTAAGTAACATCACGGGGATGCGCATCTGGTAGGTTGCATCGTGGGCGATGGTCAGCGACAGGTTGCGCGTATTCGGCAGACACGGGTCGCTGGTGAAGGTGAAGAACAACCCGCCGTCGCGGATGATCTCGTCCTTGTGCTCGATGATTTCGGTCATCGCCAGGTGATAGGCATGTTCCTTATTCACCACACCCTTCTTCAGCACGGGGTGGTCTTGCCCGAGGTATTTGCCAGACGGGCCTTTCCGCAAATAGCAGTACTCACACTGGTTGCTACACCCGACATACGGGTTCACTGCCCATCTGCCGTACTCCTCGGCATTCTTCTTAGGTCTTGATAGGATTTTCATATTGTATTGCGTTTGGGATTCATAATGTAACTTCCTTGTTATTTCTTCCTGATTCGTGAGTTCATTTTCTCGATTTCCTTGGCCTCCTTGGTCATGGTGTTCAGGATGTCGAGGATGTAGGGGAGGAAGGAGGCATAGACCTCCTGCTGGCTGCGGTAGCGCGCGTACTTCATCACGGCGTTGATGGTGCCCACCTCGCCGGTGAGGGCGTCGCGCAGGGGGTCGTCCTTGCCGCCGCCGCTGAAGAGGAGTGGATAGACGGTCTCGTAGTACTGCACGGCGGTCTGATACACCTGGAAGCAGATATGATATAGCCACGGCTGCTGCTGCAGTTGCTCTCGCCAGAAGGCCACCGACTGCTCGGCACGCGCCGCGTCGTACTTGAAGTCATGAGGGGGCTGGAAGCGGTCGGGATGGGCGGTGTTTGGTGCTGCCTGCTGCTCGGGCACGAGGCAGTGGGCCACGAACTCTGCCTGCAACTGGGCACGCTCCTCGTCGCCCGTTTCCTCGCGCCACAGCAGGGGCACGAGGGGCTGGATGCTGCGATACTGCTCCCACGTAAGGTTGTTGCAGGCGAGGCCTGGGAGGGAAAACGTGATGTTGCAAACCGTGATGTTCTCTTCCGGCAGCCGCATGGCGTCGCGCCAGTCGGGGTTGACGTAGCCGTGTACCGGGTCGCGGGCCTCGCGGATCACCTTGCCCTTCTCGTCCTTCACCGCCTCGTCACCACGGTCGCCGTAGGGATAGTCGTACCACGGCATCGTCTGCCGTGCGAGGTGTGCGAGTTCGCGTGCCGTCGCCGTCCACGCCTGTCCGTCCTGGTCCTTCAGGCGGTAGACGGTTTCGCCCGTCCGGGCGTCGGCAGGCTCGCGGCCCACGACGGTCAGCCCGCAGACGGCCAGCAGGGCGGCGGCGCGTGCCACGTCGGCATTGCCGCCGTAGCGCATCTTGGCCTGCCAGCAGCCGCAGAGCTGCTGCCATGACAGCTCGCTCCAGGACTGGGGTACTTCGGGCAGCGCAGTGAGTACGTTGGTCTTTGAGGGTAGGGCCATAGTTCAGCGGGGTTATTTGAAGTTTGTCGGTGGGATTACTCTGATGTGCCGTTCTTCCACGAGACGGCTCACGAACTCCTGCGGGTCGCCTTCGACGGTGATGTTGCCACCGTAGTTGTTACCATTGTCTCGTGGGTACTCCAGGCTGATGTCGGCCTTGTCGATTCCGCCTGCGCTTTGTTCGATGGTGATGATAAAGTTGTCCTGTTCGGTAATCTTGTCGCCGAATTTTAAATTGGCTATTCCTATCAGCTTCAGATTGTCGGAGAACAACCATTTGTAGATCTTCTCGCTGTCGTCAACGAACTCGTAGGCACTACTCCTTTCCGGTTCTTCTGCCACCTTGTCGGGCAGCAGGTCGCCGTAGTAGGCCCACGCCTTTGCGCCGTAGTAGTAGAGGTGCATGTACTTGAAGTTGTCCTCGGTGCAGTTGTCCATCGGGTGCATCTCCTTGCCGTTGGTCAGCATTATCCGCAGAATACCGTCCTTGCTCCTGCTGAAGTCCGGCACCTCGGCCAGCGAATGCCAGATTTGTTTTGTCTCGTTCATATCGCTCTTTTGTTTTTATAGGTTAAACCTTGTCGTCCGTTACATCGAAGCAACTCAGTAGCTCGACGAGGGTGATGTCGGTTTTCTTTCCCTTCATGTTGTCGCTGCGCCCGCAGACACGGCCACTCTCCAACAGTTCCAGCCAGTAGCGCTCGCCCTTATGGAAGGGTCCATAGTCGTCTGTACACAGGAGCCAGTAGTTCAGCATTTTGCTTACCACGTTGCGTAGGATTTTCTGTATGCAGCAGGGGGCTGGCACTGGTGCAGGCTCTTTCTCGTCTTCGGTCTTCTGTTGATGACGCTTTGCAAACATGAAGCCCTCTATCCATGACATTGCCCGCAGGTCTTCGCGGCTGTAGGGTACGAGCCGGTCGTCGAGGTGGAATGTCACCACCCTCGCCAGCTCCAGCAGTTCTTCTCTTGTCAGTGTAATCTGTTCCATATCGCTCTTTGTTTTTTTTGTTGTTATCTTCTGCCGTTTAATTCAATCCATAAACCCAGAGTTCCAGTTTGCCGATTTGCAGGAGTCGGTTCCTGCGGTCGTAACAAACGGCTGAAAAGTGTTTGTACCATCCTATACGGATGCCGAACAGGTTAAAGTTCCATTTCATTTCTCCCATGGCTCAGTCCTCCTTGGTTTCTCTCAGCACCTCGGGCCTTGCTATGAAGTTTCCGACGTAGCGGAAGCCCTTGCCGTTGGCTTCGAGCATGTAGTTAGAGTAGAAGTGGTCGTCGTCGACAAACTGCGGCTCGCCCTCCTTGTCGAGATAGCCGCGACCGGGGGTGTAGAGCAGCTTACGCCATCCCTTGTCGGTGGCCATATACACGCCTGCATAGTCGCCACGCGAGAAGTAGTCGTAGAAGGTGCGGTCGGCAGGGTCGCCCCAGAGCAGGTAGCAGTCGCCGTCGTAGTAGTCGAATCGCTCGCGCTTGGCGTTGCCCTCCAGCTGTCCGTCGAGCGAGTCGATGTAGTGGGCCACGCCCTTTATCGCCACACCGTCCCCGGACAGCAGTTCGGCGAGCAGGGCGATGTCGTCACGTCTTGCCATGCTGATGTCGGCATAGTGTATCTGCCGGTCGCCGCCACGGGTGTAGAAGTACCGGCGCCGGTCGTAGCGGTAGCCGCCGTGATCCTTGTCGATGGCTGGCACCTCGTCGGTGTCGTCGTAGTAGTCGCGTGGCCGCAGGGTGTCGGCGGCCTGCATGATTTCCACGGCCTTCGCCATGTGCTTCCAGCCTCGCGGCATACGGTAGCCGCCGTCGGATCCGTTGTGTTCGATGGACATGCAGGCTATCAGTCTGGGCAGCGGCATCTGCATCAGTCCGTACATCACGTCGCAGAGTTCACCGTCTTCAATCCCGAATCGGGCCTTGGCTATCAGACAGAACCTCTCCTTGGTAACGTAGTCGCGCCATCGGCTGACTTCGCTCAGCACGGAGGCTGCATGTTTTATGTCTTCGTAGTCCATATCGCTCTTACTTGTTTTATCCGTTTTACATTATTCCCCCTTCGTTTCCCCGATGCTCACCTCCCTGCCGTCGGTGCGGTAGAGGTCTATGAGGCAGTCGGCCAGCCGCTTCATCTGGCGGTCGCTCTCCAGGGTGATGGTGGTCTGGAGGTCGCCCTCCGTCACATACAGGATGACGTGATCCTGCTCGTAGTGTTTCTTTACTTTCATATCGCTCTTTGTATTTAGTCGGACTTTATATGTTGTCGCTCTCGTAGTTGATTTTCTCGTCCTTCGCTATGCCAGCCGACAGCCTGACGTGCTCTTGCAGCCCGCCGATGCCTGCGGCGCGGACGCTGAACTTACGGTGCTGATGTTCGCTGTGCTCGATGGCGCGGCGGACGTCGGCCTGTTCCTTCTCGTCGCCGATGGTGATGGCCACGGCCAGCCGCTGTCTTAACGTGCGCATCCGCTTGATGTTCTGCCAGCGTGCTTTCTGCGCCGTGCGGTTCTTCAGCGTGCCGAGAGCCGCGAAAATGACGGTCGCCTCATGGCGCGTCACTTTGATGGTGATGTTTCTTTCCATACCGCTCTTTTGTTTTGGCCTGATTTCGCAGGGAAATTATTTAAAAATTAGGATTAAAAATTATTTCAGTCGGCGGCCATCGTGAGGGTGATGCTCCATCCACGGCGGCGCAGCTCGTCGCAGAGGTCGCGGTCGGTGAAGGCGGCGAGGGGCTGCTCCTGCTTCTCGGCCTTGGCCTTCTCAGCCTTGGCGTCGCCCACCTGCTTCCGGCGGCCCTTGTTGATGGTGGCGGCGATGGCGCGGCGGGTGGCAGTGATGGTCTTCTTGCGGTCCATGGTGTCGGCGAACTGCGGAGCGTTCTCGGGGTCGCACCAGTAGTAGCCGGCGGCGGTGCGCAGTTGGGTGACGGCGCGGTGGATGTTGCTGGGCAGGCTGCCGACTGCATCGGCGGCTTCTGCCATCGAGGGCCATTCCTTGACGGCTTCGAGCGTCGCGGGGTCTATCTGCACGACGGGTCGCGGGGCTTTGCTTCGCGTCTTCTTCTTGGTGGTCTGTTGTTCCATTGTCGTTTCGCTTGATGTTTCGTTTGATGTGGGCTTTGGCTCTGTGATGACTGCCCGCTCCGAGCCGTCGGTGCAGTTGATGCAGCCCTTCACGTTGTTGCAGCCGTCGCAGGAGTCGGGCTTTGGCCCGATTTTGTCCCGATTCTGGCCCGATGCGGGCTTTGGCTCGGCGGGCTTGTCGGCTGGCTGCTCGGTCTGGCTCTGGCACTTGCGGTGTTCCTCCGTGGCTATCTCGTAGGTGAACTTCGGTCGCTGGCAGTGGCCGTGGTCGCCGCCCCATTGTAGGACATAGACGAGCACGGAGGCTGCCTTGACCTTCAGTTCCTGTATCTCGCGGCACTCGCTGAACAGCCGTCGGCAGAAGGCCTCGGTGAATACTTCCAGATGGAGGTCGCCGTACTGCCGCATCAGCACGCGCTGCACGGCCTGGCGGCTCTTGGCTGCCAGCACCGTGTTGCGCGGTGCCGCCGCCCATTGTGTGAATGCTTGTTTGAGGGTCATAATCGCTGTTTCGATTATCCTACCTTCCGCTCCACGAGGTCGCAGAGGTCGGCGACGGTCTTCACCTGCTCGGCTTCGTCGTCGGTGATGCCGATGCCGAACTCCTTCTCCGTCTCCATGATCAATTCCGCCTCGTCGAGCGAGTCGGCTCCGAGATCGTCCTTCAGGTTTGCCTCCGGTTTCACTTCGCTGGCATCCAAGCCGAGCTTGTCAACGAGGATGTCCTGCACTTTTTTCTCAATGTCTGTTCTTTCCATTGTCGTAATGTTTTTTTTGATTGGGTTAAAAAATAAATTATCGTTTCATTCGCCGTCCTCCTTTCCGCTGTTGACGTGGATGTTCATCACGTTCACGTCGCAGATGTCTTCGCCGAAGTGCTGCTTAAATTTCTTCATCTCCCTCATTGCCGACTGTTGGGCGTCGCTGATGAACGACTTCATGCGCTCGGCTTCCTCGTAGCGCTCCTGCTCCACCAGGCTGCGCAACTGGTCCTGCATGCGGTTAATCTCGTTGAACGACTGGCGCAGGTGCTCGCCCATCGTCACTGCCATCGCCGTCATGGCGGCATACTTCACCTCGTCCATCTGCTTCTCCATGCGGCGCAGCTTGAACCATGCGCTGACGGCAAAGTACGTTATCGCGCCGTAGCAGAGCATGGCGAAAATTGAGGCGATTGTCTGTAATGCTTGTATCATAATCTCTTTTGTTAGGAATACCAGATTTCTGGGATATTGTCTGTTGTCATATCATTCATTGTTTAGGGATTTCAGTGCTTGCCAGGTGTACCATGTGGAGCGCAGCGCGTCGTAGAGGGCGTCGTGGGCCTCGCGGCCCTCGGCGTAGTGAGAGGGTAGGGATAAGAAGATTTTGTAGGCCAGCGTCGGGTCGGCCTGTATCTGATAGGGTAGGGCGATGCCGTTGGCCCGCGTGCTCTTACCGGCCATGCTGCGCTCGGCTTCTGTCAGCGCTGCCTCCAGTATCACCGTGCGACAGTCGCGGAACGAGGTGTGGGGGATTTCGTTCTCCAAGTCAACGTCGTACTTCTTGCAGAGGTTGCGCAGGATGGCGATGTCCACGTCCATGCCCTGGCACCAGAGGCAGATGCTCTCCAGCCGGTACTGCTTCACGGTCTCGCGCAGGTAGTCGAGTATGCTGATCAGCACGTCCTCCACCGGCTCAGCCAGTCCCTCGCACACGGCGCGCTTCGCCGCCTCCGTGCGCCCGGTCCACCACTTCACGGTCTCTGGGTCGAAGTCGAACCCATCGACCACGCACGTTCTCAGATCCACATACTTGACCAGCGGCTCCGGCCATCGGCTGGCCTCTTCCTCCGTCTTCTCGCCCGTGTCGTCGCCCACGAACGGGTCACTCTCCGCATCGCGCCGCCACGGAACGATGGCCACCTGCATCGGGGCGGAATTGGCCGTCAACCCGCAGGTCTCAAAGTCGATTGTAAAATCCAAATGTCTCATACTTTCTAAGTGAATAGTGAAAAGTGAATAGTGAATAATTTCTTGCGTCCCGTTGGTAGCAAGCGTCACCCTTCGGGATGCCGAGCGGCTACCGCCGTGTTTAATAAACCGACGGGCTGATGTCCTGCCGGCGGCTGTCGCGCTCGTCCTCGGCGCGGCTCTGGCTGACGAAGACCTTGCGGCGCGAACTGATGTCGTCGCGGCGGGCCTTGCGCATGTGTCGGTCGAACTTGTCGGGCTCTACGGGCTCGGTGAGCGCCACCTGCGGCGGCTTGCGGTCGATGGTCTCGACGGGGTTCGGGTAATCGATCTTCTTTCTTGTCATAATCTGTCTATGTTTTTAAAATTTACTATGCTTCGCTCAACCGCTCTCATCTGGGCCTAACTATACATTAGTATGCTTCGCTCCGCTTTGCCACGTCGGGATGTAACCGTGCTATGCTTTACTAAGCTGCTCTGCGCTATACAAGGCTTTACTCCGCACTTCTTGGCTGAATTAAGCTCGATTAGGATAAAACTTTGCTTTGCTTCGCTAAACCAGTCTTCGCTGTACTGTTCCGCGCTAAGCTAAACCCCACTGCACTTGACAGTACTTTGATATGTTGTTATTTCCTTTTCTTCCCATCGTCTTTCACCTCTTCGATGTTGTAGCGTCCGTAGCACTGGCGGTAGGTGCCGATGCCGTAGCGCAGGCCGGCGTTGGTCATGGCCAGCCACACATCGCTCTTGTTCAACTGGCTCTCGTCGAAGAAAAGCTCACCCTCCAGGCTCCACTCGGGGATGATCATTCGGGCGGTGACAATCTTCGACTTCATGATGCCCACGGGCCGGATGTCAACGTACTTCTCGCTGTGGTTCGTCCACAGCTCCTCTGGCGAGCAACCGTTCTCTGCGAACTTCAGCACGCCGTCGTTGAAGACGAACACCGAGCGCTGGAACTTGGCACCCAGCTTGTTCTCCTTTGCCCCCGCCTCGAAGCTCTTGGCAATCATGTTGGCCGGCAGGATGTACTGCCCCTTCGTGTTGTAGTAGCACGATGCCAGGAACTTCAGGTGGAAGATCTCGTTCTGGTCGTCATCGGTCTTCGAGCGCTTCGAGGTCAGCTCCTTCAGCGCCTTTGAATACTCGTTCATCGGGTTCACCGTCTGCGGGTTGTTCAGCATCAGCGGACACACACCCGTCATCTTGAATTTAATGCCTTGCATAACTTCTGTTGTTTTTGGATTAAATTAATCATTTATTTGTCGCTGTTAGTGTCGAAACGGAACACACTCTCCAGCCTGTCGGCCATGCCACGGACGAGGTGGTAGGTGGCGGGGTCGGCGGGCGACGAGCCGCAGAGGGCCGCCAGTGTGCGTCGGATGTAGTCTTGTCTGCTCATATCTTACTGTTGTTTGGGTTTGTTGTATCTGAATGAGATGCGCCCGTGGGTCAGGTCGTAGGGCGAGAGTTCCACCTCCACGCGGTCGCCGGTCATCACGCGGATGTGATTCTGGCGGATGCGCCCCGAGAGTGTGGCGAGGATGGTGACGCCGTTGTCAAGCGTCACACGGTAGCGCTCGTAGCCGAGGGATTCCGTCACCTGGCCTTGGGTCTTGATATTGTCGTTCTTGCTCATATATTGCTGTGTACCAATACGTTATTTATCATAATTCATATTCTGCTATTTTTTTCTGTGCCTCCGTTTCGGCTCGTTCCTGCGCCTCGCGTTCGCGCATCTTCTGGCGTATCTCGCTGTCTCGCTTGCGCCGTCGGCGCTCGGTGCGCACGTGGTTGTAGAAGGCGGTGTAGAACTTCGGGGCGTTGCCAGCCAGTTGACGGAGCGTCCTGATGGCGTCGCGCTGTTCCTTGGCCAGTTCACCGATGATTGGAAGCGCAGCCAGGCACTCGTCGAGGAAGCCGAGGATGCTCTCCGTGCGTCGCTTCATTAGGCGTGGCCATTTGCGCTGCAGCGTCAGTTCGTGGCGCCGTGCCCGCGAGTATGCCTTGTACATACCCTCATGGCTCTGTCCTCGGTAGAGCCATACGGCCTGCCCCGTGACGCATGAGTACTTGATGACGGTGACCTTCGGTGGTCGGCGCTTATATACTGGCATTATTCACTTTTCACTTCATCCGGGTCTGTCTCCGGTGCGGGTTGCACGTAGTCCTTGTCTCCGATATGCGCAGGGTCGAAGTCGTGGAACGGCACCTGCCCCTTGCGGTAGAAGTAGTAGGTCTTCAGGTACGGCGCCTTCTTCACCAGTTCGCGGGGGAGCCTGTTGCCGTCCTTGTCGGTCTTGATGGTCTTGTCGGGATTCATCGGGTACTGCCAGGTGGCGCAGCGGCGGTAGCCGCACTGATGATCCGTATTAGAGTGCATCACAATGTTGGGATTTGCCACGTAGGGACTTGTCCTCAGATACTCGTCGAGGTTGTTCTTGATGCGGGCGCGGCCCGACAGCAGCGTCTTCGCACCGACCTCAATGCCGCAGAAGTCGAGCAGCGAGATGATCAGTTCGCGTTCGGCAATAGGGATGCCGAGGTGGCGCTTGTCGGAGAGATAGCCCGCTATCCAGCGCGTGAACTGCTCGTCCTTGCTTGCTGCCAGTGCCTGGCGCAGCAGTGCTCGGCTGTCACGCGGCGGCGTGAACGTCACCTCCGGCAGTTGCAGGAACAACTGACAGCACTGCAGCAGCAGATTTCTCGCGTCGTTCAGAATCTGCGGCGGCAGGTTGTGGGCTATCTCCTTCACGCCCTCGCTGCGGAAATCGTCGGCTGGCGTGTGGGCAGGCCGCGAACCGTCCATCGAGCGGGGATGGTACCAGTCGCCCACCAGTATCTGATAGGCGCGGCGCGAGGTCGATTCGCTGGAGAGGTCTATCTGCTCGTTCGAGGAGATGACGATTTTCGGCACGTCGTCGCCCGTCAGTTTCACTGAGGCGCGGTACATGCCTCGCGAGGTGACGCTGAGCGGCAGGTTGTAGAGCTTCTTCGGCGAGAAGCCCTGCGGCAGTTCGTCGATGCAGGCGATGTTGTGCAGACCGGGGATGACCTTTCCGAGTTCCTGCTCCAGGATGATGTTCGACCCTTCAAGGGCCTTGCCGTCGATGCCCAGCACACGGCGCACGAGGGCGAAGAGTTCCAATATGGCGGTCTTGCCCGTGCCGCCCGAGGCCAGATCCTCACGGCGCGTTCCGTTGTCGGTGATGTGGATGAATTGCTGGCGGTTAGCCGAGCGGAAGCGCACCAGCGCCGAGCCGATGGCATGGAGCATCGCAATAAAGTACATGTCCTGTACCTGCCGTTCGGTCTTGGTGAGTTCCTGTGTTTTCTCCTTCTCCCAGAAGATGCGGCAGGTGTTATACAGGAAGCGGAAGTGCAGCGGCATCTGCTCCAGCGGTCGATCCATCACGAGGCGGTAGTGCCACAACTGCTCGTACTGGTCCCAGCGCATGTTCTCCTGTTTGATCTCGTCTTCCACCTGCGCCGCTTTGAGTATCGCCTCGTGCTTCGCCAGTTCGGCCTGGTAGTATGGCATTTCCTCCACGTGCCACAGTCGGTCGGTGATGTGGAAGTCGCCTTCGAGGATGGCGTCCTGGTTGGTCCACTGTTTCATCGTGGAGTAAGGCACCAGTTTGATTTCGTCCTTCGTCACACGGACGGCGGTGTTATGGAAGAAGAAATGGTCGAAGTCCTCGCCGAACGATTTCTCGTCGAAGTCCATCGTCTCTATCGACTCCATGATGCCGGTCTCCAGTTTGGCGGAGTAGATGGCACGCGAGAGCGCACCCTTCTTATCGTTGAACTCCGAGTGAGCACGGAGCCATTCGGCCATGATGTCGCGAATCTGCGGCACCAGTTTGTTGGAACCTTTCTGTCCGACGAACAGTTCATAATAGGTATGGTCATTGCCCAGCATGAAGAAGCGGCTGAACGACTCGTCGCCCGACTGCATGACGCGGCGGACGATGCCACGGGCACGGAGGAACACGGGGGTATTTCGCAGGTCGAACTTATAGCGGGCCCGGCTGCTGCCGTCCTGTTCCTTGCGCTCTGACTCCCACTGCCAGAACTTACACGTCGGCGTATCGAACATGGCATTCTCGAACCACTCCGCCGGGTCGTCGTGCTGCAGGTCGGCGGGCATCAGCCGCTCCACCTCGGCAAAACGGGTCACGAAGTCGGTGGCGTCTTTCAGGGGTTTCGGGGCCTTTACCCCACCCCTGCCCCTCCCCTCAAAGGGGCGGGGAGTTGCTGCCGCCATGGTATCCGTAGGCATTCCCCGTCCCTCAAGGGAACCCGAATCGACTGTGCCCCCGTCCGTAGGCATTCCCTGTCCCTCAAGGGAACCCGAATCGGCTGTGCCCCCGTCCGTAGGCATTCCACGTCCCTCAAGGGAACCCGAATCGGCTGTGCCCACGTCCGTAGGTATTCCCCGTCCCTCAAGGGAACCCGAATCGGCTATGCCCACGTCCGTAGGCATTCCCTGCCCCTCAAGGGAGCCCGAATCGGCTGTGCCCCCGTCCGTAGGCATTCCCCGCCCCTCAAGGGGAGGGGTCAGGGGTGGGGTCTGTATCGTCTTCCCGGCCATAACCTGCCCCAACTCCTTGGGCAGCCTGAGCCAATGCACCTGCGGATTGTTGAGTGCAATGGCCTGGCTGGCCTTCAGCCCCGTCTCGTCCTCGTCGTAGCAGACGTAAAGACCGCCCTCCACGCAGACGCTCTGCAACTTGCGGAGCAGCGCACGCAGCCAACGGTTGGGGCGCATCGCACCGCCCTTGGCATCGAAGCCAGCCTGTTCGGAGTTGAGCCATACCACATGCGCGTCGCTGTGACTATAGACCGCTATCGCATCCCTCGGACCAGAGCACAATACAATCTTGCCGAATCGGATCTGCTTGGTCTTCTTCTCCTTGTCATCAATCTCCACATAGGGGTGACGCTTGTCCTGCTCGGGCATCACGCCGTCCTTCAGGAAGTCCTCCAGCGTCGCGTCGCCGTACCACTGGTGGCCAGCGTCCACATTCTCGTCCTTGCCCACCCATATCCACTTGTTGCCGTAGACATCCCTCGGCTCGTACTTCTTTGTACCGAAGTCGTATTGGAACATGAAGATGGGGTAAGTCCTGCTGCCCTTCGTGATATGCACGAAGTAGCCGCCTTGCTCCTTGTTCTCCTTGCGGCGGATGACGCGGGCGACTGGCTGCACATGGAACAGCCGCTCCACCTCCCTACCCCACTCGCTGACGGTCTTCACCTCCGCCTTCTTCGGGTCGCCGTAGAAGCCTGCCCCGAACGAGCAGCGGTAGAGCGCCTCGCCCGTGTCCGGGTCGAAGTCGGTAATCACGTCGCCTGTCTTGATTTCGGCGGGGGCAGTGGCAGAAACTTCATCCTTCCCAGCCTTATGGGACGACATCTCCACCTTCAGCCCCAGGGCTTTCAGACTCTCGATGGTCCACTCGCCCGGCTCCAGTATCGGCGTGATGCCGTCCCAGTCGGCATACTGCAGTTCCGTCTTGCGGAACTCACTCCATCCCGTAATCTCCGAGCGCAGTCTGGTCTGCCAGCGTCTGCCCTCGGCATCCGTCTCTTCCTCCAGTTCCACGCTGCAGCGCGTCGCCAGTTCGGTCAGCACCTCCGGCATCTCCTCGTCGGGAATCCTCCCGCCAGGCTTGCCCATCAGCCGTGCCGCCAACTGCACCGCCCCGTAGCCCGTGGCTCCGCAGACGTAGCACTTGAACATCGGTGCCGTCGCACCGTCGCGTGTCTTACTCTCCACCACCAGCGACGGATCATGGTCATCGTGCCACGGACACAGGTAGTAGGCCACGGTGCCCTTCGCATTCGTCCGCTGCGCCGTATGCCTCCACCCTGCCAGTACGTCCACGAGTGGAATCTGGTCTAATATCTTCAGATTATTGTCGTTCACAGTTCGCCCGCCTCTAACAGTTCGTCGCGCAGGGGCTCAACAAGAACCCTATACAGCACGCGCTTCTCCTCTGGGATGTCACTCTCCTCAATCGTCGCCAGCATCAGGTACGACTGAGGTATGCCGAATACCTGGCACAGTTTCTCCACCGTACTCTTACGCGGGAACCGCTTGCCCGTCTCCAGCAGGTTCACGCCGTTGGTGCTCATGCCGCACTTCTCGGCCAGCGCCGCCTGCGACATGCCCTGCTTCATCCGAAGGTTTTTTATTGCCTGTCCTACGTCCATTGCCTTATACCTTATATATATTATTTCTTCCGCGTGTTTTTCAGCCGGTCGATCTCGCGGTTGTATTCGCCGATGCGCTTCTGGTAGTCCGCATTCATGCGCTCCATGCGCTCGCGGAAGTCCTTGCCCTGCTGATCCAGTTCCCGCTCCCTGTCGTGGATGCGCTCACGCAGGTTCTCCACGAGTTGCTGCAGGCTCTGCTTCTCACCATTGACCTGCTTCACCTGCTGTTCCAGCACATCCACCTGCTTCTTCACATTGTCGAAAGCCTCGATGCTCTTGTAGTATAGGTCGTTCAGCCCGGCGACATTCTCTGCCGCCTTCTTCTGCTTCTCGCGCAGGTCGTCGAGTTCTGCTTTGTAGGGGTTATTGCCCGTCAGAGCCATCCATAGGTTACTGATATATTGCTGCATAGCTTCAATATTATTGCGTTATTTTCTCCCATTTTTATTGGGATTTTGAAAAAATTGTTGTAACTTTGGTGCAAAGATACAACAATTTTAGGATATAAACAAAATAATTTTTGAACTTTTAGTAATATTTTTATTATGCCTATGAATGAAGTACGACTGAACACCGGGCTTATAGCCAGTCTGAAGAAAGAAAAACTCTTGCCTGCGGGCGAGATGATCAAATCGACCGTCAGGAACAAGTCCACATGGTACCGATTGATGGACCATCCCGACGAAATCACCGTGCAGCAGTTGATAGCCCTCGCCAACGGCCTGCACATCCCCGTGCGCCGCTTCTTCATGACCGGCAGCAAGTTGGACGTGAACAGGAGCTGCAGGGATTGCGTGGTCCGCGACGGCTACCTGCCCTGCGAATATGATGCCGCTGCGCTACAGAGGATAGTGGATAGCCGACCCGATGTCACATGGCAGAAGGCTGCCGTCGCCACGGGAATGTCACGAGACAACCTGAAGAACTCGCTGCTGGCCGTCCGTCGCACGCCTGTCACCCGGTTCCTCGAAGCCTGTGAAGCACTAAAGATCGCTCCCTTCACCATCCTGCTCGATCCCAACCCGGAGCCGAAGAAAAGCCGCCGCACGTCATCGGGCGGTCAAGACGATGCCCTCCACGCCGAGGTGAGGCAGATGCACCAGGATATCGAAACGCTCAACCAGACTGTAGAGGATTTGAAACAGAAATACGAGAGTCTGCAAATGAAATATGAGCAACTGGCACAGCGACTTCAGGTGAACATCGGCACTATCAACGACAGCCATATCGGGACTATCGGCATTGCCACCGACCCGAAATAATATTACCGACGAGTTTCTCAAATGTTTAGCACCCGCGGTGTCACACCGCGGGTGCTAAACATCCTTGGCGTCATGTGGTGCTGACGCAAATTGCCCTTGATTCCAGACGCCCATATCCCGATATTGCATAAAAAAGAGATTCAAAGCAATGAACCAGGTAGTTGTAGATCTATGGCCCGTCATCACGGGCTCGATTATAACAGGCGTGCTCTCCATTATAGGCATGTACTTCGGATGGGTACACCGATTGCGGACGGACATGGCGGTGGTGGAAGTGGAACTGGCGGAACTGAAGCGTCGCGTGGAAGGGCACTCGAAGAAGCAGGACCAGATACTCTCGGCCATCAACAACATCCAGACCGACATGAACGAGAAACTGAGTAAGATAGCCATCGACATCGCGAAGATCAATACGACACTTACGATTATAGAGCCGAACAAAGATTAAACTGGGATATGGGACGCAGATTCAGACGCAGAATGAGACACACGGGAAGTGAAATAACGAAACGCTGGCACGAACAGATGCCGCGCTTCTTCTACTGGATGGTCGTCGTGGCCTGCGGCGTCGGCGGTACGGCAGCAGCCATCAATCTTGGACTACCCATGGCCGGCGGCACTCACTCTGAATGGTGGGACGAAGCCTTCAGATATATCTTCGGCACCTGTGTCGGCATCGTATTCGCCTGCAAGTTCACCGTCGCCGGAGGCTACAAGGATATCAACCCCGACCGCCTGACGCGCGGCAACATGGTGCTCAACAAGGACATCGACCACATGAGCGGCGAGAGCCCGATGCCGTCTGACGAGCCGGAGATACCCGGCGAAGCTGAGGATTGCGACAGCGACCAGCAAACATAGCCACACAAACACGTTTATATATACACAGAACCGATGCAGCGGTCTTTAGTTTCATACAGATTCTTTTCATAGGTTAGTAGTATTTAGTTTTTTAGTTATTGGACTGAGGACCGCCGTCTGTGATGGATAGCGGTCCTTTTGCGTGTATCACCCGGGAAGAAATCAGAACTCCACGGTGTCAGTATCCTGCCAGTCGTCGTCTGAAAAACGTGGAAGACTATTCATTCTTTTTTCGCTTCATCAGCCAGCCAGCGCTCATTATAGAGCGCTGTCTGCTCCACAAAGCGCAAGATGGCGTTGGCAAGATATACGGCCTCGTGCTCCTTTAGAGACACATAGGTTACATCGGGGTCGTCTGGTTTGTCAGGGTTGGTGTTCTCAACGATGATTTCTATATCCGCGTGGTCTGTCACGTCCTCGTTGGGCTCTATAATCACCCTTTGGCTCCCGCTTTTGAATTTAAGAATCTGTTGCATAATTCGTTTCGTTTTATTAATTATTCGTTACTTGTTCGCGATGTCCTCCATGTCCGTTATCCAGCCGTTGGCAGAGCGCAGCTCGTTGAGCACGTCGTCCTTGATGCGTCGCTCGCGGTCGTCAGAGGGTTCTGCCTGGTTCAGCAGGTCGTACAGGGCCGAGAGTTCTTCCCTCGTGCCGGTGATTTCAATCGTTGTCGTATAGCCCGCCTGCGGGCTGTGGGGCGTGAAGTCGGTGTGCATAGTTCGTACTCTGTTTAATGATACAGATGCGCTATCCGGAGATATTCTTCGTCAGTCATTTCGTCGATGGCCCCGCTTTCTTCGAGTGCTGCAACATCATCTGTGCTATCTTTATAGCCTGTTCGTATGTCAAAGTCATAATTCGTGTAGCTTTAATTGATTCTGTAGGAATAGATGTAATCGACAGAGCCGGGGTCGGTGAAGTGCTCCTTGACGATGACGTTGTAGGTTTCCTCGCCATGCGCCTCGTCGTTCCATACGCTGACGTTGGTGCTGACGATGACGCGGTGTGTCACCTCGCCCTCCATGCCTGCGTCGCGGAACCACTGCTCGGCTTGTTCATCACTGGCGACGATGGTGTCGTATTCAAGACTCTTCTCAATGGCGGCCACGATGTCGGCCTCACATGCACATTCGCTGAAAGTAAATTTTGGATTCATATTCGTGTAGCTATTTAATTGTTTCGTTGTGGCGGTGCAAAGATACGAATAAGTGAGCGAAAATCCAAATATATTTGAGATTTTCCGAACGTGAGTATCTTCGACCGCAGGTCAAAGATACAAATAATTCCTGATACTTTGCGCTCGCATTAAGATTTATTTATTTTCTGTCACGGTCAGGCCACGCTTGGCGGCCTTCTCGTAGAAGTCTCGGCGGCACTCCTCGGTGGGGAACCACGCCAGCGTGCGCAGTTCCCTGCCGTCGGGGGCCGTGAGGGTGAGGGGATAGACATTCTCGGTCATAGGGCGGTGATGTTTAATACAGGCCATACTGCCCTACCCTTTCTCCTTTATCCCAGTCATGTTCATAATAACTGCCACGATAGCACTTGCTGCAGAACTCGCCATCGTGCTTGCAGGTGTCGCAATAACCAAACTTTCCCATAGCCGTTACTTGTTTATGTTTCCTTTATCTATTAGCTTCCCGTCTTCCCAGAGTTCTATTTCTCCGTATGTGAGCTTGGGAAAATCGTGGAACATCATGGCGAGATACGCCTGTTGTTCTCTTTTGCCCTGTATGCTCACTCCTGTCAGGTTGTTGAAGATGATGGCGCAGGTGGGATTTCCCTCGCCTGGCGCATTCATCACCGTTTGTCCGTTCTGTATGATTTTCTGTGCCATAGTCGTTTACTTGTTTTGTTGTTCAACGGTAAAATACTGCGAGTCGTCAACTATACTCCGATCTTCACCAACCCATGTCACGGCTCTGTCAGGCTCCAGTGTCCTGACGTGACCCTTCATTTTGAAGTGAAGCTCATAGTCGGCTTCGTCTCCCGCGAAGACAATGCCCCACGTTTTGCCGTCGTTCCATTCCTCGTCAACGATGTCGGTCGCCTGGTTCTTCTTCGACTTACTGAGTGTTGTCAGATCGTCACTGACAATGGCCGTCACCTTGACGACCTCGCCGTTTGATTTGAATGTGCATTTGATAGTTCTCATAGTCCGTATCGTTTTATGCGTCTATCACGCCTTGGATATAGTCTATCACTTCACTCTCCAGACTGTCGATGGCCGTCTGCAGATTGTCGATGTTTTCCTGCATGGCTGCGCCGCGCTCGCTGCTCTGAATGCCTTCAGGCATATTGTCAAAGGCTTCTTGCTCTTCGTTCATGAGGGCCTCAATGTCGTCCTTGATTGTTCCGAGTTGGTCGATCAGGTCTTCCAGCCGCTTTCGTCTTTCTTTGTTCATACGTTACTTGTTTTTGGATTTGTAGATGGTTGTGAAGCCTGTTTCACAACCAAGTTTGTGGTATTTCTTGTCTAATTCCCGAAAGCGTTCCATAGTCGCTTTCTCGTCGATGAAGTTATCCCATCCACACCGATGAAATTCACAAGCCGCCTTGTTCAAATCAATAACGCCAGCCACATAGTCCCAATACAGGGACTCGTCGGTTGTTGGAATGTTAAATGCGCCGTTCGTATTCTTCAGAGGAGCGTCCACCCATGGACTGCCGACGGCACGCAGACGTTCACGCCGCTCCTTGTAGTGCTGCAGCAATGCAGCAGCTTCGTTTTTCTTTGCCATAGTCGTTTACTTGTTTTAATAGTTTATCGTCTTGTAAATCCAGTCGATGATTGCCTGCAGCGTCTCGTCCTTCAGTTGATCAGGGCGGACGTAGAGCTGCTGCGTGTCATAGAAGTATCGGAACTTGAAGGCCAGCGGCATCTGCTCGTTGTCAGGGTCGTAAATCATGGCCTGACAACGCTCGGTCATATAGACTCTGCCCCAGTCCACCAGGCATCCGTCGAGATCGTGGAGCGACTTATCAACCCAGAAGTCCACCACGAGCTTTCCATCCTCGTCGTCGTACATGCTATTGTAGAGCCTACCCAGGTTACGGGAGTGTTCGCGGGCATCCCAGATGTCGGCCATCAACTCCCTCAACTGCTCTACCTTGGCACGTTTCAAGTCACCGAAGCGGTAGGTATTGCCGCTCCGCACGTCCTTGATATACTCGATATCCTCAATGCAGCCTGTGTAAGTATTGAGATACCACTGCTTCACATCCTCCAGGGTAGAAAACCTGATGTCAATCACAGCCGATAACTGTCCGTCGGCCTTGTCGAAAATCTGTACTAACATAGTCGCTTACTTGTTTTGTTGTTTAATGAAATGTCTGCTGTTGATGCGCTCGTACTTCACGCTGCGGTCGAAGCGTTTGACGAGCATCCGTATTTGAGTGTCGGTCAGGCGGGGGCAGTCTTCGTACTTGAATATCTTGGCGTCGCCCTGCCTGTGACCGAAGTTCCGCAGCGGGTGCCAGCGGACGAGCCCTCGCTCGTCCGGCATCAGCACCGCCACCTCATAGCCGTCGTTCCAGTTGAGTCCGAATTGCATAGTAGTTTACTGTTTGCTTGGGTTACACCATGCCGTGACGCCGTTGTAGATGGAGCGGTCGCCGTGGCTGAGTTGATTGATGAAGTTGCGGTCGATGCGCTGGTTGCCTAAGTAGCCGAAGCCGGAGCGCAGACAGGCTTGTATCTTCGTCATGCAGTCGATGATACCGTGCCTCATGCTCCACTGCTTCAGCACAGGATTCTCGACCTTGTATTTCAGGTCGAGAATCTGTCGTGTTGTCAGTCTAAGTTCTTTTGCCATAGTTCGCTTGATGTTTTAATTTCGGGGGTTAATACTTACTTCTTGCAGGCCCACTGTATGAACCACAGCCATGCGAAGAAGCCCATTATCCAATTCTCAATCATTCGTTTTGTTTTTAAAGGGTTAAACTTTTCTCAATCTTTGCGCCACTCGGTCGTGATGTACTCGGTCAGGATGGTGTGGTTGTCGTTGTCGAGTTCGCGCCAGAACATCTGCATGGCGGCCTTGTTGCCGTACTTCTCGTAGCAGTAGTCCCACTTCTGCTGCAGGTGCTGGCGGTTGCAGTGACCCTTGGGATGGCGCACCATATAGTCGAGCCACAGGTTCTCGTCGTCGTAGTCCATACACCAGTCGCTCCAGAGGGTAATGATATCCTTCGCCTGCTGGACGGGGTTGGCCACTGGCCCGGAGTGGTGGCATACGTCGAGGGCGAACTCGTCGAGGGTGTGGGGGCCACTGGCCTTGCGTCCGTGGTCGTAGAAGGCATGGAAGGCGGCGCTGTTGAACGTCAGCGTGTGCTGTCCGCAGGCTTCACCGTTGCCGTCGAGGGCGGTCACGGTAATGGGGAACGGTGATCCGTCGTGCTCTGGCAGCACTTCCGGGTAGTCGTCGTGCCAGAACTGTTCGAGTGCGGTCCACACGTCGCCGCAGTCCGCATACTCAAAATAGAAATCGCTGTTGCTCACGTTAGCACGGAGCAGATAGTTTGCTGTTGTAATCATATTTCTTGAATTGTTTTTATCGGGGTTATTGTTTCATCTTCTTCTCAATCTCTCGCTGTTCGGCCTTGTTTACCCAGCGGATGATGTCAGCATCGCGGCAGTCCTTTGCCGTCACCAGCCAGCCGTCGGCCTTGGCCTTCTGGATAACGTCGTTGGCGTATGTCTGCTCCACGTTGTCGAAGTTGTAGATTTCTCCAGTCCGCTTGGTGTCGATAGACAGGCGGTTCATCAGGATGTGCCACACGGTGCCCTCGTTCTTGTAGAGGTTTCGACGCTTGGTGGTGGTCAGTTCCTGCAGCACCTGATTGGCGGTGGCGTCGAAGGTCTGGTGGTAGAGTTGCATCTCGTCGGCTGTGCTGGTGGTGACGATGACGTCGCGGTAGTCGTCTGTCTTGTAGTGGCGGAAGGTCTTGGCTCCGGCGAAGAGTCGCCCCACTGCGTCCACCTCGTCGGGCTTTACACATCCGCTGATGTTCTGCGGATGGCAGTAGAGTTTCTGATTGTCCTTCGTCAGTTGCGGACATGAGCCAGAATGCTCTTTGCGCCATGCTTCGTCAACCAGCGCCCATCCTGCCGCCTGCAGTATAGCTACCACCTCGTCGAAATACTGGCGAGCGTTCTCACGTCCCTGCTGACGCTCCTTCTCGTACTTGTCGCTGTAGCCGAAAGTGTAGGTGTAGAATGGCACTTCTATGCGGTAGTACACGTTGCGCAGCACCTCTCGTCCGAAGCCTCGCTGTGGGTCGTGCGGCTCATGTCGAGGTGTCATGTCGATAACGATTTCGTTCATTCCGTTGGGATTTTCTTTGGTGATGATTGTACTCATAACTTGAATTGTTTTTTTGTTGGGTTAATACTCTCGTTGTTTCTACGCCACCACGCGGTACACCTTCGGTATCACGTCGTTGCTCAGGCCCACCTCCACCCTTGCGCCTTCACTGACGCCGAGCTTGCGCATGGTGTCCTCGCTGCCCAGGCTGGCCTTTTCGATGGTGCGGCCCAGGATGGTCACGGGGTCGAACCAGGCTACCGGGGTGCGGCGGCCTGTGGCTCCCACGGTTATCTCGATGCGGCGCACGGTGGTCACGGTGGTCTGCGGCGGGAACTTATAGGCTATCGAACCCTTGGGGTGGTGGTCGGTGAAGCCCTGCTCGATGAACTGTTTGTTGCTGTTCAGCCGTATGACGATGCCATCGACGGGAATCAGCAGCAGGTCGCGCTTCTCGGCCATCAGCTGTAGTATAGCCTCTATGTGGGTGCCGTCGTCAGTCTCGTGGTAGCAGGTCTTAAAGCCTATCCTCTGCAGCGTGTAGCATGTGTGATCCTGCCACCTCATGCTCAGGTCGTCGCCGATGCAGTCCCACGCCCAGAACTCCAGCCGTGCCATGTCGGCGCTCGGTGTCACCTGGTTGCACAGACTGCTGGCTGCGCTTCGGCAGTCGGCATACTGTTTGCCGTTCTGGTCGCGGAGCCCTTGGAGGTTGGCCTTTGGACATACTATCTCGCCGCGCACTTCCACACGCCCTGCCATTTCGCTGGCATTGATAGTCTGCGGCACGGTGTGCATCAGCCTGACGTGCTGTATCAGGTCCTGCCCCGTGGGGCCGTCGCCTCGTGTGCTGGCCTCGATGAGCCGACCGTCCTGATAGACGAGGGAGCACGAGATGCCGTCGGCCTTCCATGAGAGCATCCATGTGGGCATAGCCGAGAGACCGCCGCCAACTTTCTTCTTCATCTTTCCGAGCCATTCCGTCACCTTCTCCGTGGCCTGTGCCTTCTGGCAGGAGAGCATCGGTGTGCGGTGGCGTATAGTGCGCCGTCCGTTGCCGCCGAGGTCGCTGCCCACCTGCTGCGTCGGCGAGTCGGGCAGCGTCCAGTCGGGGTGCTCGCGCTCCGTCTGCTCGATAGCGTCCACGAGGCGGTCGAACTCAGCGTCGCTGATGGTCGGGGCCGAGAGGACGTAGTAGTTATAACTGTGCTGCTTGGCAGCGTTTACTTTCTGGATGTAGTCTTGCTGTGTCATAATCTTGTTGGGTTTTAATTGGGGTTGGAAAATGGGATTGGAAAAGTGATCTCTCAATCCACTTGCAAAGTGATCTCTCAATGCAGTTGCAAGGTGATATATCATATCGGTTTTGAAGCGGTATGATATAGGCGTTCAGAAGCCGACCCTCGGTCGGGTTTTTAGGCCAAGCGAAGGTCGGTGTTTAGTCCTCGTCCTCGTCATCGTCGGGCTTGGGAGTATAGTTCTCGTATGCCGTGATGTACTCCTTCGCCATCTTGTAGAGCGTGTGGCGGTAGGGTTCTTCATACGGGTTCAACACTTTACCTTTCTTCAGGTCTTCGATGCACTCGCCGAAGTCGCTGGCGGTGCCTTCAAATCTGCAATAACTCATGTATGCCATAGTCGTATCGTTTAATCGTTATACTTTTTTCGGATTAGCGTACAACCCCTCGCAGACATCCCATGCGTTGTCAATGACTGAGATGAGGTTGTCGGCGATTCCTTCTTGCCCGTCCGCAGGAGCCATGTCGCTTGTCAAATTCTCCAGCAGGTCAGCACGGAACACATACAGGTCCGTGCCATCCACGGCGAAGTCCAGCCCCTGCTTGCGACACTCGTCAATGGCATGACGCAGGGCGATGATAGTCTGATTCTGCTCTTCCGTGGGAGTCATAACGTGTTTCAGTTCTTCACGCTTGCGCTCGCTCCTGGCTTCCTCGATGGCTGCACGCCGACGGTGATATGCTGCTGACACACTGCCTGGCTCATGTTTGCCGGGTGTAAAAATCTGCAGCGATGACTGACATGGGACGTACAAGATGCCGTTCTCCTTACACAGGAACACGTCGTCAACCTTCTCGCCCGCAGCCTTGTAGAAGTCGTCATAGTTATAAGGCTCGTCGCCATCGGCTACATAGCCGAAGTTACTGCTGTCCAGTTTGCAGCAGATTTCATGAATGTCGTCGTTCAGGCCGAAGTCTGCGAACAATCCTCGCGGCTCGAATGTGTAGCCGCCGTAGGTGAATGATTTCTTTGTCATAGTTCCAATTCGTTTTAATTAGTCTTAATTCGTGTTCGTTATAAAGGGCAAAATCGTGAAGTATACTTCTGCCGTGCGGCAAGTATACTTCCCGCGAGCGGAAAGTATACTTCACGAAATCGGGGTGTTTACGCCGCCTGCTTCAGCCCGCCGTCGCTCTTGGAGGCGTTGCCCTCGGAGCCGTCGTTAGACTTCTTCCCGTTCATCTCGGCGTTGATCTTGCGGTCGAGCTTTGCGAGGTCGGCCTTGGCGCGGCGCAGCTCGTCCTCCTTGGGCCACGTCTGCTTCAGCAGTTCGCCGAGTTGGCGGATAGTCACGTTGTTGTCGGCTATCCAGCGTTGCCAGTCGGCGATGCGGTGGGGCAGCTCCTGCAGACAGTGCAGGGCGTAGAGCGATGCCTGGCGGGGTGAGAGGTGCGACAGCCTGCCGTTGTTCACGGTGTGCAGGATGCGGTTGCCCTGCAGCGAGAAGAGGTTGGTGTATTCCATCGACTCGTTGCCATCGGCATCGTGAATAATCTGCTCGTTGGTCTTCACCAGCAGGTCGAAGCCGTATAGCTGGCCTATCTTCAGACGGACACCCTGCGTGCGGGCCGTCTGCTCGATGCGCCACAGCCGCTCACCGAGAGCCTTCTGCTGTCCGGCATAGTCGAGAGGCTTGCCGTCGGCATCGGTCTCTGGCACGGTGAACCCGTCGAGCACCAGCATGTTCAACACCTCGCCCTGCTCGCCCAGCTGCTTCCGTGCGTCGAACTGCTGCTGGTCGGCCTGTGCGTCGCTCACATCCTGCTTCAGCCGCTCCACGTCCTTCTGCAGCCTGTCGCGGCGCTCCTCTGCCTGCCGCTGGTCGCGGTGGAAGTTCTTCTTCTCCACCTCTAAGGCGGCAATCTTCTTGTCGAGCTTGGCCCTTTCCAGCAGGTCGGTGTTGCCGGAGAGGATAGCCATATACTCTGCGAAGTTCATATTGCCCTTCTCGTCCATCGAGCCCTCGTCGAGGGTGCGCTTGCCCAACTGTCCCTGCTTCAACTGCTGGATGAAGGTCTGCTTGCAGTGCAACAGGTTGAACTTGTAGGCATCTAACGACCGCTTCACGGCGTAGATGATTACGGCGACCTTGTTGTCGCCATAGTCGCGGGCTATCACGTTGCCTTTACGCACTGCCCTGCCGTCGCGCTGCTCCAGGTCGGCGGGGCGCCAGGGGGTGTCAAGGTGATGCACCGCCACGACTCGCTCCTGGGCGTTTACTCCCGTGCCGAGCATAGAGGTGCTGCCGAAGAGGATGCGCACGTCGCCGTCGTTCACCTCGTGGATGAGCTTCTTCTTCTTCGTGTCGCACCGGGCCTCCTGGATGAAGCGTATCTCCGAGGCAGGTATGCCGTAGTCTTCCACCAGCTTGCGCTTGATTTCCTCGTAGATGTTAAACTTCCCGTCGTTCTGCCACGTCGAGAGGTCGCTGAATATCATCTGCGTACCCTTCACATCCTCGAACTTGTGATAGTACTGGGCCACCATCTTGGCACACATCGAGGCCTTGCTCCGTGGGTGGTCACTATACGAGGGGTCAATCAGTCGCATGTCGAGCGACATCTTGCGGGCAAGGTCCGTTGCATACAGCATCTTCGCCATCTCCTGCTGCTTGGTGGGGTTGTCGATGCCTATCAGCTTGAAGTTGCCCGTCTCGGCAAACTTCATCAGCGTGTGGATAAACTCCGCCTGGTCGGGGGTCGGTTCGATGTGCATCAGCCGTGCGTACTTCTCAGGGCGCTCGATGCCTACGTCCTTTGCCGTGCGGTAGTCGGTTATCTCGTTGTAGAACTGCGCCAGCTCCGGCACCTTGATAAAGTAGCGGAAGCGCTCCTTCAGCACAATCTGGTTTGTCAGTCCGAACTCATACTCCTGCGTCTTGCGGGTGAAGATAGCCGCCCAGGCATCGAAACAGGTGATGCCCTGCTTGGCCATAGCCTGCGGTCGCAGATAGCGGAACAGACTATACAGCTCCGTCAGGCTATTCGTAATCGTCGTGCCACTCAGGAACGTCGCTCCGAGGTCACGCCCCGTGCGCTGCTGAATGGTTCGTATAGCCATGAGCAGATTGTAGGCTCGCTTCGAGCCCTCCGAATTGCCTAAACCTGCCACACGGTCGTGGCGGGTGGTGAAGCCGAGGTTCTTGAACTGGTGGCTTTCGTCGATGAAGATGTGGTCGATGCCCATCATGCGGAAGTCCACCACGTCGGACTTACGCTTCTCGATGGAGCGCAACAGACCCTGCAGCTTGGCTCCCAGGTTGGCCTTCTTCTTCTCCAGACCGCGCTTCAGTCGGCTCGACACGCTGTCCCACGAGCCATACAGTGCGCTCAGGCTCTCGTTCAGGTGGTTCAGCTCCTCACGTATCACGTCGGCCTGTACCTCGTCCGACTGCGGGATAAAGCCGAACTGGTCGTGCGACATGATCACCACGTCCCAGTCGTTGTTCTTCATGCGGTTGAAGAAGTTCTCGCGCTCCTTGCCTGAGTAGTCGGCGTGCTTAGCGTAGAGCACGCGGGCCTTGGGGTAAGCCGTCATATACGTCTCGGCAATGGCAGCCACGTTAGCCTTCAGTCCGATGATCATCGGCTTGTGGCAGAAGCCCAGTCGCTTCATCTCGTGGGCGGCGAGACACATGATGAGCGTCTTGCCGCTGCCTACTTCGTGGTCGCAGATGCCGCCGCCCTGCATCGTCAGCATCCAGATACAGTCCTCCTGGCTCTTATACAGGCCGCCGCTCACCTTCTTGCCGTCCTTATACACGGGCTGCGGTATTTCGTACTTCGCCTCCAGCCCTGCCCAGTCGATGCCGGGAAATCGTTGGTGCGAACCGTCGAACTGCGGCTTCACATGGCAGTTGAACAGTCGGTTGTATTTATCAGCCAGTCCGTCGCGCAACTCCTTGGGCTGTCTGAGCAGCCAGTCCTGATAGCCCTGTCGGATTTCCTCGATGAGCGTGTTAGCCTTCTGCGTAGCCTCCGGGTCCTCGTCCTTCTCATAGCTCTTACCGCTGGCGGTCTTAATCTTGCGCCCCATCTCGTCACGGCGATACTTCATCATCTTTGGGCAGGAGTTCTGCAGTGCATGCACCAGCAAATCCATACCGTCGAGCGACTGGCTCGCCTCGCTGCTCACGGCATACTGCGTATATATTTTCTCGTTGCCACGGTCGCTGTCGCAGGCATACTGGTCCAGGTTGCGGTCATACTTCACCGTCACCTCCACCTTACTGCCCCACTCGTCGCCCTCCATCGAGAAGAACTCTGAGGCAAAGTCCTCGTAAATCTTCGTATCCACCCATCGCTCACCCAGGTTGAAGTCCAGGTCATCGAATGGGATAGGCTCAGGGACCGACTTCTTCAGCGCATCAAGCGAGCGGCGGATATAAGCCTCCGTCCTGTCGCCCCGTTTCGCCACGTCTGCCGTTCCGCGCGCTTCCTCTGCCTCTGTTCCACCGAGGTTCTGGTACTTCCGCTTAATCTCGTCAATCTTCTCAATCACATTCCCGCTGACGAACCGCGCCTTAATCTCCCACTCCTCGCTCAGGGGGTTATAGTATATCTCCCCGTCCAGCTCGTCGCATATCTCTTCCTCGCTCTTCCCCGTCAGTGCAGCCATATAGCGCACGTCGGGCTTGCCGTAGTCATTGAGCGACTGTGCCAGCGCCTCGTGAGCGTCCGTCACGCTGTGCATCTCGTCCGTCGAGAAAGCCACCGGCTTCTTGAAGATGTCAGCCTTGCGCCACTCGCCGTCCTCCAGTATCTCCAGCGTCAGCAGCTCCTTCAGTTTCAGCTTCTTCGCGGCTTTCAAGTTTTCGGATTTGTTCAGCGGACCGAACTTCTCCCTGAAGTTATCATACGCCCCGTTCAGCCGCTTGCGGGCATCCACATTCTCCTCCATCTTCGCAGCCTCGCTATTGTAAAGCTCCTGATAGTGGTAGTTGATGGCCACCAAATACATAGCTCTGGCGTCTATCTCCTGCCACTGTCCGCCTTGTTCCTGCTTCTCGCTCTTGCGTTCCTCCTTGCGCTCGCTCTTGCGGTAGCCGCTCCCCGCCCCTGTAGGGGAGGGGTCAGGGGTGGGGTCACTATCTTCCCCCTCCGTCGCCTTCAGCTTCTCTGTCAGGTCCTTCGACAGCACCTCGCCCAGCTGATGTGCAATCCCCTGCACACCGTCGCGGTGCTGATACACAAATGCCCGCTTTCCATAGGCATCCGTATCAACCGTCCACGCCGTAGCAATCACTCGCTCCGGCCACATGTCGAAGTACATATTCGTCGGGCACCCGCCGTCCTCATATTGCGTCAGCAGCATTGTCTCTTCCTCCGTCAGTTCACCTCGCTTCGAGTCCTTCTGCATCACTAAGAGGTCGGTGCCCACCTCCGTTCCGCTCTCCTTGAACAGGTTGTTCGCCAACCGATACGCTCCGATGAGCCGTGCCTGCTTCAGTGCCTCACCTATCTGCTCGCCGTCGCGGTTCAGGTAGTTGCTCGTGATGATATACGCCAGCACCCCACCCTCTCGCAGACAGTCAAGTCCTTTCAGCACATAGTAGCGGTGGATCATGCGGGCCGCGTCCCTGCGCACCTGGCTCTTCGAGTTCGTATAGTCAGGATCAAACACGCGGATGTCGCCAAAGGGAACATTCGTGCTCACCAGGTCATACTTGCCCAGCTCAGATGCAGGGATAGTCTCGAAGCCAGCGACATGAACATTAGTGCGTGGACCAGCCCAGCGATTCAGAAAAATACCCGTCAGCAAGTCCTTCTCAAAAGCCGTCATCGAATAGCCGAACTGCGTCAGTGCAATGTTCTGACTGCACACGGCTCTCATAAATACTCCCATGCCAGCCGCAGGGTCAAGAAACGTCTTCGGCTTTATCCAGCCCTTCTTGTGAGTGCTGTAGTTGATCCTGCCCTGATGTTTCTCCTCGCCGTAGATAGCACCGATAATGGCTTCCACCAATACTTCCGGCGTATAATAAGCCGTCAGCGTGCTCGCCTTCAGGCTCTCCACCCATGCCTGATATTCCTTATCGCTATTGCTTGCGTCTCTCAGCAGCGTATGCAGTTCGATGGTGTCGTCCACATACATCTGTTCGCTCTTGCTCCATGGCTTATCCAGCGGGTTCAGCACGAACGTCATCCCCCCGAAGCCCGTGTATTTATCCATCACCGATGCGTCGCCGTTCCCAGTCAGCGCATACTCTATTGCCGCGATATTGTCACGTAGCCGTTGTAACTTACTCATAATCTCGCTTGTTTTGATTTCGTCTGTTGTCAATTTCCTATCATTCACGAACAATCTCCTGATTGCTTATACCCAATCTGGAGATTGTTCGTGAGCAAGTTTTCTCACGCCGCCAGGCGGCGCTTCAGTTCGTCGAGCGTCACCACGGGAATGTCGAGTGCCTTGGCCATCTTCAGCTTGGCCGGTCCAACGCCGCGCCCCGGTACGTTAGCCGTGCCTACTACCAGATAGTCCGTCGATTTGTTCAGTTCGCTCTTCACCGTGCAGCCCATGCCGACGATGGCCTCACGCGCTGCCGTCCTTCCGTAATGTCCGATGGCGCTCTCCGTGAAGCACCCGCTGATTACCACGTTCAGTTTCTTCTGTTCCATAGTCGTTTCGTTTTAATCGTTATCAATTCCCAACTCCCTCTCCAAACACTCATAGACGTTGAGCATCGTGAGCTGCGCCACGTCGTCGTCGAACAGTTCACGACCGTCATACTCACCTTCGCACTGCATCTTGAAGCGCGGATGTTCGCCGTCGATGAAGCTGACAGAGAATACACAGCAGTCCTCGCCGCTGTTGTACTTGTCGAACCAGATGACATACGGACAGTGGTTGTCGCGGAAGTCCTCGTAGTTTTCCACATGTTCCTCGCCCTCGTGCTCTTCCAAATACTCATCCTCGTTGACAGGGCAGAACTGTACGAGCACGATGTTCTCGGCTCTCATTTTCTCGATGATGCGCTGGCGCACCTCGTTCACCAGCGGATAGATGTCTTTAATGTGTCGCATAGTCTTGAATAATTTTTAATTAAATTTTTAGTTAATTTCTCGCCGACAGGCGACCCGATTACTCAGGCCGCCTGCTTCTGTACTTTCTGTGATTTCCGTGTGACCTTCGCCTTCACATAGCTTGTCCGCTCGAACACATAGCGGACTGCCGTGCCGATATGCACCCGCCGTGTGCCGTCGGGCTGCATGGTAGAGCGGCATAGCGTAGCGCCCTCGTCGCCGACACTCACACCCACCATCAGGTGCAGCATCGTCCAGTCGTCGTCGCTGACTGTCACCTCGTCGTCGATGTCGCCCTGGCTGAACGCCTCCGTCACGCCGCCCAGCTGCTGCAGGATGCGGGCCTTCGTCAGCACGTTCATCTTGCGGTTGAAGTCGGCAGCGTTGACCGTCACCCGTCCAAAGCACTCCTGCCAGGGAGTCGGCTCCGTCAGCTGGAGCCAGTCGTTGAAGAGGTCGGCGGCAACGACCACCTCTTCCACCGTAGGCCCGTCTTCCCATGTCACCGATGACTCGCCGTAGCGGTTGGTCTTGATGGTGAACGTCACCCCAGGGAACTTCCCCTTCAGCACCGCCTTCAGGTTGCTCACGGCCACCGTCTGCTGCTCCGCGTCGGTCAGTCCCCGGCTGATAGTGATCAGCTTCGGCGCCCACTCGTCTATCAGCGGCCTTTGCTCCGCTTCGATCCTCGCCTTGCGTTCCGCCTCGATGCGTGCCTTCTCCGCTGCCTCGTGGTCGAGCCGCGCCTTGATGCGGTGCAACTGGTCGCTGAACATCACCTCGTAGTAAGGCATCACGTAATAGTCGCGGATGGTAGGGTCGCCTTTCGGATTGCCCATCATGCAGTAGCGATCCGAGCGAAACAACACCACCTTTGCCACGCGCTTCGCCTTGCGGATGCCACTGGCGGGGTCGGCCTGCTGTATGGTTTCCCATCCACCATAGACAATACCCGACTCCATGCTGCCTATCAGCTTGCTCAGCGAGCCGTTCATCAGCGAGAAGTCGTCGCACTCCACGATGTACTCCACCATCACCACCGTCTCTTCCTGCACACCGTCCTTCAGCACACAGCGCAGCACGTCATCGCCGGAGTCATTCGTCAGGTTCAGCGTATTCAGCCGTCGTGCATAGATGAAGTCGCCTACGCTAATCGCCTTGTGGCTCTTCGTCTTGTTCTTCCGTGCCTGCTCCAGCACCTCGGCCAGCCGGTTGCGTTCGCGCTCCTTGCGCTCCCGTTCCTCTCGCTCCCGGCGCTCCCGTTCTCTCCGCTCGCGCCCTCTTGCCGACTTGGTATAGTCGCCGTTCAGCTCCGCCTTGCGTTCCTCATACTGCTGCTGCATCTCCTGGAACTTAGCCGTTGCCTCCGGGTCGTTAGCGTTTCTGTCCGGGTGCATCTTTATTACAAGCCGCCGGTGCTCCTGCTCCAGCTGCTCGTGGGTCATACAGTTTGCAAAATAATTCATATTGGTTTCAAGTTTCAAGTTTCAAGTTTCAAGTTTATGCCGCTGCCTTATAGTGCTTCAGAAGTGCCTCCCGCAGCCTTTCGGCAAACGTCGGCTCCGCAGGTTCCGTCTGCTGCTGTACCACAGCAGCCCTCGCCTTGGGCTTTGCTTTCTTAATAGTAGCCGCCTTGCTCTTGCCCTCGGTCTTCACCTCCGGCAGTCGTGCCCACTTGCCGTTGCCGTCCATGCCGAACACCGTCTTGTTCAGCAGCGACTGGCAGGCATTCATCATACAGAAGTCGCGGGCCACGCCGAACACACCGTCCAGAGGATAGCCGCACCCGAAGCCCATCCTGGGGTCGCGGTCGTCGGTCTGGACGAACAGCTTCACCATCGTCCAGCGTCCGTCGTATCTGAAGTCCTCCACGCCGTCCGTCGCCTTCATCCTGCGGATAAGCACGTCCGGATGTTCGCACTCGTCCACGTCCACCTCAATCTGCCCTATAGGACATTTCTTCCACATCTTGTAGTCGCCCATGCCGTTCCACACATCGGCGAACCCCAGTTCACAGCTCGCCACATTCCGGTCGAGCTTCGTGCAGTGCTCCCACACAATAGCACACTGCATGAGCAGCGCCATAGCAATCCGCTCGTTGACCGTCTTCCCCGTAATCTTCACGTTCGCCTTGGGCTTTCTCTTCGGCTTCTCCGGCTCAGGCTCAGGCGGAACGTCATCGCCGTCCGCACCAATCACCTCGTTTATCAGTTTCACTCCTTCGTCGCCATAGTGCTCACGGATGCAGTCTTCCATGCTCTGCCCCGCATCCTCATAGTTGCCGTGCTTCTCGTGCAGCCACTCGTCGAACTTCAGGGTGTCGATGCACAGCTGCTTAGAAACAACCGACATCAGCCCGTCGTAGAACGGCTTGAAGCCGATGCCGAACACCGCCATAAACTTGTCGCCCAGTTTGTTCAGTTCTGAAAATTTGTATGCCATAGTCGTATATCTTTTAGGGGTAAATAATCGTAGTTAAAAAGATGCAGCGTGTCATCCCGACAGGCTGCATCCATCAAGGCTGCGATTAAGCGAGCCTTGAGTCAACATTCAAAATCAATTCGCCCAGCCGGAGCACCCGGCTTGGGCATTTACAAGTTATGAAACGCTTTTTCATGTCTGATGGCTGATGGCTGAAGTTGCCATGCGGATTGTGCTCTGACATCTTCCATCTTACATCATCCATCGTAAGTTCGTGCCCCGCATCCGCATCGAAGGGTAGGTTAATCCGTGCGGGGCTGTGATGTTTACTCGTCTAAAAGTTGTTTCACTGTCTCACTCTCTGCATCCTCCTTGCTCAGCACGGCGGCACCCAGCCACCCGTCGCTGTCGTCGATGCCCATGATGTAGGCTCGTCGCTCTGCCTCGGTGTCAAACTCGCGCACCGTCAGCTGGCCCTCGCTCATGTGTTCCGCCATTTCCTCCACGCCGCCATTGCAATAAGCCTTGGCCGCATACTCTCCGAAGATGATAGTCACTTTGTACTTCTCCATAGGTTCCTTGCACTGCTCCGGGTTCTTCACCCTCGCCAGCACATGCACCAGGCACTCGTTGATGTCGCCCTGCACCTCATGCTCGAAGTCGCCCTCCGCATAGTAGTCCGGGTTGCTGCCGTCCATGTCGGTGCTGGCGATAGCCCAGTAGCCCTCGCCGTCGTAGTCCGCCACGATACGCTTGCCGAAGGGGCGCAGCGTCTCGTTGGCCTTGCGCAGCGTCTCGTCGAAGTCGTGTTCCGTCACGTCCAGCATAATATCCGTGTTGATATACGCCGGCTCGCTGTCGTCCTCGCTGTCATACTCAGCCATGTAACCGCCGCCTGTCAGCCGCCCCGCCTCGTCTTTGCGCAGGTTCAGCTCGAAGTAGCCGCCCGTGTCGCTCTCGTCGTCAGCGATAAGCACCAGAGCCTGTTCCTCGTCCGGGTAGTTGCGGTCCAGTTCCGTCCGCATCCCCTCAATCTCCCGACCGTCTTGGGTCGTAAACTTGTACTCGATAATCATAGTCGTTACTTGTTTTTGTTCAACACCTGCCATACGCTCTCATACACCATCTCGATACCGGCGCAGGGCTTGAAGTGCTCGAAGTCGTTGGCACCCCAGCACTGGTAGGCATCGCCGATGTCGCCGTTCTCGTTCTGCTCGGCCAGTTCCTCGGTGTCGATGTCGAGGATGACGTCGAGCATCAGCTGACAGTCGCGGTAGTACACCTTGCTCACCTCCATCTCCATCACGTCGGCCCCGTCGCCCGGATAGCCCACGACATAGGCATGGTCGCAGTCGCTGCCCAGCAGGTCTACCTCCTTCACGCCGTGTTCCACCATCATAGCCACCATCTCAGCCACGATGTTCTTGTGCAGCTCCTTGATGTCTGCATAGAAATCTTTCTTATCCATAGCCTCTCGTCATTTGGTTTCAAACATATAGTCCCCGCAAGGGGTGTCGATAGTAATATCAGAGTAGCGCAGCACGTCGTTGGCCGTCTCGCCGTTGAAGTAGTGGTTGATGATGTCCACAATGCCGTCGTCGTAGTAGTCGCCGATGTACTGAGTCAGTAGCGATGCGTAGTTGTCCACATAGTTCTCTTCGGCGTTCAGGTGGTCGATAAACTCCTGCAGCGGCTCGATGAATCCCGTGTACTCCACGTTGCGCCACGGCCCATCGCCCTGGTCGTCGCCCTCGGTATAGGTGTAGCCCCATACGTGTATCTGCTTGCCGCCCTGTCCGTCGTCCTCAATAGAGAAGAACTCCACCTCCTTCGGCTCCGTCACCTGCGGCAACCGCAGGTCGTACTTCTGCACCACCATTGCCTCATACTCCTCCAGTCGGTCCAGATACTCCTCGTCGTCCTCTCCATACTTCCCGACGAGCCACGTCTCCATCTGCACCGCTTCCTCAATGATAACCCCCGCCACCTCCAACGCACCGCCGTCGGTCTCAGGGCTGTTATACATCTGCTGATAGAGGTCGGCGGCCAGCATCACCGCGTTCTCCATCTGTTTCCTTGTGAATAGCTCTTCTGCCATAGTCGTTTCGTTGTTTATAGTTTCTCGATTATTCTGTCCTCACCGATTCGCTCGAAAGAGCTTCTGTCGGTCATATTCCACTTGCTGCGCGGCGTCCTCACGTCGTACTTGCCGCTGTCGTAGCAGGCGATGATCTCAGTCCTGATGACGCATCCGTAATACGAACTGCGCACCAGCACCTTGTCGCCCACCTTGTAGCGTCCAGTCTGCGGCGGGTTCATACGGCGGTGCATCCGTTCCATCTGGGCTATAGTCCAGCCCTTCATTCCATGTGTACTGTCCATAGTCGTTTCGTTTTAGATCATTATCACATCCGGCGAAGCCTTTACGCCCTCGCTCTTGATGATACTCTTCCATCTGGGCGACTTGAACACGTCCAGGTCTTTCACCTCGTACTTGTGGGTATAGCCGCCCCACGCCCCCACGCTGTCGTCGTAGTCGAAGTACACGAACACCTTGCCGTTGTCGTACTGCCTGACCTCCGCGCCGCAGTAGAAGAGCCTTAAAGAAATATAGCCCAAGTCCCCGCTTATGCAATACTTCCCGTCTTTAGGGTTCAGCCCCAGGTTGTCGCGGATAATCTTTAGTTTGCTGCGGTTGAAACTGTCCGATATGCTGCGCACCATCGTGTCGATATAGTTTGCCATAGTTGTTTGTTATTTTGTTACTCTGTCTTAAAAACCCGTTACTCTGTCTCTACGCCGCCATCGGCATAGGCAGCATCAGCGGGTGCATAGCCTTATTCACCTCGTCGTAGCGGCGAAGGATGTAGTTCGTGGCCCGCTGCACATGGTCGATGACCTGCGGGATGAAGTCCTTGTCGTCGCGGATAGCTTGCCGCCAGTTCTGCACGTAGGCAATATGCTGTTCGTCCAGCAGTCGCCCGATGCCGAGCATCGAGCATACGCACGCCGCCGTCAGTTCAGCCACGAACTCCTCACGGGCATAGCCCTCAGAGCCGAAGCCCTCAGAGCCCATGTCACGCTTCAGTTCGCCCGCCGTAGAGTGCGCCATCTCGTGAATAGCCGTCGAATAGAACAGCTGGTCGCCGAGGAAGTGGCTGCGCTCCGGCAGACGGATGATGTCCTCCGAGGGGCTGTAGTGCGACGAATGACCGCCGAAGAGAATCTTGCAGCGCCACTCGCCCTGCATGATCATCCGCTCCAGCACCTCGTCCTTGGTGCCTGCCTGATAGTCGTGCTCAGGCAGACTGGTCAGTTCCTCCCACTTCTCGGGGAACTTCGCCTTGAAGTCCGTCTGCGATAGGTTGAACTCCGGCCAGGCTCTCATGCTGAAGAACTTGCGGCACTTCTCCTGCTCCTCCTCGTCCAGCTCGTCATACTCCTTTGGTGTGAGCCGCTTGCCGTCCTTATAGAAGTGAGGCAGCATCTTCACCACCGGAAAGCTGCCCTCGAACAGCGGCATCCCGTTGTCCTTCAGCACCACATTGCCCTCCTCGTCCGTCATCATATTGAGCGATAGCCCCATGTCGGTAAGTTGCTCAAAGGTGAGGAACAGCGGTGTCTCCCACCCCTTGATAGCGCACAGCAGGGTCAGGATGAAGTTGTTCATCCCTCGATAGGGTCGGCTCCTGCGCTGATAGTTCGCGGGCTCCATGTGCCGTGGCGCTACCCACGGCTTCGTCCACTGTGCGTCCTCCATAGCGTCGAGCGCATTAGTAAATAACTCGGCATACTTCGCCTTCTGCTTGTCGTTCATCTGGAAGCCACGCTTCTTCTGCTGGCCTCCGTTGTTTCTCTTTGTTGCCATAACTTGAATTGTTTTTAATTGTTGATACTAAAAGCAGACGGCACAGACCTCATGTAGAAGTCCGTGCCATCCGCACTGATAGATAGTCGATAAGATTACACGTTCATGTCGAACGTGAAGAGAGTGCCGCCGTCTGGCTTGCGCCGGATGGTGAACGTGCCGCAGCTGATTACGTCCATGCCTATCAGCACGTCCGTATTGGGCAGATCATGCACGGCCATGTGGATAGGACCCCACACCGCCCCATTAGGGAACCGCAGGAATCCCACCGTCAGCCACGACTGTTGCACACCGCCCAGCCCATTCATAGAGTAGCCACCCAGCGGTTCCATGTGCAGCTTGGCGGCAATAGCCGGAGTAATGACAGTGACAGACGTACCCGTGTCCCAGAGTCCACGCGCTTTTACACCTGTAAACTCACGGTCGCCCGTCATCACACAGATGTTGCAGTCCATCTCGATAGAGCGGGCATAGCTGCCAAAGGTCTCAGCCGACAGTCTCGAACCTGTAGTCGTCCACTTTAAACAATCGTGGTTTAAGTTCTGGTCCTTCATAATGTTCTCTTTCTACTTTCACATATCCCACCGTCCCCTCCTTCGGGAGTGGATAGTCGTCGGGGTTGATAACCTTCGACATATCGAAGGGCTCATTGACCGTCACCACCATGCTTTCAATTTCCTCCAGCGTCATGCCGTCGGGAGGCAGGTCGCGCCCCGTGGCAGGATCCACGTCGTTTAGGAAAGCGGGGTACATCACTCCCACACAGGGATGCGGATGCTCGTTAAAACTCTTGTTCTGTTCCATAATTCACTCGCTTTAGATGATTACGAGTGCAAAGATACAAATAATTTTTGAAAATTCATGGATAATTCGTGGCAATTCGTGTTAAGACCTTTACGCCGCCATAGCATTGACGATAGCCATAGCCTCCTTGTCGCCGGCGATGACACGGCGCATCAGGTCGGCCACCTCCGCCTCGGTATAAGTCTTGCCCTGCGGCTTGGCTGTCTGCGCCTTGGCTGTCTGCGCCCTACCCTCACGCTTCTGCTTGCGCTCCTCTCGCTTTGCCGCACGCTCCTCGGTAGCGGCATCCACCACGGCCTGGCAGTCATCCACGCCCTTTCCCTCATTGAGCATCTGGCATACCGTCTTGGCCACCTCAGCATAGCGTGGGCCGAACAGCAGGAAGTTCACGCGCCCCTGCTTCGTGTTCTCGTAGGAAGCCGATCCGTGCAGGCTGACTGCTTGCTGATAGGCAGCGTCCGTCTCGGCGAACCCGCTGATCTTGGCGCACGTCTTGCCCTTCGAGTTCGTATAGGTCGAGTAGGTCAGCTTGCCCTTGGCGGCAGCACTCCCCGCCCCTGTAGGGGAGGGGCCAGGGGTGGGGTCAGTAGCCTTAGCCTGCGGCTGCTCTGCCCTGGGATTCTCCTGCTTTGGTTTCTCCATCTTCACCGTCTTGGCCTTCGGCTCCTCCGCCTTGGCCTGCTCCTGCTTGGCGGTAGGCTCCTGCGTGCCGTCGCTCACAGTCCACCCGCCTTGCAGCAGCTTCTCAATCTGCTCGGTCTTCATGTTCATTTCCTTGGCGGCATTGTCGCCCATAGCGAAATCGACAGTCACCTTGTCGCCGTTGATAGACTTGATTACATACTTGGCATTGCCGTTACACACACTCTTGCCGATAAGGTCGGTCACCTTCATTGTCTCGTTAGTCATAACTTTGTCCTCCGAATTGTTTTGATTGTTAGAATTGTTAAACTTCGTTTGAGCCTGCTCTCGCTCGGCAGAGTCGATGCAAGCATCACTCTGCTCTCGCTTAATCGCAGCCTTGTCTATAGTCTCGCCGCGCTTGCGCTTAGGTCCTGGCGGTGGGTCCAGTTGGTCGCAGATAGCGACACGATGCCCCGTGCGTACCAGCTTGGGCAGATAGGTGTCGAGTGCATGGTGGGGAAATCCCGCCATAGCTACCCCGTCGCTCTGACGCTTAGTGAGCGTGATGCCCAGCACCTTGGCGCACTCCTTAGCATCGTCCTCATACGTCTCATAGAAGTCGCCGCAGCGGAAGAGCAGCATCGCGTCGGGATGCTTGCTCTTCAGGTCGCGGTATTGCTTCATCATTGCTTCGTTTGCCATAGTCTCACGCTGCTTCAAGTTGGTCAATATCTCCCGTGAATCGCGTGCCGTCGGCATAGAACCAGTCGCCGTCCGAATTGGCCTCGATGTCCTCTTCCACGATGCCGTTCTCATTGTCGCCATAGGCGTTGTACTCACTCTCCCACTCGCTGAAGAATTTCTCCAGACAGTCGTCTATCAGGTCCTCCAGCGTATAGTCCTCACGATACTTGCCACGGTGGTAGTTCAGATAGAAGTCCACGATAGGCTCCACCAGGGCGCAGTCCGTACACTCCCGTCCACGGCGTCCAGCCGCCGGTGATAGGCTCCATGATGATGTGCGACCTGCGCTCAGCTCCACCACGTTTGCAGTAGAGCACACGCTTCTTCTTGTCCCAGTTGCTGTGCTGCCACTCGCCCCTGCGGTTGTCGCGCACAAAGCGGTAACACCACCGCCACAGCAGCCGTCCCTTGATGTCGTCGCCATAAAGGGGATAGTCATACGCGCCCATCACAGGGTCTGTAGGGTCTTTGCGCCTGAAGTCGTGCTCACAATAGCCCACCCGCCAGTCTCGCGCACCGTAGCCCGTAGCACTCTTGAACTCATCCAGCGAAGCCTCGTACTCGCTCGCACGGCACTCCATAGCGATGTTCATCACGCTCCAGCACTCACGCTCCGCGACAGCCTTGCGCACCTCGTCCGACAGTTCGCCGAACTCGTACAGATTGATAGTTATTGTTTTCATAGGTCACGCTGCTTTTCTGTAGGTTATAAACTGATCCTCGATAGCCTCGGGGATATTGTCGATACTCACGCGGTACGCATAGGCGATGGCCTTGCGTGTCTTGTTGATGTTGATAGTCTTTGCCATAATTGATTTTGTTTTAGCACCCTTTCGGGTGGAAATTGTAAAAAAATGGGGTAAGAAAATGCGCTACGCTTGAAAAAATCTTCTTATAATTTTCTTACAAGCGAAGCGCATTATTTTAGAATTTCCCGCCGACAGGCGGCAGTCTGATAATTTCTCGGCTGCAAGCCGATAGATACTCACGCAGCCTTAGGGTCATACAGTTGCGGGCCGCTCTGGAGCATCCACATATTGCAGCCGATAAGCCGGTCTCGGTTGCCGTCGATAGGGTTCTCGTTCTCGTCGGCCACGCCGTACTCCACGAGGATGCGCTTATACTCATCCGTGCTCAGCCGGTGCTTCGAGCAGTTCACGGGGTTGTCGCTGGTCACGTTGTTCAGATCCACGCTCGGCTCAGAGCGCAGATAGCACTCGCGGACGAATCCGCCGAAATCAAACTTTGCCATAGTCACTCCTCCCTCCTTTATGCGATAAACCCGTGGAACGGGTGCAGGTCCACGATGATAGCCTTGGGCCCGTACTCCTCCGCCATGTCCGCAAAGGCGCACTCCATAGCGGCCTTCTGCTCGGCGGTCATAGTGGTGTTCATACTGGCAGCCACGGCTGCGGTCATAGTCACGATACGTGCGCTCTTCTTGGCGGCGCTGGCCATCTTCTTGATTTTCATAACTTGTCCTCCTGATTATATCACGTTAAACACATCTCCCTCGTTCACACTCTCCACGCGGACGTTTGCGCCCTCGTTGTTCATACCTGCTGCGATAGCCTCGCAGATAGCCTTCTCGCCAATAAACAGGGTGGCGATGCCCAGCATAATCTTTGCCATAATCTTGTGTAGCTTTTTATTGATTTTGAATGTTTGTTTGTCTTGATAGTTCCCCACCCCTCTCAGGGGCGGGGATAGGGGCGGGGTCACGCTGCCTGGTCGTAGGAGCGCGCCCCGTCCTTCAGGCTCGTGTGTTTCGTGCGCTCAGCGGGCATGTCATACACGCCCAGCAGCGCACTCACGGCGATACCCGTCGCAAACAGCGTCACGATTACAAGGTTGTCACTCGCGCCGTGCATAATCAGCACACACGCCATACCTACGGCCACGATAGCGGCCACAATCATTTTCAGGAAAGTCTTCATACGTTTGCCCTCCGAAAATATTTTTTTTGATAGATTTCACAATTAAGACCCGCCTCCGTCGTGGGGGCAGGCCCGATAGTCCGTTAGTCGAAGTTGAAGCATTGATCGATAAATGCCTGCAACTTCGCGTCGCTCCACTTGCACCCAATACTGCGTGCAAACTTCATGAGGATGCGCTTCACGCCTGCCTCGTCATACGTTCTCGCGTCCCGCAGTTCCTGGAACTTGGGGCGCAACTTTACCAGTAGTGCCCGTTCTGCCATAACGATATATTTTCCCGGCCATACCATTTCCTGCCGATAGCCTTGTCCCGATTGCCTACACGCTCCGCTCACCACCTCCCGATAGTCCTATAGAAGTGGGCTTTCAAGTGTCTGGGCTTGCGTATGGACGTTGCCGTCGGTTCCTCGCAGTAGTGCCGATAGTTATCTCTCGCTTAATACATCACGCTCTTGCATACACATGTCAGGCGGCTGTTGCTGAACCGCTTCACCGTGATAACCCTGCCCACGCTGCACACCTCGCCCTGCGCCGTCGGGCGCTTAGTCGATGTCACACCGCCGCTCTTCGTATAGTGGGCTCCGGTGTTCACATGGGTGCGCTTAGTGAAGCGCGTTCCCTTGCCGGCCTCGAACATCTGGCGGCGGCTCTCCAGTCCGCCCCACTCCTCCTGCTCATAGGCCTCCATCACCTGAAGGCTGGTGCGATAGGCTCCCTTCAGTTTGTGGCCACCCCGGACCACCATAGTGCTCTCGTACTCCACCACCTGGCGTTTGGTCACGGTCTTGACGTGATGAAACGTGCGGCTCTCGCGGATCTGTCTCATTCGTGCAATAATAGCTTTTTCTGTCATGTCTTCTTGCGTTTAGATGTTAATACTTGCACAAGGGGCGGGAGTCGAACCCGCCTGCGCCCATAGAGGGCGCTGCCCATATCTGCTCCCCTGTTACCTTGCGGATAGTCCGGCTCCAGATTAGAACTCCACCTGGCTCTTGCGGATAACCTTGGCCTTGTTGCTGATGCCGTCCTTGTTGGTCACCTTGTCGAACACATAGAGCTCGCCCTCGAACTTGTCCCATGCCTCCAGGCTTTCCTGGGCCATCTTCTCAAACTTCTCGGTGAAGGCAGCCTGCAGGATACCGGTCAGGATAAGGCGGGCATTCCACTTCTCGACAGCCACAATCTTCTGCACCGATACACCCATGTACTGGCTCTTCTTCTCGTCCCATGTGTAGACCTTGCGGCCTTTCTCGTCGCCCTCGGTGGCCTCGTAGCCGGGCACGCCCCGGTAGATAGCCATGTAGCCGTCCTCGGTGAACACCTTCCATGCGCTCTTCAGGCTCTCGACGTCGATACGGCCGGCCTTATACTTCACATCCACCTGTCCGAGGATGTCGGCGAACTTCATCTTCTTCTTGTCGCTGATAGGAACCATGAGGGAGCCCATGCCGTCGAATACACGGAGGGCCTGCTTGAACTTCATAGTCTCGGTGAACACTGCACCCAGAGCCTTGTTCATAGCGGTGAATGACAGGTCGAGACTGATAGCAGGGGTGTTAGCCTCCATGTTAGCCAATACGTTCTCGACATTGTTCTCTACATTGATAGCGGGAGCGTTTACGGTCTGCTCCATGACCACTGCATTCTGTGTCATAACTTTAATTGATTTTGATGATTCTGACAAAAGCGTCATTGTGCCCATAGGGGGGTGCCGATCCCCCTGCACCGATAGTGCTCACTTACTCTATGGGTTATAGTGTCCGCCATTGCTGGCGGTAGTTCAGTTCACTCCAATATACACTTGTCCCTATAGGCTGGCGCCTATAGTGCCTACCCGGACCTTCCCTGCTAATCTGACATCACGTCAGGTCGTGGCGGGTACTATTCCTTTCGTTTACTACCGACTGCATTATAGTCCGCTCGATACTACCTTGCACCCATGCAAGCGTTTTACCGCTTTAGCCGTTTTACGGGCTACCTGGGCACAATAGCAATACTTTGCCGTTGCCGCCGTTGTCCATTACATAATCCATACATAAAAGTTACTATCTGTCAGCCCTTTGCCCAGTATATCGGGAACTTCAGCCGCCCACACACGTGACCCCATGACTATTGCCCATGCAGTTCGTTTCCGCTTACACGTTCGCACATGACCCCATTGGTATGCTTTACACGGCCGTACTAAAAAATACGTTCGCTTTTTATTTGGATATGTAAGTATTTCAAAGTTCGCTTGTTCCGTTTGTTTGTTTCCGTTCTCGTTTCGTTTGGAACTATTGCAAAGATACAAAATTTCTATTTACTTTCAAAACAAACGGCAGAAAATTTTGTAAAGATTTCAGAAAAAGTGATATTCCTTTCGCGTACATTATCTAAAGAATGGGCTGGCTACCTTTACACCCTACCTTTGCACCCTACCTTTACACCCTACCTTTGCAGCATATTTGCGCCAGACGGCAATCAGGGCGCGGACAGCCGTCCGCCACAGCGAGGCGCGGGATGCTCGTCGTGACACGCACATGTTTTCAAAAAAAAAAGTATTATGGAAAATGATATATGGTACTTTCAAAAAAAAACAATGCTGCGAACTTTCTAAAAAGAAAGCCCGCAGCATAAAACAAAGTAGTATTACCTTAACTTGCTACTGATACTATCTTAACACGCTACTGATACTTATTCGACATCGCCGTCGGCCACCACCTCATAACAGTCGAGCACCCCGGCCACCGACAGTATCTCGGCGTTGATGATTACGGTGTCGGCCTGGCTGATATTGCCGTACATGTTCGATGCGGTGTTGCTCAATACATTATTCTTTTTTAGCATCGACCACCCCAGCAGCCTTTTAGTCATCGACATGACATTCAGATACTTACCCAGTTCCTTTATCGGTTCCACCAGCGCCGGGTCGTAGGTCTTGCCCCGCCTGTTGGTAAACGTCTGCGTACTGCCAAAGATCAGCAGCCTGCTGCGCAACTCGTCGGCCAGCAGAGGCAGCGCCTGGTTGATGGCACTTATATGCTCGGCATTAAACCGGCGGGGGTTGCCGTGCCAGTTGTTGTGATGCTTGAAGCATGATAATACTACCTTCTGATCGATGTGGCTCAACTCGGCCAGCCGCGTCAGGATGACGTCGTGGGCCAGCAGATACTTATAGAGCGTGTCTTGTGTTACCTTAGTTTTATTCATATTAACGTGTAGTTTTATACTTAATTTCCGTCGGCAAAGATACAAACTTTTTATTTACCTTCAAAACCTTTTCCCGATTATTTTTCATTGACCCCTAAAATTTAACATTTGAGGTACAAAAAAAATAAAGCGGGCCACCTATCTTCTCAGACAGGCGGCTCGCAGCGTTCTTTAATTTATTCGATTCTTCTAAACTAAATGCTTACCTGGCTCAGGCGTTCTGCCATCAGGTTGATGCCACGCTGAATGATTTCACGGTTCTTGCCACGCGGCACGGCCAGCCCCGCCTTGTACTTTCGCATGAGCGAGGGGTTGATGCCCATCCACTCGGCCAGCGACGAAACGTTGATAAACGGGAAGGCAGCAAACAGCGCCGACACGGCATAGACGAACTCTACCTGGGCATCCTTCCACGCCGGAGCCTCGCCGCTGTTTTGCTCAACATACGCTGCCTGCTCCTGCATCATCTGCAGGAACTCATGCCTTACCTCTTCTTCTGTCATACCATTGGCATACACCATCGGCACACTGTCGGAGAAAGCGGTGTAACCACCGTCTGATCCTCTTTCGATAATCGCTTTAATTTTCATATTCATTCATTGACGTTGTTTCCGATTTTCATTCAGTGTCTTAAAGTCAGCCCGTCGCTTGAAGGCGGGCCGACCGACGCGCGTTACTTTTTCTTTCTCTTCCTCCACTCCCTGTAGGCTTCCTTCAGCCCCGTCTCGCGGAGCATCTTGTCGAGAAGCCACGGGCCTATCTCCTGTGACGGGTGGCGACCCACGGGGATGGAGTAGTCGAAGTCTGGGTGGGCGTACCGGTAATGGTTTGTACCACCTTCGAGATGCCAGTTATGGCTCTCGATGAACTTGTAGAACTCAGAGAATCGCATAATAATAAAGAACGTTTGTCTTAAAAGACGCTGCAAAGGTAACGAAAATGTTTCTATTTTGCAAGAAAAGAAACGAAAAAGTTTCTATTCATCTGTCGTTTTTAACATTTCTTCTCTTTCAGATAATACTCCCTCAAATCAAACCCCAGCTCGCGGGCCTTCTGCTCCATGCGGTGCAGGTTCTCGTAGGGGTTCATGTGCAGGGTATGGTGACACTCTGCGCAGGCTATCTCCATGTTGGCGGGATTGGTGCCGTACTGCGGGAACTCACCGAAGGGCAGCACGTGGTGCAGCTGCAGTTCGTCGAAGTCAATCGGCTTACCGCAGAGGTCGCAAGTGCCGCCGTTCTGCTTGTAGTGCCGATGCTTGAAACAGGTGATGGCCTCTCCGTAGCGCTGCGAGCGGCGGGCGACGGCAGAGGGGTTCATCTTCTTCATGCGGCAGTTGGTCAGATAGAGCCGCCAGCCCATCAGCTTCAGGCGGTAAATACGTGTCTTGCTCATACGTCAGTCCTCCTTCATTAATCCCACGAGTTTTCCTCCAACTGATTGTCGCTGAACTTGCGGAAGCAGTGCAACAGGCTGTTGTCGGGGTAAGTGATTTCGTCGTCTTCGATTTCGAGCTGGCTCAGTTCTGAGCGGGCGATGTTGCGCAGCGACGACTTGACAAGGGCGTCGCCCCGCTGCACGTAGATGATCGGAGTGTTCTTGCTGTCTTCGCGCTCTCCGTTGTAGAGTTGGCGCAGGGCCCATAATTCGGCATCCTCAGTGAAGTCGCGCTTCAGTTTTGTAAATTCCACCTCCGGCATCATCTGTGCCAGTTCGCGGCGCACGGTGCTGATGTGCTTGAAGTCGTAATAGACGATTTGCACCAGCACGCGGCCTCCGTCTTGCTCCACCTGAAGGCCATAGAGGAACTTGCCGAAATAGTCCTTCAGCATCTGCTTGTAGTCGCGTCCCTGCGACTGCGGGGTTTTGATTCTTTTCATATTGCATCATCTTGTTAGCATGCCAGCGATCCGCACTGGCGCGGAGACAGAGAAACGGCTGCACTTCCCGTTGCTAACAAGATGATGACTTCTCCGAAGGAGCCGTTTTAATCTTACGAGAAGGCAGCCGTATTTATCGGTTGCATACTGGGCATAAAAAATGCCCGGCATTTCTGCTGAGCGTCTGACGCGCACCCCGACGGATAGAAGTTACTATCATCTTGTTAGCGTTGGCAAAGATAGGGTAAATTTCTGAAACCTCCAAATTTTTCGCCGATTATTTTTCGCATCGGCCCGAAAAAATTTTTGCCTCGCACGCGAGGGCGCAGGGAGGTGCGAACATTATTAAAATAAAGATTGTTAAAAGTGTGGGACAAATAAAAAAAGCCCGCCCTTGCTCGAAGGGCAGGCCGTCGCCAATGGCACGCGGCTATGACAACTACTGGTCGATATCTTTCACTCTTTAGTCTTCACGAATACGGTCTTGCTCTTCGCCGGGGGCTGATGCTTGCCACCCTGGTACTTCAGGGCCATGCGGGCCTTGATGGGCGGGTCGTCGGGATGGCGCTCGAAGGAGCGGCGCGAGGGGTCGAAGCGCTGGTCGTCGATGACCTCGCGCTTAAACGACTTCGTGGGCTTGAACTTCAAACGCTTGGTGGGCGGCAGATGTTTCAGCTCGCTCTTACCCTTATAGGTATAGAGGTGCTCGCGCTCAGGTATATCCATAGTGTAGAACGTACCGAACGACTCGATTGGTACGCAGCCCGCACCCTCGGCCATCTGGTAGCGGATCTCGTCGAACGTGGCCGACAAGACCTGCTCCACGGTGGCGCGGCAGATGCCCGAGCGCTTCACCACGGCGGCTACGAGTATGCCTTTGTATTTTCCTGGACTCATCGCTTATTCGCCGGTGTCGATGGGGTTGCCGGTGTCGTCAGGGTTGGTCGGGTCGGTGGTCGGGTCGGTGGTGTCATCGGTGGAATCCTGGGTGGCATCGTCTTCCTCGGGCTCCAGAGGATCACCCTTGCGGTCGGTCTTCTGCCAACGGACGCTGCGGTTGAACTCGTGGGTGAACTCTGCGTTTACCACGCAGGTGATGCGGCTCTTGGCACCGGTGGCCTTCAGGTCGTCGGCGGTGACAGCACGCTTCACGGTGTTGTCGTCGTTGAGTTCGTCCTTCACGCGGGCGTTGAGGGCCGGGCCGAGGGTGAGGAACTGGTCGCCCACCTCCACGCGGAAGCCCTCCAGCAGTTTCTCCATTGCCACCTTCATGTACTCCTCGACGGCGGCGCGGATGGTGTGAGCCTCGATGCTGGTGTTCTTGCTGGCCTGCTGGCAGATCTGCTGGAAGCCGTAGGTGCCGTTGGGCAGGCTCTGGGCATAGAACGAGTGCGGGAACATCTTGGTATTCTCGCGGGCATAATACTTAATACGAACGTTGTGTGCCATAATCGCTGTTTTTGTAAGTTACCGAACAATGATTGTCACTCTCAGGTGACGATGAACGGCGGCCTTCGGTAAGACTGCCATTCACGGGGATAATATAATGTGCGGGCGCAGACTGCACAAGGGCAAAGTCGTTCCAAAGGACTTCCACCGTCAGCCAATTCCCGCTGTCGCGCCTACCCGTAGCCTTTCAGGCATCACACATCTTTCTGTTAATTTATCGTAAATGCGTGTGACAAATTAGCATTGTCGGAAAATAATTACTATCTTTGCATTGTCAAATCTCAGTGCGGACGAACAGGCCGCATCAACAGCGGCATTTTTTGTGCCCATACTATTGTCGGTTAAATACATCGACCGTAACCGCGTCGGGTAGTGGAAACACCCCGGAGTCAGCACTGAGGACTTGACAACGCGTAGTGCGGTCGTTCTTGTTATAGTTGTCAAAACTCAGTGATATGAAAAGAAAAACTCACAAAAACCTGACCCGCGAAGACTGCGAGCAATTTAAGCGGGAACACCCCGAGATTACCAGGGCGAACATCCATCAGAAGAAAGGATATGTGCGAGCAATGAAACGACTCGGCATCTTCGACGAATTGTACCCATACGAGAAGAAAAGAAGTTTCGACCTGACACGCGAGGACTGTGAGCAATTCAAGCAGGAGCACCCGGATATGAAGAGGGAAGACTTGAGATTTCATCACTATAGATATCACACCGCCATGCAGCGCCTGGGAATAATCGACGAGCTTTATCCAGACCGATTGAACCGCCCTGATAAACTGACGCGCGAGGACTGCGAACAGTTCAAGCGGGAACACCCTGTCATGGACGCAGACCAGTTGAGGATACACCATACGGCATACTTTAAGGCCATGAAGAGACTGGGCATATTGAAGACGCTCTACCCACCCACCAGACCAAAGGCTTACGACAAAGACTACCTGATAGAGAGGGCATCCCATTATAATGACAGAGGCGAGTTGATGGATCACGAACCAAGAATACTGTACGCTATCACCACTCGCGGCAAGGCTTTTATAGACGAGGCACTGGGACACATGGAGCCGAGGGGAAACATGATAAGGAGGATGATTTACGCATTCGAGTTTAATGACCGCTCGGCATACGTTGGGCTTACCTGCAACGCAGACCAACGGGAAAAACAGCACATGAAAGACTGTAATTCTGCTGTGTTAAAACACATCAATGCTACGGGGATAGAGCCTGTATTCAAGCCTCTTACAGGATTTCTGCCAGTAAAGGAGGCGCAGCGCATGGAGGGCGAGTGGCTGGAACGTTACAAGCAAGAGGGATGGACGATACTGAACGTGGCTACAACAGGTGGCATTGGCGGTTACAGGAGGAATAATCTTCAACCGCAAGTGGTGGAGCTGGCAAAGCAGGGAATGATGCCAAAGGAGATTCCAAACCATGTAGAATGTTCATACAATACTGTTATACATATACTATCAAAGGCAGGATTAAGTTATCGCGGCATGTCGAATATGCCTATCGAAATATTGGACGACGACGGTAGTGTCATCGGCAGCTTCAAGTCCATCAAGGATGCCGGAATTGCTTACGGTATGCTTCCGTCGAATATTGCGGCAAATATCAGAAGAGGCCATAGGACTCGCGGCCATTACCACCGCCACAATCCAGAGTCATACCGGCTGAAATATGGCAAAGAGCCACCTGAGGATGAGGGAATGCCGAAGAAACCGCAAAGTTAAACTACTGTAAATGTGTGCGACATTTTGATGGATGCCGTTCAGTCATCAGCCATCGTCTCACACCGTCAGCCGGAAGTCGTCTACCCGCAGGATGCAGCAGTCTCTCAGGCGGCGGGTCTGGCCGCTGGCGGTGAACTGCACGAGGCGGGTACCGGCGGCGACATCGACGGAGATGGTGACGCATTCCTCACCACGGATCACGTCGCCATTGGAGGCGGCGATATACCATACTCTGAACGGTACGCGCTCCACGACCTGCTCCACCTTGTAACCACCCTTGCTGTCGGGCAGGCGGCGGGCCACCAGCCTTGTGCGCTCGGCCACGCGGCGCAGTTCAGAGAGGGCTAACGTCTTCAGATGACTATCGTTAATCATTGCTAAATGTACTGGACAAATTTAAGTTTATGGGTCATACAGATACACCCGTCGCTGATTGTACTCGTCGGGCAGGGTGATGTAGAGGTCGCACTCCAGTTCGTCCTGCAGAGCCATCAGTTCGTCGAAGGTATTGACGACGCTGCGGTCGGGAGGCAGACGGTTGTAGGCGCGCGTTGGCGTGTGGGATATAATGAAGCTCATCGAGGTAATTTACTATTTAACGATTTGCTATCCTGCGCCACCAGCGGCGGGTGATCCAGGCGGCGGCGGCGAGGATGATGCCTACGGCGAGCCACTGCAGGCGGTCGGCCCAGCGGCGGTACCATGGGCGGCTGTCCTGGGCGACGGGGGTGACGGTGTTGTGAGTGGAGTCGGACTGCTCACTATGGCTCAGGGCGATATCGAGACGCTGTTGCCAGATGCTGTCCTGACGGTCGAGGGCGGTCTGCAGCCGGTTCTCCATCTCGCGCTCCAGACGCTGAACGGCCTGCTGCTGCTCGCGCTGGATATCACGGCTGATGGTGCGCTGCTCCTGTCGGACGGCGCGGCCCAGCGAGTCGGTGGTGGTGGTGATGGTCTCCTGGATCGTCTCGCGCTCCTCAGAGTGCGACGACTGCTGCTCACTGTACTGGCTGATACGCTCGCGGAAGATGGAGTCGATGCGTTCGTGCCATGATGACATGTGGGCATCGACGGCAGCCTGGATGGCCATCGTGTCGGCCTCGGCGCGGTGGTGCTCCGTGCGCTCCACGGCCTTCGGAGTGGCGCAGGAGCCGAGCAGGATTCCGACTACAATCGCCAGAATGAGGTTGTAATGGATGTTCATTTCGCTGAATGTTTTCGGCAAAATATCCGTTGGAAGCATTTAAAACAAGGGCAGTGCGAGCCGAGCGCAGAATCCACGAGCTTGCTCGATGGTTATGCCGAAAGGCTACGGGTAGGCGACGGAACGTCGGGAATGGCGAGGATAGCACTCGGCGCAAGCCAAGGGCAGCCGCCCAGAATGCTACAACGGAGCGGCTGCCGGAACGAGAGGAGCTACACGTGAACCTCCCGATGGGTTGCCGGAGTGACCCGGCGAAAACAAACTACTAATCTACTAAAACAAATCTTTGTGGGTGGCGCCATCGCGGCGGCGATTGTTATAACATCAAATACCTAAATGTGGTCAAAGAAGAAAGCGGCGGAGACGCAGGGCGTTGGTGGTGGGCGGGGCCCCGCGTTTTATGGTGACGGGAAAACTCCGCCGCTGTGATCGCAGTATTGCTTGCGCATCGGGCCTGAGAGTTATCAGAGCCTGATTTTGCGCTGCAAAGGTAGTCATTTCTTGCGTAATGCGCAAGCGTTCAGCGAGTTATCTGAACAGAAAAGGCGCGCGCCGGAAAAGATTTTGCGCTGATTTCCCAGGTTATTTGCGCTTATTTTGCGCCGATGGAACGCGCTAAAGTGTTGAATATCAGTTATTTATATATTGTTTTGCGCTGTTATTTTGCGGTTTTTTATAAAAAAGTGATTTGAAAAATAAAAATTTATTTCCCTATATATATAGTATAACTATCTGATTATTAGCGTTTTATTCTAATTGTCCTATTTCTATTTATATATAGTGGGTATCAGGGAGTTTCCGCGCGGTCGTGATGAGATATGTACAGAATTTCTGATAGAAATAGAATATATTTTAAAAGTGGTCTCAGCGAAAAAGGGCGATTTCTGGGAAATACCCCTAAAAGCGGGTAACTATTTGAGTGTCAGCGGTGTTGCAGTTATCAGGGCTTCTGATAACTTTTTCGGGCAAAATCGGGGTAAATCGCACCTAACTTGCTGAACATCAGCGTTATCAGAAATTTGCAAAACTGTTATCAGAAACGGGTATTTCCAAGGAAAAACGTAAAATTTCAGATAAATTTCGATGTAAACTATTCTTACTTTGAGAGGTAGACCCCGCCCCACCCCCTCCCCTCAAAGGGACGGGGAATGCCTACGGGGAAAAAAAATAATTCGTAAAATTCGTGCAATTCGTAGTCGTAGTCTCAGAAATTTTTCGTAACTTCGCAGCCGTTATTACTACATACGATGTCTGAGAAGGGTTACAAGATGCCGGTCGTGGCGTGGCTGAAGGTGACGGACTACATGCACGGCTGGCTGCAAAAGGAACTCGTAGGCGGGACGAGAATTGGGGGAAAGAAGGTGGTTTGTTTGCAACATCTGGACGGTGCGCGCGACGTGCTCCGCATGGAGACGTGCAATGACGTGACGGGCGACGACGAGACGGAAGAGCCCGACGTGCAGGAGAACTCGCTGTCGGCGACGCGCTACGGCTGCATCGACGCAGGACTGGCGCTCGACCCGAAGACGGTGCAGCGGCACTACGGCATGGGGCGCGAGGAACTGGCGCTGTTCGTACCGATAGAGTGTCCGAGGACGTGTCTGACGAAGAACGGCGTGCTGCGCCCGTGGACCAGCGACACGTGCTTCGGACGGCAGCAGTCGGCGGCACTGTTGAAGGTGCTGCGCGAGGCGTTCTGGCGCGGCGTGGCGGAGTACGACCGTGAGTATGCCAGGAGGATGGACGGCGAGAAGTATGCCGCCGTGGATATGATAGAGGCGTTCTGCCGCGACATGGGCACGAGCGACCTCTACGTCGATGCGATGCGCCGCGAGTGGCAACGGAGGGCGAAGCGGATCAAGGATTAGTTTTTGGACTTCCAGAAGTTTGCTCCCTCGAAGCGGGCTACAGTGGTGCAGGCTGCCAGTCGGCTGAGCACATCGTCGCCGTAGCGGTGCTGTATGCTATCGGGATAGAGGACGGCCGTCGGGAACTGTGGCGCGATGGTGGTGGTGGAGAGGTTGGTGGTGATGATGAGCAGCGGGCCTCCATGCACCGACGCCTCGCAGAGCTCGTAGAAGGAGTTGTCCTGGTTGCCGTAGTGCTTGCGGTCGTCCTTGCCCAGATCGTCGATGACCACACAGCGGGCACGCTTCAGTTCGTCGAGACGGCTTCGCAGTTCTCCAGCCTGTACGACGGGTATTTTCCGTCGCCAGTCAGGACCGCCGAGGATGGGCGGCAGCACGTCGCAGCAGATGGTTGACTTGCCCATGCCGGGCGTTCCCAGACACAACAGTCCCCTACCCTCGTTGTCGGTCAGCCACGCCGCCACTTTGTCGTAGGCGGGCATCCACCGGAAGCCGTCGCCGACGACGCGGCGCATGTCACTCTCCAGTTGTTGCCGGGCATCGGGTATGGAGAACCGTGGACGCTCAGGCGACACGTCGGAGATATAGCCCTCCGGATGGTCGGGAGACGGCTGCTGGATGCGGTAGCCCAGCCGGACGTTCGGACTGAAGGCCTGCTTCAGCACCCACGACCAGAGCGGCATACGGTAGTGCTCGATGTATTCACAGACGTGATGGTCGGGCACGCGCAGCACAAGTTCCCCCGTGGTGGGGTCGAACGACTCGAAGGTGATGGGCGCGAACCACGTCTGATACACCCACTCCGCATCGTCCTGCGGGATGACCTTCACATCCTTGGGCAGCCATTCGCGGATCATCTGCAGGCATTTCGCCCAGCGCTCTTGATAGTTTTCCATTGCGTTTCGGTTTTAGAACATTTGCATGTCGGTTGGTTCGGGGGTTACTTCCTCGGATGTAGCCACAATGCGCTCGGCCCTACGCGCCGGACTCAGTCCGGACCCAGTCACAGCCGCACGCTGGACGATGGCCTCTCGGGCTTCGGCGTCCTGCTGCTTCATGTTACGGCCCGTATCAGTGAGACTGATATGGAAGATGATAGCCTCGGGCTTGCCGCGCTTCTTGCCTGCTGGATAGCGGAACTCGTAGTCGAAGGTGCAGTCGATGTGGTCGGCGGCTTCGGCTATCTCTCTCTTGGCGGGCTCCAGCACGCGCTTCTTGAAATCGTTGATGTCCTTGTACTTGTCGGCCACATACTTGCCCGTCTTCTCGTCCTTGGTGGTGAGCAGTATCTTGCGCAGCTTCTCATACTCGATGGTCCAGGTGCCTGCGAACTTGTTGGCATTGATAAGCAGGTAGATGCGCCCCGCATAGCCCGACGAGAAGCAGAACACGGCATCCTTCAGATACTTCTGGTAACGGGTGAACGTGAAGAGATCCTTGGCGGTGCTCTCGGTCATGTGCAGCTTGATGTCGGTGCGGCGCTCCTTCTTGGTCTCGTCGGGCACGTCGACGACCGGGAACACGGTGATGCTGCGCACATAGCCGTCCTCCTCTTTCTCATAGACGAGTGTGCCCATCATAGCGCGGGCAGCCTCGCTGACGTAGCGGTAGTTGGCGGGATCGACACCAAGTTCCGAGTACTTGACTGAAAAGGTGAGGTAATTGCCCGACACGCCTTTTAAGGGGCGGAAGTCATCGTCGGTGAACAGGCTGCCCGCATACCCGCTCTCATGTTGTTTCTTGATGGCCTTGGCGATGCGCTCCTGTAATTTGTCCATGATGGTAGTCTGGATTCTGGCGTGCATCACCGACATGTCACCGTTGAGATAGGCAAAGGTGATGGGCTGCGTAATCATGCGGCGCTGATCAACAGGCACATTGCTGATAAGTTCCTGCATGCGCTGTTCGGCTTTCTTTGATTTTCTTGCCATAGTTGTGTAGCTTTAAATGAGTCGGATGCTCAGGTAGTTGTAGCGTTACCTTTTGCAATCCGTCGGCAAAGTTATAAAAATGTCCGCAAACTACCAAACATTTTTGCATTTATTTTCAGGTAGTTACGAAAAAAGTTTTAAAACTATGAATCTGTCCGAATTTTGCGGAGTTATAAATTTGTCCGAGTAAAACTATATAAACGTCCGAGATTTAGGGCTATTCCTATTTTGTCCCGATTGGCAGGAAAACTATAAAGATGTCCGTGAACAGCTATAAATCCGTCCGAATTGCGACCCACAAAACTATAAATCCGTCCGAAAACGTTCGGCGAACCTATGAATCCGTCCGAGAAAAACCTGTTTATCCGTCCGTGAAACCCGCAGAAACCAATGAATCCGTCCGGGACAAGACCACGCAACCGCCTATGAATCCGTCTGAGAACGCCTGTGAATGTGTCCGTAAGTGGCTGTAAATCTGTCCGTAACACCCTATGAATGTGTCCTGGTAATACTATAAAAATGTCCGAGTTTGACAGCGTAATATATTTGCTATCAGATAGTTACACAACCGCTTACTCTTTATTTCCTTATACTCCACTAAAACTGTACATATTAAACTCAGACAAATTTATAGTTTAAGAATTTAAGAAGAAAGAGGAGTGTCAAAACTCGGACATCTTTATAACGCGGCGGCGTTTGGCGCGTATCATACGCCCGCACGTAACTCGGACAGATTTATAACCTTCGCCCCCCTACTCCGATCTGCGCCTTGCATCTGCCAGCCCGCAGCACTATATTGCGGGCATGGCAAAGAACTACAGAACAACGACCGCCGCTCAGAACAGCGGCAAGGATAAGGAGTATGAGAAACACGTGTGCGGTGAGTGCGCACGATGCACGCCCGTCACGAAGTTTAGCACGCTGACAGTGAAGGATCGTAAGCCGACGCTGGGGCGGTGTCCGGAAGAAGAGTTTTGTGTGCTGCAATCGCAACGGGCGTGCCCAAAGTTTGAAGGATAGGCTGGAGGTTTGTCCTATTTGGAACTGTCCCTATTTCTTCCCTTCCATCCGTATTCGTCAGGGAGGCGAAGCGCTTCCTTGTATTGTTCGTCGTTGATGATTCCCTGTTGTTTCAACCCAAGGAGCATCGTTTCGAGAAAGAATCGCTTGGCCGTTGTGTCACGGTCTCGTGCATAATTCTTTGCTAATCGGTGGATGCTTTTAGGCAGAAAGCAGAGAGCACCGATAGGTCTTTCTGTAACCATACCTGATTGCGACTGTTGCGGCGTTTCTGCCTTTACCTGTTCAGGTTTTTTGACTGGCTCGATTTCGTCGTGCTCGATGGCGGTGACGATGTAGGTTGTCTGTTTCATAGGATTTAATGTTTATATGTTCATTTGTTTATTTGTTCTTTTGAACTTTTGTATTTTTGCGCAGTCCGCGTGGCGGTCGGGTAGTGATTTCTGCACGGCGGGTCTGAAACTCCTCTTCGGGCAGGAGGCCGTCGCGGTGCAGCTTCTCGATGATGGCGAGCTCCATCCAGTCCATTCGGGTCATATTGTCGAAGGTGTTGCAGTAGTTGCTGGCGAGGTTGTACTCGCGCATGGAGATCCAGGGGTTTGGCAGATGCGTCAGTCGCTCACTGACCGTGGCGGGCTGCTGGGGCGACGCGGGTTGCGCCGAGGCGGCAGGCTGCACTGCTGTTGACGACTGTTTTTCCTGCGCCTGTTGGGACGACGCGGGCTCTGATGTTGGTATTGTTGCCATGCTGGCCTGTTGCTCGATGGCAGCCACCGTCTTGGCCTGGGCTACCATATCCTGAAACGTGGAGCCTCCCCCACCCTGCTTCATCTGTGCGAACTTGTCTTTCTTTGCCATAATGTATAAATGTTTATTTGTTTATATGTTTACTTGAATATATGTATATTTGTTCATGTATTTATTTGTATTTATATACATTTGTTTAATTGTTTGAATGTTCGTTTGTTTATTAGTGTAATTGTTTTAATGTTTAATTATACTTTTATTCGTTTGTACGTTTGTATATATGTACGTTTGAACAGATGTTTATTTACCGAACTTCTCCAGATACTCCGTGGCAAGGGCGATGTAATCCTCGGCGGCACGTCCTCCGGCATAGGATGTGAAAACGTCCTCGCGCAGGGCCTGGCTCTCGATGATGTCCTTAGAGCGGCGGATGGCAGTCTGGAAAGTCTCGCTGAACGACTGGCGTATCTGCGGCTCGTACATCTTGGCTGAGCGCAGTTTTGCATCGACCTTGGTGATAAGGATGCCGTGACAGTCGAGGTGACCCGTGTCGGCACCTACCTTTCCTGCGGCAACGGCGATGTTAGCCATACCCTTGACGCTGGCTTCCTCCAGCTCGGTGGGGATGATGAAGCCGTCGGAGGCGTAGAGGGCATTGTAGGTCATGCGGCTCATGGCGGGCTGGGTGTCGATGAAGATGAAGTCGAAACTCTCAGCAATGCTATTGCTGAGCACAGAACCATCGGTGCGGTCGTCGATGGGGCGCTGCAGGATTTCCTTCAGAGCCTTACTGGGGTTGGGGCGGAGGGAAAGGATGGCGTCGATGCCATTGAGATTGACGGAGGCGGGGGTGTAGAACACTCTGTTGTCTGCGCGATAAACGGGTAGTCCCTGTTGTTCCTGGCATAAGGCGGTGTAGAGGGTGGGGGAGCCTTCCAGTTCGCGGCGGTCGTCCCATCCGAGGAAGTAGGAGAGGTTGCGCTGCGGATCGCAGTCGATGACAAGTACGCGGTAACCCTCCGTGCGGAGTGTGATGGCTGCAGCGAGATTGAGTACCGTGGAGGTTTTGCCGGCTCCACCTTTGTTGTTTGACACACATACGACGTGGCGCAGCTGGTGTGTCTTGATTTTCTTTGCCATAGTTGTGTAGCTTTTAAAATATGAATATAATAGGAATAATTTCCGTTGTAGCGATGCAAAGATATGTATAATTGTTCAAATATACAAATGTTCAGATAAACAATTATACATTATTAACAGATACAAGTACAGCAGCAATGTCGTACATCAGGCATCATCCATCATACATTAGCCATCTTTACCTGCCCTTGGCTTTACCGAGTGCAGGCATCGGCTCGGCATAACCATCGAGCAAGCTCGTGGATTCTGCTCTCGCCTTGCACTGCCCTTGGCTTTACCGAGAGCAGTCACGCTCGGGAAAGCTCATGCGAGCATGGCTTTCCTCTCGCTTAACCCTGCCCTTGCATTTGGATTGTGTCTATACTATCTTGTGCGAAAAGACAAATTTGCGATTAAGCGAAGGCCGTGATGCTTGCATCGACGGCTGAGCGTGAGCAAATTCAAACGAAGTTTAAAACGAAGGCGATATGATCAGGAAGATACTTGTGCGCGATTACCTGAAGGGGTACAACGATATGACGGCGGAGGAACGCGAGGCGTTCGTCGGCAGGGTGGGGGAGTGGCTGGCCTCCGACGGGACGCGGCTGCTGGCTATCACGGACAGACCGATGGCGAAGAGTCAGAACCTCATTACTATCTCTACCAGGTGGGCGAAGGAGGACGTGGCGGCGATGGATCGGGGCATCAGTCTGCTGTCGGCAATGGTGGCGGTGGCCGAGACGTGGCTGCCGTCGCAGATATATATGAAGTCGGCGTACAGGGCGGTGCGGCAGGTGGTGGGCGTCTTGATGGAAAGCGCAAAGGGGCAGGTCAACGGACTGAACTTGCTGGTGAATCCTGCGACGGGGGCTCCGATGCCCATGACGAATAACGCTGCAACGGGACAGAGGGGAAAGGCTACGGGTCAGGCACTCCCTTCTTCCGTTGGAGCGACAGCCAGTCCTGGCAGTAAGAGGCAGGGCGGCGAGGGCATCACCGCGAAACAGACAAAGAAGGAATATCAACCAATTCCCGCTGTCGCGCCTATCCGTAACCTTTCAGCCATCAGCCATCAGCCATCAAGCGGGATGGTGCCGGCACGTCCGAAGCATATCGACCAGTACGTTCATCTGTTGCCGAAGGCGACGCAGGAGCGGGCGGCTGAGTATGGTGAGTTGATGCGGCAGCTGGGCGAGGCACGAGATAACATGCAGCTGCTGATGGACGATGACCATGCAAGTGCGAAGAGCCGCGAGCAGTGGGCGAAACAGGCGACGAAGATTGACAAGAAGATACGGGCGATACGAGACGAACTGGACCGCGAGTGGGAGAAGGTGGCGGAGAGCGGGCGCGTGGTGATTGATGACCTGGGGATGGCGCATCTTGTTTCCACGCCGCAATGCAACGTGGCGCAGAACGAGGACGGCGCATCGGCTGACGGTGAAGGCGGAGAACAGGAGCCGGTGGAGCTGACAAGCGAGCAGAAGAAGCGCCGCCGCGACCTGCGGAAGTGGCTCATCGACCTGCGACGCGGTAAGGAGGGGAAGGACAGGGAGAAGCGCATCGAGCAGTGGCGCGTGAACTGGCAGGAGTACCTGACGCTGGAGCCGCGTGAGAAGGCTTTGGAGGACGAGAAGATCCTGGAGGCGGCGAAGCACTTCGGGATTGACATCGGCGAAAATACCGCCGAACACGGGAAGGACGCGGACGGTGTGAAGAAGGAATAACAAGACAGGAGATTGGTGTAATGGCAGCACATGAGATTCTGGCTCTCAGGGCAGGGGTTCGAGTCCTCTATCTCCTACACAAACATAAATACAGGAACAGACTATGACATTCCAAGGAATTGTAAGGCGGTGGTGCCAGATATACAAGCCAATGCTTGACAATCCGTACAACGGCAACCGGCGGTTCTACCTGACGGACTCGCGGACGGGGGTGGTGGATATGGCGAAAAGCATCTCGAACAAGTTCAACCCGTTCGTCATGATGGAGAGTGCGGTGGAGATAGAGGGCGAGTTCACCAAGCCTTATCGCAACTACCCGATTTACTTCATCGTGAAGGCGGACAAGATGGCGGACGGCGACGACGCATCGGTAGCCTACGAGGAAGCGCTGTATCATGCAAAGAAGTTCTGCACCTGGCTCTGGCACAAGCACCAGGAGGAGATGGCGGAGAACATCACGGGCGACTTCGCGATGATAGACCTGGAACAGTCGCGGCTGATGATTGACTCGGTCGGCCCACTGGAGAACGGCTGGTTCGGCGTGGTACTGCAGTTCGAGCGCATGGAACCGATGAACCTCTGTGTCAACGAGGACGAGTATATGTCCGACGACTTCGTGCCGACACCGAACGGGCCGAAGCCGGAGGATGTCAGACCGACAGATGATGACGATACGAACCAAAACGGATAGACTATGCCTGACGAAGAGAAGGCACCGCTGAAGGTGACGGACATCGACGCACTGAAGGAGAATGTACGGATGGCGGTGGAGGAGTTTGCCAAAAGGTGGATCTCGATGCCGGAGTTCGGACTCGACGTGGAGGTGATGAGTGTGAGCCAGTTGCGCGACGCGATGGGACTCAGGGCCTCTATCGACTGGGGCGACCCGTGGCCGGCGGCGGAACAGGAACTGATAGCGCATGGGTTCCGATGGCACTGGCTTGGCGGGCAGCGGGTGATGTATCTGAAAGAGCGGGAGGACTTCGTGCCGGACACGGGGTGGGAGGTTCCTGAAGAAGTGAAGAGTGAAGAATAAAGGGACTACGAATTAAACGAATTATACGAATTTATTCACCAACAAAACGGAAGATATAACCCGGGCTTGAAGCCCATAGTATTAACAAACAAAAATTTTAACGACGATGAAAAAGGATTTTTTCGGAAAGTTGATGGGGGTGCTGCTGTTGGCAGTGATGGCCCTCGTGTGCAGCTGTAACGGCTGCAAGAGAGAGACGGCTATGATTGATGACCCCGTGGTGGTGTATCATGATTATGATGGCGTCGTGCAGGACTTCACGGCGGGTGTCGGCCATATCCAGGCGCTGCACAGGCAGACGATGGCTTCGCTGACTGGCGGCAAGGAGTATCAGTGGCGCAACAGCCGCGTGATTCTGAATGACACGGTGACCGCTGAGAATATTGACGACCTGCATGTGGTGGCTGTGAACGATGTGTTTTTCTATTGGGACAGCGTGAAGGGGCCGATGGTGCAGTACATCAACTCGCACGTGAAGTACGGTGTGCAGATTCCATACCCTATTAACGATGTGTGGATTGAGGATGCCGACATGAGCGAACAGCCGATTAAGCTCTCTGCCGAGCAGGCGCTGATGAGACTTAAAGAGTATAACGGTATTCTCCCCAAGGACTGCAACTTTATCATTCTGCGCCTTCCTGTCGGCCCGAAGGATTGTAACCCTCAGTGGACTTTCGGCGATGTGGACGACGTGCTGTTTATAGACGCGGTGACGGGCGAGATCAGAGATTACAATCCTGCCTTCTCGCGAAAGTAACGGGGATGGGCTTCGCAGGTCTTATCGGGCCTGTATCCCATCCCCACAAAGGCTCGACGGTCTCTAAAACCGTGACGAGAAACTTATACTTTGTGTGATTACCGCAGCGGCTCCTGCCGCCTTATGTTATCCTCGGCATGGGCCGCTGCGAATACTTACGACGATGGCGCGATACAATCGCGCTGCAAAAGGCGAAGCAATATGACAGACGAAGAAAGACTCCGCAGGAATACGGAGAAGGCTTATCAAGAAGCACTGCGTGCAATGATCGACCTCGTGAATGCTATCACTGAGGAGCGTAATTATTATCGCGAGAAGGCTAACGCTATGAATGAATAGACTATGGCACGCGACTGGAAAGGAGGCTCGGCTTCCACTTTCAAGACTATCGGGGCATCGAACCACTGCGAGCATGAGCGGGCGGACAAGGACTACTAGTTGTTACTACCTTCATTTTTAGAGCCACTTCCAACGGGGGGTAATTTTCAAACAGGTTGTTACTACCTTCATTTTTAGAGCCACTTCCAACCTATAAGCCGGAAGCCTCTGAGGTTGTGCGGCTTGTAGTTGGTTTCGACTTTAAAAACTGAGGCATCGGGGTGTCGGGCGCTCCGTTTGAGCACCTTTGCCCTTCACTTTTCCTGTTTCGACCGCTTGAACTCGTCTTGCGGTTTCGCAATGGTGGCTGCTGATTATCCTCCCGAACCCGTCGGGTGGAACCACAACAACATGACTTCTTAGGTCCTGCCGCCGAAGCGGGAGAACGGTCGTCCATCAGGGATTGCTCCACAGGCTTGGCCCATCGTACCAATGGGACAGTCTTATTTTCACTCAGACCAAAGTGTTTGATGTTCACGGCTGCATTGAAGTCGCGGTCGTGGTGGGTGCCGCACACGGGGCACGTCCACTCCCTGTCCTTCAATGTCAGCTGCCGATAGACATAACCGCAGTGGCTGCACGTCTTTGACGACGGTGCAAAGCGGTCAATCTTGATGTAGTTCTTCCCTGCCCACTTGCATTTGTACTCCAGCTGACGGTAGAACTCGCCGATGCTGGCATCCTGCAGGTCGTAGGCCAGGTGTTTGTTCTTCACCATTCCCTTCACGTTCAAGTCCTCCACACAGATCGTCGTCGCTTGGTTCTCGTAGGCGAGATAGTGTGTCAGCTTGTGTATATGGTCACGGCGCTTGTTGGCAATGTGCTGATGCAGCCGGGCTATGCGCCGCTTCAGCACCCGGAACTGGCGGCTGCCAATCTCCTTCTTGCTCAGTCTTCGCTGCAGGAGTTTCATCTTGCGCTTCTGCTCCTTGCCGTAGTGCATTGGCTCGTCGGTCAGGCCGTCGCTCGTCACCACGTAGTGCTTCAGCCCTGTGTCTATGCCGATGGTCTTGTCGGGGTCGATGAGTGCTTTCGTGGGCACGGGCTTTCCATCGTCCACAAGGATGCTGGCATGATAGACACCCGACTTCAACAGCTCTATGCCCACCTGCTTGATTTTGCATTCCTTGGTATTGAAGCGGCGGTGGAACAAGCACGGGATGTCTTTGATTCCAGGGATGGTGAGCAGTCCGCGCTTGAAGTTCACCTTGATGCTGCCCCGCGTGTGGTAGTGCTGGCGGTCATGCTTGCGTCGCTTGACAGGCTTCTCTGCCCTGCCTTCAAAGTAGTTGTCATAGCCGTCGTAGAGGTCGGCCATGGTGAACTCGATAGCCTTTGAACTCACCTCCGTCAGCCACGGTGCATGTTCTCGCAGTTCACTACGCACCAGCGCGTTCATGTCGTACTCCGACACGCTGGTATGGTGTTTCCAATACAGCGTCTCCCTCATCTCCAGTGCCCAGTTATACACATACCGGCAGCAGCCGAAGGTCTTGGCGAGCATCACTTTTTGCTCGTCGGTGGGATAGATGCGGTATTTGTAAGCGCGTAGCATAAGCGTTTCGTTGTTTATTGTTCTTTCTTCATTGCTTCTCTGATCTCCTGCTTCTTGTTCCAGAATCCGACGGAGGAGCGGTGATAACCTTGTTCCAAATTGACACCGTGCCGGTAGGCCATGCGCTGCATCAAATTCATCTGCATGGGTATGTCGTGGTGGACGAGGAAATGGCAGCGGGGGCAGAGCATCATGAGGTTCCACTTCTTGCGGATGAGTCGTGGGAAGATGGCGTAGGGTAGCACGTGGTGCATCTGCATCGACTCCTTGGGGTATTGCTCGCCGCACAACTCGCAGCAGCCCTTATGCTTGTTGTATCGCTGATTGCGCAGGTTGTGCATGGTGCGAGCCGTCACGGAGTCGTGGCGCGAGGAGGGGAAGTACCGGATGTTCTTCCGGCTGACCAACACGCACCAGCCGAAGATTTTCCACTTATATATCTTGATTAGTTTCATACGTCAGTCCTCCTTTATTAATCCCATGAGTTTTCCTCCAACTGATTGTCGCTGAACTTGCGGAAGCAGTGCAACAGGCTGTTGTCTGGGTAAGTGATTTCGTCGTCTTCGATTTCGAGTTGGCTCAGTTCTGAGCGGGCGATGTTGCGCAGCGACGACTTGACAAGGGCGTCGCCCCGCTGCACGTAGATGATCGGAGTGTTCTTGCTGTCTTCGCGCTCTCCGTTATAGAGTTGGCGCAGGGCCCATAATTCGGCATCCTCAGTGAAGTCGCGCTTCAGTTTTGTAAATTCCACCTCCGGCATCATCTGTGCCAGTTCGCGGCGCACGGTGCTGATGTGCTTGAAGTCGTAATAGACGATTTGCACCAGCACGCGGCCTCCGTCTTGCTCCACCTGAAGGCCATAGAGGAACTTGCCGAAGTAGTCCTTCAGCATCTGCTTGTAGTCGCGTCCCTGCGACTGCGGGGTTTTGATTCGTTTCATAATACCTGAATTTTTTGACAATTAAAAACCACGCTACGGGCTGTCAAGGTTCATTCAGGCGAAGACCTTTGGGGTCGTTGTCCGATACCCCACCCGGCGTGGTCGAATTTTCTTTTCTAAGATGTACCTCAGCGGTACGGGCACAAAAAATGCCGCTTCGTCGGCGGCTCACTTCGTGCCGCCTGAATGATTTTTGACGTTGCAAAGATAAGCATAATTTCTGAACCGTGCAAGCATTTTGGCAGAAAAATTTTTCGTCGGTATCTTTTTCTTTCATTCTCTGTAGCCTCCTGCCCTTGTCTTTTGGATGCTCATTATATATAATAGGTAGAACAACATAAACACAAAAACGAAAACGAGACTATGGCAACGACTTACAGACAAGGCTCGAAGGGAGCGATAGTGAAACAGATACAGAAGGTGGTGGGGGCTTACCCTGACGGTATCTGGGGCGCAGTGACGACCGAATGTGTGCGCCGCTGGCAGGCGGCTCACGGACTGACAGCCGACGGCATCGTGGGCGTGAAGACGTTGGCGAAGATGGGGCTGCAGGCGACGGCGCAGGCGGTGACACCATCGGCAAAGGCATCGACGATAGAGGGGCCTAACGGCATCGTACTGAAGAAATCGCGCCGACGTATCGACTACATCGCCGTGCATTGTACGGCAACCCGCGAGAGGCAGGTGATGACCGTGGAACAGATACGCGCCGTCCACAAGGCGCAGGGGTGGAGCGATATCGGCTATCACTATGTGGTGACGCTCGACGGGCGGGTACACCTGGGACGCGACGTGGATGTGGCGGGGGCGCACGTCAGCGGCTATAACTCCAACTCGATAGGTATCTCGTATGTCGGCGGTCTGGAGAACCGTCCGGGCGTACCCTACAACAGACTGAAGGCGAAGGACACGCGCACCAAGGCACAGAAGGCTGCACTGCTCAGTCTGCTCATGGCCCTGCGCAGATTCTACCCTTATGCAAAGATACAGGGACACCGCGACTTCTCGCCCGACAGGAACGGCAACGGCACGATAGAGCCAAGTGAGTGGATCAAGGATTGTCCGAGTTTTGATGCCAAGACGGAATATAGAATGATATAGGCTATGGCAAGAGAAACAGGAATGTCGCAATCGCTGATGTCCGGGGCACTGCTGCACTTCCAGAGCGGAGTGCCCATCAAGGACCTCGATATGCGACGAGAGCATAAGGACCGGCTGGCCCGCGTGGCACATGTGTACTGGGTTTGGATTAAGGACCCGATGCTCGACGCCTACCAGATGCTGCGCCAACTGGTGAAGCAGACGGGAAGCTACAGCGACGCGGCAGCCGTCACCGTGGCGGCACAGAAGGACAAGATGCTGTTCGACTTCGTAATCGACCACATACAGTCGGGCTCGCGCCGCCAGGACGAGTTGAAGGTGCGCCACGCCGCCGAGAAGTTGATACGCATCGGACTGGAGACCGACAACGTGATGGCACTCGACAAAGGCTCGAAACGGCTGTATGAGGTGGCTGGGCTGGACAAGCCGGAGAATGAACAGATAGACATGGCCAAGACGGTGTTCCTGCCGCCGGTGGTGACAACCGTGGCCAGCGAGGTTGACCCCACGAAGGAGGACGTGAACGATGAGCAGGCGCGGCTTATCCTGAAAAAATACGGTGCATACATCGACGAGAAGCGCACGATGGTGGACGAGCGCGTAGATGCCATGATGGCACGACGGGGAACGGACATCGACAATAGCAACATGGAAACCATAGACCCAGATGAGTAGATTAGGCACTGACCCCAACAAAAGCAGCGACCAGTTTGAGTCGAGGATGCTGCCCGACGTGAAGGAACCTGTACCCCAGCGCGGCGGCGAGATAGACCTGATGGGCGACGGTGTGCATAAGATTTACCTGCACCGGGCACAGCTGGAGATGTATAACTGGCAGAGCCGTATCACCTATATACGTGCCGCCCGTGGCTTCGGTAAGTCGTCGTTCATCGGCCTGCACCTGATGAAGTGCGTGCTTGGCCTGCGCCGCCACCTCGGCGGTTTTGTAGGTGCCAGTGCCAAGCAGGTATATACCCGCACGATGCCCAACGTGATGAAGGTGGTCAACGGACTGGGATATCAGAAGGAGGTGTTCTGGTTTTTCGGGCGACCGCCGGCACGACTGCACTGGGACACTCCGTTTGCCGAGCCGAGGAACTGGGAAAACGTAGTATCATTTCAGAATGGCGCTGCCGTTCAGCTCCTGAGCATGGCCGTCCCGGGCAGTGCCAACGGCCTGAACCTGTCGTTTCTGCTCGACGACGAGACGAAGTATCAGCCATGGGGGCGCGTCAAGGAAGAGGTGATACCCACCCTGCGCGGCGAGTTCATACCGGCTGCCGCCCGCAAGGTGGAGAAGAAGATGTGGGGCTACGGCACCGACCCGATGATGAACCCTTACTATAAGAGCCGCCTCTTTTGTAGCGACGCGGGCCTGACCAACCGCCAACGGGAATGGGAGAAGGAGGAGCAGCGGCAGCACGAGGACGAGGTGCGCTGCGTGAACGAGCAGATAGCCGACATGCTGGCCGAACTGAAATATCTTGAAAAGACCAATCCCCGCATGGCCGTGGAACTGGCAAAGAACGAGATGTTCCTGAAGAAGCTCCACCGCCTGCGTCACGAATCAGAGACCTTCTGGAACTGGAGCAGCATTGAGAATGCCGCTATGCTGGGGGGCCAGTCGTGGGTCCGCGACATGCAGCGCAGCCTTACCGAGCGTATGTTCAACGTGCAGATACTGGGCATCATGGAGACCGCGCTGAAAGACGGCTTCTACTGCAACTATTCGGAAGAGACCAATACCTACATCAGTGCCGACTGCGAGACGCTGGTGAAAGACCGTTTTCTGCATAAGGTAAAGGGCCGCACACTCGACGGACAGAACTGGCCCACCGACTACGAGACCGAGACGCTCGACCTCGACGAGATGCAGCTGGCCGGAGAAGACTGCTCGCTCGACCTCGACCTCGACTACTCAGAGCCGCTGCGCATAGCCATCGACGCCGGCACTACCACCAATTTCCTCATCGTGGCTCAGACCCGTATGTATCAGGGCAAGCCGTCGATAATGATACTGAAGGAGTTCTGGGTACAGGCACCCGTCCGACTGATGGGATTGGTCAAGCAGTTCACGCAATACTACCGCCCCTACCTGCGTCGCAACCACGGCAAGACCGGCGGCGCACAAGTCATCTTCTACTACACGCCGACCGTAAAGCAGGGCGGCGCAACCGCATACGCTGTGGAGGGCAGCGAGGACTCCCGTTTCGACCGCGTGGTCATCCGCGAGCTGGAGCAGTACGGCTGGACTGTCACGGCTGCCGAGTTCCCCGTATGGCGGCACGAACGCAAGTACCAGCTGATTAACGATATGCTGTCGTTCACCGCCACGCCCAGCATTTTCATCAACCGTGAAGGTCGGTGCGATAATCTCATGGAAAGTCTGGAAACGACAGCCGTGCTGCCCGGCAGTTTCAAGAAGGACAAGCACTTAGAGAAGTACCAGAGCGAAGAGGGTGTTGCGGGGCCAAGGGCCAGTCGTAGCGACATTTCCGATGCCTTCGACGATTTGGTGATTGGCATCAGGGAGGGGGCGGAGACAAAGATTGGCGGCGCACTCAGGGGACGGTTCTCAAACATCTTGGTGATACCGAGGTAGGGTATGGCGGCACTTCTCCTGCCCTTGGCTTCGCCGAGTGCAGGCTTCGCCATTCCCGACGTTCCGTCGCCTACCCGTAGCCTTTCGGCATAGATTGCAAGCGCGGCTTGCATCTCTGCTCTCGGCTCGCACTGCCCTTGATTTCCAGCCCTTTCGCCCCTATCTTCCTCTCAAAAATCCGACACAGAAATATGGCTAAGCACAAGGACAACAAAGGCATGAGTTCGGGCAGCATTATCCACCGCCCGAAAACCTTTTCAGAATATCAGAAGCTCGACCGTTCGATGCGGGAGCGCGGGTTCGTGGCACTCGACGCCCTGAAGCCAGGACTGGTGCGCTCGCTCTCACTTGGCGACCGCGATCCGTCGAAGGGTGAGGCACAGTCGATGGCCTCCGGCATGAGCTGCGGCACGCTGAGCAACGGCCCGCTGTCGCAGGTGGCATGGAGCTTCGACAGCACCGACTCCCAGCCGACACCCGTCAGCGGACCCGACGGCAAGCCGCTCGGACGCGGCTACATCAAGTGGGGACCGAAGGACAATCTGCCCGGTGTTATCTACTCGCTGGCGAAGGCAAGCCCCTACACCGCCGCACCGCTGCGCTACCTGGCCGACCTGGCCACGGGACTGGGCGTAAGGCTGATGTACCACTTCGAGGACGACACCTACTGCGAATTCCAGCACGCAGGTTTCAACCTGCGGCTGCGCTACGAGCAGACCCGCAAGGGAGAGCAGCAGGACGAGTACGGCGGCGACATGGCCATCGACCCCGCTGCCGCCCCCGGTGAGGATCCGCTGAAGCCCATCACCGAGATAGCCCCCGAGAACCGTCCGAAGAAGCGGCTGCAGGGCATCGGCCCCGACTACTGGGAGCAGGCCTACTATGAGTGGGAACGCACGTGGGAGGGCTACGACGAGACCGACGACGGCGGCATGGAGCGCCACGTGCCTGGCGTGAAGCAGTTCCTGGAGGAGAACAACCTCGACCTGCACCTCTCGCAGTGCATGCTCGACTTCATGTACTACGACCTCTTCTTCCCCACCGTCGGCTTTGAGCGCGGCCGCCGTGGCCGCTGGGACCCACGCATCGTAAAGATAGGCCAACTGAGAATCATAGATGGCGTGCGCTATGAGGCGATGTCGGAATATAGACACCATCAACACGTTTATTTCGGTGAACGCTTCAGAGCGAAGGGTATCGGCGAGCACCACACCATCGGGACCAACGACGACAAGGTGACGATGTACCCCGTCTGCGAGGCCACCGCCCGCGTCGGCGACATGCGCTACCTCGTCTCGTCGAATCAGCGCACACGCATCAATGCCCGTCCGACGTGGGCCGTCTGTCCCGTGTATTACGGCAACAAGAACTACTATCAGCAGCCCGACTGGTGGAGTATCTTTACATCCAAGGCTTATGACTTCTCCAGCACCATTCTCTACGACAAGGCGAAGCAGCGCGAGAACAACACCACCTGGTCGAGAGTGCTGTACATCAGTCTTGATTACTTGCAGATGTGCTTTGCTGATGAAGGCATCGCTGGCGACAAGGATAAACAGCAGGAATTTATCGACCAACTGGACCAGAATGTAGAGGACTTCCTGCAGCGGCGCGAGAATATGGGCAAGACCATGCGCCAATTCATGTGGATTGGTCCAGACGGCAAGGAGCATCACAACGTGGAGGTGGTCGATATCAAAGAAGCCACCAACGACGCTGTGAAGGCTGGCAAGGAGGAGCTGGAACTCTCCACCTCGCCCATGTTCCTCGCCTTCGGTGTTGACCCCCGCGACATCGGTGTGCCGATGGTCAGCGCCTCTAACGGCGGAACAGCATTGCGCGAGATACGCCTGATGAAGCAGCAGCTGCTCAACGTGCGGCAGCGCATGTACCTCCGCTTCCTGATGGATGTCTTCGCGTTCAACAGGTTCGACTCGCATCTGGAGCCAGCCATACGTCAGATGAGTTTCACGACCTTGGACCGCAACCCGACGGGTATGGTCGAAACGGTGGCAGGGCAGGGGGCGTGACCATTTTAACTTCGTTGACAGATTCGTTTAGTTTGATTTTTACGAAAGCACGGGCCGCAGAGATGCGCCACCGTGCTTTGTTTTTTGTGGGTGCAGAGCAGAGCGAAGCACAATAATTTTAGGACTTGATATAATAATTTTTAGAAAAAAGTCCTAAAATTGTTCGACTTTTACGGATTTATTTGTATCTTTGCACCGTCAAATCAAGTGTGCGGATCAGATGCCGCCTTTCACAGCGGCCTTTTTTAGTGCCATAAATTTAGAAATACGTTCAACAGCGCACCGCACCGACGAGTGGAGTAGCAGCAATGCCTCCGGGTCTCAGCACACTGAACCTGACAACTCTAAGTGCGGTGCCTGTTTGTGTATATATAATATAAGGTAATAGAAACGAATCTATGCTGATACAGATTACAAACCGATGCCACATGATGTGCCCGCATTGCCTGCAGGACTCTGACCCGCAGGGCAGGCACATGAGCGAAGAGACCTTCGGACAGGTGCTCGACTTCTGCCGCGAGGCCGGTCCCTGGATTGTCAACGTGTCGGGCGGCGAGCCCACTGAGCATCCGCTCTGGGCGGAGATGGTGAAGGAACTGCTGCGCCTGTCGCAGAAGTCTATCGTCACCGTCCTCACCAACGGCGCATGGATAGAGGACCAGAAGGAGCGGCTGAAGATGTCCCGCCTTATCCGCGAGTCGCGAGGCCGGCTGAAGGTGCAGGTGTACTCGCACCCCAAGTATTACCAGGATCACGAATGGACGGTTGCCCATGAGCAGCAGTTCCGTAGCATCGGCTGCGGGCCGGACTTCGGGTCGCCCATCTTTATGCAGGATCTGGGCCGTGCCCGAAAGAACTGTCAGGACGAGGTGCGCGAGAGCGACCATGTACCATCCTGCATCAACAGTCACCTGATAGCCGTGCAGGCCCGCTCCATGCAGCACTTCCTCTCGATGACGGCACAGGCCGGCAAGTTCTGCCGTCCGCTCATCGACCCCGACGGAGGCATCCACATGTCGGAGTCGTGGCTGTGTCAGAAGGTCGCCCACGTCAGCGACGGCGTGACGGAAGCCTTCCGCAAGATGCAGGCGAGCCGCCCATGCAAGGGTTGCCAACTCTATAGGAACTTCGAGCGTCGCTTCCCGAAGGAGATGCAACTGCTGGATAATCCCATCGTGAACGGACTTTAAAAATATAACCTATGATAAACCTGCGATACATCGACCTCTTCTGCGGCGCTGGCGGTACGACCAGTGGCGTGGAGTATGCACGGGTGAACGACGAGAAGTGCGCCAAGGTGATTGCCTGCGTCAACCACGACAGGAATGCTATCCTCTCGCACAAGGCCAACCACCCCGACGCGCTCCACTTCACCGAGGACATCCGCACGCTGGACCTGACACCAATGGTGGAACTGGTGAACCGTACACGCACAGAGTACCCGGATGACTACATCGTACTCTGGGCCAGTCTGGAATGTACGAACTTCAGCCGCGCCAAGGGAGGTCAGCCCCGTGATGCCGACAGCCGAACGCTGGCAGAGCACCTGTTCCGCTACATCGAGTCCCTGCGTCCAGACTACATCCAGATTGAGAATGTGGAGGAGTTCATGTGCTGGGGTGAACTCGACGAGAACGGCCATCCCATATCCAAGCACAAGGGATCGTCGTACATGCGCTGGGTAAGGAACGTCTGTCAGTACGGCTACGACTACGACTGGCACCTGCTGAACGCTGCTGACTTCGGAGCCTACACCTCGCGCAAGCGGTTCTTCGGACAGTTCGCCCGCAAGGGACTGCCCATCGCCTTCCCGCAGCAGACGCACGCCAAGGCCGACATTGCCTTCCAGTCACAGGTCGTCGGCAACCTCTTCCCTAACCAGTACCAGCCATGGCGCCCCGTGCGCGAAGTGCTCGACCTCGGAGACGAGGGCGGCAGCATCTTCACCAAGAAGAAGCCGCTCTGCGAGAAGACACTGGAACGCATCTATGCAGGACTGGTGAAGTTCGTGGCGGGAGGTAAGGAGAACTTCCTGGTGAAGTGGAACTCGATGAAGGACGGGTTTTATCGTGCGCCGTCGGTTGACGAGCCCTGCCCCACCCTTCCATGCCGCAATGCCATCGGCGTGGTCAAGGCCCAGTTCCTCTCCAAGCAGTTCAGCGGCGACCCCATGTCGAAGAACGTGGGCATCGACCAGCCCGCAGGCACCGTGACCACCGTGGATCATCATGCCTTCATCACAGCGTACTATGGTAATGGCTTCAATTCGAGCGTGGACGAACCCGCCCCGACGGTCACGACGAAGGACAGAATAGGCATTGTCAACTGCCAGTTCATCGCCAACGAGTATAGTGGCGGCGGTCAACTCTCGGATATCAATCAGCCGAATCCGGCTGTGCTCACCACGCCCAAGCAGAAGCTTGTGTCGGCCCAGTACCTGATGAACCCCTATTCGTTCAAGAGCGACGGCGGCAGCATCGACAACCCCTGCTTCACGCTCATCGCCCGCATGGACAAGATGCCACCCTACCTGGTCAGCACCGAGCAGGGCGTGGGCATCAAGATCTTCGACGACGACACGCCGATGATGCGCAAAATTAAGGAGTTCATGGCGGTCTACGGCATCATCGACATCAAGATGCGCATGCTGAAGATTATCGAACTGAAGCGCATCATGGGCTTCCCCGAAGACTATATCCTCATCGGCACGCAGGCAGAACAGAAGAAGTTCATCGGTAACGCCGTCGAGGTCAATATGAGCCGCGTACTCTGCGAAGCCCTCTCCCACCGCTTGCAGAGAGTCCGCGCCGAGGCGGTGTAAAAACAGATCTGGCTTATGGCACTGAACAAGGAAACGGAATCAAACAAATAGAACCTATGGAACAGAAACCAATCAAGATACTGCACCAGCCACTGAAGGCTAAGTGGTACAGAATGATAGAGGTTGGCATCAAGACGGAGGAGTACCGAGAGGAAACACCATTTTGGTGCAAGCGGTTTGTAGGATATGAAAAACTTTTGTTTTCATATCGCAATGGCTACAGTGATATAAATAAGTTTGGTTACACCCACGTCCAGTTCTCCCTCGGCTACCCGAAGAAGGACGATGAGTCGCGCCGCATGACCTTCGAGTTGAAAGCCATCGAGTACCGCGAGGGCCGTGAGGAATGGGGAGCGGAGAAAGGCAAGAAATACATCGTCGAAGTGCTGGGCCGACGCACCACGCTCGACGGAACAAAGCTATGGGAGGAATGAATATGGCAAGAAAACATCTAATGATGCTCAGCGACCTGTACGGTCGTATCGGACAGGCACTTCGTGAACACGGCGACGCCACCATCGGACGGGTTGTGACACCCATGTCCCCCGACGAGCCAGTTCACCCGCTCGAATGCGTTCATCCTGTCTACGTTGACGTGACGCAAGTCAGCGCCGAAGTTAAGAACGGTGTGAATATCAAGACCTACGAAGTGACAATAGAAGAATAAGGAGGACTGAGCGATGAAGAAGATAATGTTCAATGACCGCTACGGACTGACCGAGGCCGTGATCTCCGGACGCAAGACGATAACGCGACACATCGTGAAGGGGCCGCGCCGCTTCAAGGGCTGCGAGGACACGTGCCTGGAGTTCCACAAGCGACTGGGCAGCGACATCTGGTACGACTGCGTGGTGTGCGATGCAGACGGACATGAGCTCGGCCAACTGCCCCTGCCCTTCGAGGTGGGCGACATGGTGGCCGTGGCGCAGCGGTACGGAAACGACGACGTGCTGACCTTCAACGCCTACGACGGCGACGGGCAGCCGAGAAAAGACGGGCACAAGCGCCATCAGGAAATGCTGAAATCACCGGGCTACCGTAATAAGATGTTCGTCCGCGCCGACCTCATGCCCCACCGCATCCGCATCACAGACCTGTGGTTCGAGCGGCTGCAGGACATCAGCGACGAGGACTGTCTGAAGGAGGGAGTGGAGAAGTGGATGGACTGCTACATCGTGAGCGGCATCATGGAGCGCGGCGGTAAGAGCAACGTCTGCTTCGACACCCCACGCGAAGCCTTCGCCGCCCTCATCGACCGCATCAGCGGGCGCGGCACATGGAAGAGCAATCCCTGGGTCGTGGCCTACGAGTTTGAACTAATTATGCAAAGACCAATATGACAAAGAAACAACGAGACCGCAAGAACCGCAAGCGAGCTATAAAGGTGGGCGAGCTGAGTCTGAAGGACTGCACCGTCCGCTACGTCGATGTACAGTTTCTGATGAAGGTCGGTGGCAAGGTGTTCGGCGGCAAGCGGTTCCATTACAAACGGGTCCGGTCCACGTCGGCCAGCGATCTGGAGCAGCTGGCGCGAATCATTATGAGCTGGGAGAAAATCGTTAACTTCGGTTCCACCCACGCCGACGAGTTCCTGCGCGAAGTGGAAGGCCGCATAGCCAACCGCAGCGGGCTGACAGTCGACGAGCTGTTCCGCAAGTACTGGGTGAACTACCGAGAGACCGTGGAGCAGGAGTTTGACCGCGACAACAAGGGTGCCGCCGATCACCAGCTCTATCAGCACGAAAACGACTGCCTGAAGTACAGTGCCGCCATGTGGCTGAACAGCTTCTTCAACGAGCCGCTGCCCATGAAGCTCGCCTTGCTTTACGGCATCTACCGCATAGGCTATGCCGCCGACGGCTTCGACGGCATGCGGCAGGAAATAGAGCAGATACCGCAGACCATCCGTGACATCGTGGACGGGATGATAGAAAAGAGTAAAAATAAGGAGGACTGAACTATGCCAATATTAAACATTGAACTGAGTGATTATGATGCGCTCAGAGACAGAGTAAAACAATTGGAGAGTGAGAACAGGAACCTTTCGGAGGCCATCGAAGAAAAAGCAGAGGATGGTCGTCTGAGGGTTATCAAGAAGACGGTGACGATAACGCGCAACCCGTGGAAGGCGTTCAACTAACACGCATTGGACTCATGCACTGAGGAGTACGAGTTCCTGAATTTCGACGATATTGAGCAGGAGGCCAAGAGCCAGTTCTATAAGGACATGGCCAACCGCATCCAGAGCCAGGAGCGGCAGGAAATCTCAGAACTGAAAGAGCAGTTGAAGCGTAGCCAGGAGCATCTTGACAGTTCGCTCGGGCGCATCGACCGCCTGATGAAGCGCAACTGGTGGGACAGACTTTGGAATAAAGGAGTGGACTGAGCTATGCCCCGATACAGGATTGAACACCGATACCCTTGCTACCCCGGCGGTGGCTGCATCCCCTACGACGGCTACTTCGTACAGGTGCTGCAGGAGGGATTCTTCACCGACAAGTGGGTTGACGTCAAAGGCTTCGGTGACAGGGAGAGCGCAGAGAAATTATTAAAAGCATTAGAATAAGAGCGATATGAAAACAGAAGAAAAGAGAATGAAGTACATTGACGCAGATAAAATCAAGGCCTACATAGAACGGTTAAGACACGAATGGCCTCTCACGTTTACCGAGGACGAAAAGCAGCACCTGCACTACTATTTTCACGGGCTCAACAAAGTTTTACACTTTGTCGAAAGTATGCAGCAGGAACAGCCCCTGCCTCCCGGCATCGAAGAGGAAAGCCAGAAAAAAGGTTGGCTGGACTACGGCCTGACAATGGGTGAAATCGGGCTGCATCGCTACAATGCCATCCACCGCATCAAGGAGCACAAGGAACAGTTCGACCCCCTTACCATCCCAGACCTCTATCATGTCGCAGAATACTACGAGTCTGTTGGCGTGGAGAAAGTCTGCTGCTGCCTGCAGCGCTATTGCATGGACTTCCGCTTCGACCAGGAAGATGTAAGAGAAATCATAAGTAAGGAGGACTGAACGATGGCAAAGAACATAATACAGCTCGACGGCTTCGGGCGGCTGGGGCGCATACAGGAGCAGGCGCTTGCCGCAGGGCTGCTTGACAGCCTAAACGTGCGCCAGGTGGCCGACGTGCCGGAGATTGACATTGACAAGATGGAGGACAAGGAAGTCACGGAGCGATTCCGCCGAGAATGGAAGGCTGCACAGTATGCCGACCTGAAAGGCCGCAGGTTCCGTCCGACGTTCAGCAGTAACATCGACTTCTTTGAGATTCGTGGTTACGATGCTGAGCGCGACATGGTGCTGACCACGGCTCACCCCAAGAGCGGCAGTGCCTTCAACGACGAGATTGAGGAGCGCTACCTCGCGGGGGCCTTCGAGACGGGCGAATACGTGGCGCTGCCGATGGCGGCTCAGCCGGGCGAGACCGTCCATGTGCTGACGAATCCCTACGCTGACTTCCATCGCCCCGTAAGCCCGCGCCAGCCGGAGTTCACCGGTCCCTCGTGCGCCCGCTGCCACCACCGCTTCGGCACGACGAGCAACGCCGCGTGGTGCAAGACCCACTGGCAGCAATCCCGCTGCTATCGGTTTAAGTTGGAGAAACAATAATCATTAAAAGTTAAATATAATTCGAGACGACTATGCCTTACGGAGTATGTAAAGTATGTGGATGCACGGACAACGACCCGTGCCACAATCCAGAATATGGTAACTGCTGGTGGGTAGATGATACCCACCAGCTGTGCAGCCATTGTGCCAACGCGGAGATTGCCAACCATCCTGCAACCCAGCATTGTATCAACACTAAGGGTTTTGACCCGTACCCAGGTATCGAGCGCAAAGACCTTGCATCGCTCGGCTGTCCCTTCCCCGACGAAGACGGAGATATATGCTCCGAGTGTTCGCACAACTCTATATCCAGCGTGTTTACTGGCGAATGTGACTTAGGAATAAGGATTAACTGACGAGAGCGTATGGCAGAGATTTTTATCCAGGAATGGAACAAGTCAGATTACGGCGGGCGCAGAATCCTGTCGTCGAAGTCTGCAGAAAAGATTGGGGGGCAGCACGCCTATGCCTGTCAGAACCTTACATCGTGGTTCCGTCTTGGCAAGTACATCATCAAGCACGACCATGCGAACTTCCTGCTCGGACTGATTCGTGAAATCGGGACTGATAATGTCAAGAGCTGGGAGCGCGACGAGCAAGAGGACAGGTGGATGTATAAGTACCATGTCGACGACATCGTAAGGGTGGTCAACAGACATTTCATCGGCAACGACTATGTGCTGACGCTGCTGATGCTTCAGGAAGAGCTGAAAGGCTACGAGAATTGCTACTACATTTGCGCTTTCTACCGCCTCGATTTCGACTACGTGCAGTTCATCAAGGACAAAGACGTTTACCAGGCACGGCTAATGGCATTTGCCAAGAAAGCGAATGAAGAGAAGAAGGAGGACTGAACGATGGCACAACTGATAGACAAGAAAAGGCTGGTCAGCATCCTTCGTGGGTTCGACTTCGCAAAGGTGCAGCGGGTGATGAAACAGACCGACGCGAAATGGCTGTGCGAGGACGGGCGCAATGAGGTCCCGTCGATATACGACATGGTGGTGCGGTGTGAGCAACTACTGGAGTCTCTGTACGACAGTCTGCAGAAAGAAGAGAACTGCGGGAAAGAACTGGAGATTCGCTACGGTGGCTTTTGCGCACGGTACTCAGACGGGAGGTTTTGTCTCCATTATGAGATTGAGCGTTCTGAGGAATTGGAATTTGCAGTACCAGCGCAACAATAAAAAAATATTATTCTGAGCAAAGGAGGACTGAGCTATGGCAAACAACGAATACCCAAGAAAACTGACGTTCAAGGCACCTGATACGGACGGACTCACAGAGGATGCCAAGGAACACATAAGGAAGGTGACTGAGGGAACGACCATCACGATGCTGGCAGAGAACATCATCAAGATAGAATATCCCGCAAAACTGATTGACCACATCAAGACGGTGCTCATTGACTACATTGACTATCGGCTGGACTTCATCGACCATGGTAACGTGTACTGGATGTGCAACTGCTACTTTCCGCAAGGCACAGGCTGGGGCCGCGAGTTCTTCAAGAACCGATGGGACAAAGGCAAACGGACGGAAACACCGGGCTGCCTGATTATTGAATATCCAAAGAAGGAGGACTGACCGATGACCGAGAAAGAAGAAACCATCCTGACCAACCTCGTCAAGACGTTGCAGGACTACGAGAATGAGTGCTATCGGCAGATGGCATACATGAACGAACATAAGTTTGAGATGGAGCGCGAAGCCATCAGATACAAGCAACAGGCATACAACCGCAGTTGGCTGGAGGTGGCAAGTGCTATTGATAAAATCAAAAAGTTGGAGGAATAAAAGTATGAATGAACAAGAAGTAATCACCCTTCACGACCTGATAAAGTGGGTGCAAGACTGGATGCACACTTGCGGGATAAACCATGTTGATCCCAAAGATGTGCCCTTCTATATCGAGAACAAAAACCGCAGGTATCGTCCTTTTACCGGCAGTCTCGGTTTCGGGAATAAGGGCGTATCGGTGCGTATAGAGTATTTCGACAGTGACATTGTGCGCTTCGACCCGAAGGACAAGCGTCCGGAAGGCGGCGGCGAGTATTGGAAGAGTCGTGGAGCCAGCTCGTATGATGTCAGTGGCTTTGTGGAATCGAAACCTGCAGGTGAGCGTTTGCTGCGCATGGTGAAGTACATCCTCGAAACAGACGAGCCGAAGACATACCTCGACTACCGCGAGTTTGAACCGAACTGGATTCAGTTCAAGTTCTCTGCCGAGGAGTTTGACGTGGAGAAACTCGACCAGATGGCCCGCGACAACGGCGACGTATTGACCGAGGCTATCGTCAGGCTGTGCGTGAAGAATAACAATAGGGAGGAATGAGCAATATGGAACCCAAGAATCTTGAAGCGGCGGAGCGCATGGCCCGCAAGCGCCGCGAGCTTCAGGCACTCTACAACCTGCTGAGCAGCTACCCAAGCCAGGCCATCGTGACCGTCACCGTGCCTACCAACTACGCCGCCGACGGGCGCAAGCAGAAGGAGGCCGACATCCAGAGCGACACCTTCAACGCCCTCATGGCCGGCCTCGTGGAGAAGGAGATAAAGAACATCGACGAGTTTGTGAAATCACTTTAGTATCAACCCCAATAAAACAAAACGATTATGGAACAACAGAATCATGACCAGATGGCCGAGCAGTACATCTCGGCAGTAGAGAATCAGAAACAGTCGGAGGGCTACACTCCCGACCAGTCATTCACGCGCGGCGACATGGAGACGTGCTTCGTCTGCGGCGCACAGTCGATGGAACGGCTGCAGGAGGGTTGCCAGGGCACGTTCGGACAGGCCATCGGCTCGCTCAAGAACGGCTTCCTCGTGCGCCGACAGGGATGGAATGGCAAGGGGATGTTCCTCTTCATGCGACCCCTTGACGCGCTGTCCGACAAGATGATCACCGAGCAGGTGAAGTCGCTGCCCTGGAGCTTCAAGGAGTGGGTAAAGGCGCATCCCAATGAGACTCACCATCGTCTTCTCGGGTCATACATCTGCATGAAGGCCGCCGACGGCACGATAGTCAACGGATGGCTGGCTTCGCAGACCGACATGCTCACCGACGACTGGGAGCTGGTGAACCCGAAAGAGTAGTATTTACATCCTAAACAACAAATGGCGATATGGAGAAGAAGATTTACGTAGTGCTGGACGTGAGCTGTGAAGATGCGCAGGATGTAAAGCTGCTGGCGGCCTTTGAGACGTGGGAAGAAGCAAAGGCATACGAGGAGCAGCAGGAAGATCCGTGGCGGCTGACCATCGAGGCGGTGTCGCTGGGCGGGCCGTTTGAGGAGAAGCCCGTGCTGTGGCAGGCAATACAGTTCGACAAGGACGGCATCAGGAGGGTGGACGTGGACAGGGAGGATATGGATGTCTTTAGCGACCGTATCGGCACGCTTCGATCGCCCTTCGACCACAACATGTCTATATACTTCCTTGCCACGAACAGGGACGAAGCCGAGGAGTTTGCCCGGCTGATGTTCGAGAGCATTCAGGAGAGGATGAAGGCCGGCTGGTTCAAGTATCTGCACCAGGCCATCTATCAGCCGCTCGACAACGACGTGACGCGGCTGTGCCGACCCTACTACAACTTCCGTACCGGCGAGATCATAGACCCGGAGAAGGGCCGTTTCATCCTCTCGCGGGAGGCGATAGACGAGGAGCACTTTCAGAGGGTCGGCGGCTATGGACCTTATACCGTGCCGGAGGAACCGCTGAACTACTACGACGGATTTTATTCGCTGTTGAAAAAGAATAAGGAGTGAGCGATATAATGGAACAAAAGAATAAACGATACGATTATGTCAAAAGCATTTTACAAGGCGGAAATCCGCTACGACAACAACGACTCGACCACGAGCGAGCAGACGCTCTACGTGTACTGTGACAACACCTCGGACTTCGAGTATGTGATGAATGAGAAAGGTCAGATGGTGGACTGCGGTGGCACGGACTCTCTCATGACGGTGCTTGGAAAGGTGATGGCACTGGAAGAATACTACGGACCAGGCTGTGAGCGCGTGAAGATAACAAAACTGGAGAACGGCTCCGCCGACCTGCCGCAAGCCGTCAGGGTGCGCCTGTTCGGACACAGGGATGGCGAGAGTAAGCCCGCCTTCAATCAGATGACGCTTTTCCTGCGCGACGAAGTGAGACAGGCCGTGTTTGAATGGATGAACCGATTCGACGCCGCCAGTGAGCGTGACGTATGGCAGGCTGTGCGCTATTGGGCCGAGGATTGGACCAGGCTGCTTGAAGGCTATGAGAAGTGGCACCAGATGAAGGCAGGCGACAGGGTGGTCTGTGATATCGCATCAGAGAAAGGCCGCACGGGCGTCGTGACATCCCTTGGTTTTAGCCGCAGTCACGGCTACATCGCCGACGTGAAGATGGACAGCGACGGCAGTATCTATGTGTTGAACGTGAAATACCTGGAGGTGGTCAAGATGGAGCAGGAGGACTGAGCGTATGGGACTGGTGGATGAATTTATGGACGAGTACAAGTACTGGGCGAACGAAGAACGACGTTGCCGGGTCAGACGGTTGACGTTTTACCGTCAGCAGCTGCACGACTACCTGGCCGAGCGGTTCAGGCGCAACAACCACCCGAAGTATCACAAGTATTGCGAGGAATGGATTAGCCAGACCACGATAGAACAGTTGCGATACTTCGAGCAGGAGAAACGAAGAATAGATTTCGGCGTAGTGCTGCGATGAAAGCAGTAATGCAAAGTCGAGCGCATGGTCATGAAGCGCGAGGTAATGGCGGGTTTGTGGTTCGAGTCCACAGTCGGAGGCTGCATTTTTTAACAAGCAACGGATTAACACGAACAGAAACGATAAAGTGATATGAAACAATTCCTTGAACTGACGGACGACGAAAGGGTTAAGAAAGTGCGCGAGGCGGTGGCCGCCGTGGAGGGCGTGGATGCGGAGACGGTGTTTTGTCGCAGTCTCGGCTACATCATATCGCCCTCTGAGGGTGTAAGACCCGACGTGAACGTGAAGATAGCGTTCACACAGGGCAGAATATTAGAGGGCGAATACACGATGCGGTGGGATGCGGAGAAGGAACGGTTCGTGAAGCTGTTCATCATGGCTCGCAAACTGAAGGGCTATGTCGTCCGCGACAGCCACTCCGTGTTCGATCCCATCCGCCAGCAGGTGAACGACGGATATATCGACTTCGCCATTGCCCACGTGATGCGCGAACTGGGGTTCAGAGGGGAGACATCGTATTATTTTGTGAAGGCGAAAGGCGAGAAGCCAAAACTCTTCCAATCGCTTCTCGGCGATTTCAACGGATTTCGACGCTTCTACCCTCACATGGGTGATTCGAAAGGTTATCTACAACCCTACGACAAGACGGGGTATATATGTGTGGCACCTTCTGAAAGAATGATTGCCAACTTCTGCAAAAGGATGGGAACGACCGCCGATGCGATAACAGATGACGGCAGCGCTTTCATCATCAGTCTCGACAAGCAGAAAGCACTGAAAAATCTGATAAAGGTGTACCGCCAACGCTCCGGCTTCACCGATGCCTTCAGACGGTATTTACATGGGGAATAGAAAAGATGCAGGGCGCCGTCGCGGCGACATTCCCGTAGAAGAGGAAATTAAGAACGTGATGGCTCTCACGGAGAAACTAATAAGCGACAATATGTCTGAATAATTTTTAATCTAATTTTTAATCAATTTCCCTGCGAAAGCAGGATAAAAAAAGAGCGATATGAACGTACAAGATTTACGGTCGATAGTGACCAACATGAATGCAAAGCCGACGCTGCCCGTCAGCGTCCGCGTGAATTTCGGCGACGATGCCAAGTCGTACACAAAAGCCGATATCACAAGTTTCAACCAGTTTACCGACGGGTTCCTGCTGAACGCCAAGGTAGGCTTCCCCGAAATCGACAAACTCATGCAGTTCCGCCAGTGGCTCGTAGAGGAGACCGAACGCTTTCAGCATCAGGCGAAGGCCGACGATGCCAGCCCGGAGGGAAGCCATTACGACAGAGGCCATGCCGCAGCCTTTATCTCGGCAAGAGCCAAGCTGGAGGAACTGTTCGACTATTGGGATTGCAGATAAGGAGGAGTGAACGATATTAGAAAATATCATGCCAAAGGAATTTGACCAATCGACGGAAAGCCGCTTCTGGCAGGCGAAAGCACTGGATGTGGCGGAGGAAATAGACGAGCAGTGGCAGCTCGTAATGAGTTCGCTACGCAGTAAGCCTAACACCTACCTGATCCACGAGGACTATTACCACATGGTTCGGGAAATGAAACAGGTAATGGAGAAATACAAGATGATATGACCCAGAACCAGTTCGCCAGCTACCACTACCGTCATTCTGAGGTGATGCTGTGGCACACGAAGCATCCCGATCACAACGTGGAGTGTATGCTCATCGGGGTGGACTTCGAGGGCGAGATGTTCCATCTCGTGCCGTTCGACCAGGAGTGGTACGAGGACAGGGACTACTGGGTACACTACAAGTTCGTCGATAAGCCGTGCCGCAAGCCCAAGATGAAGGTGGTCTATGGAGGCGAGGCAGAAACAGTGAAGAGTAAATAATTTTTGAGATATGAAACAAGAGACATTACAAAAGGCGAAGAACCTTGAACACGACATCAGTGAATACGGAGATTTGCTGCTGAGCAGGAATGCCGATTACCACACAATGCTCATCAAAATCAGCTGTACCTATTCCAACAGCCGTGAAGAATATCATGGGATAGTGAGCAAGGAAGTGTGGGACAAGATGCTCGACGTGGTGGCAGAGGAAAGACAGAAGACTAAGCAGGAGTTGGATGCCCTCACCGACGACACGACAGACACAGACCCGGAGATAATAACCGACGTGTCAGAGCCCGACATGACAGGCGGCAAGTCCAAACCTACTGACAAGCCGCACAAGGAGTCGTGGGCCGACAAGTTCATAAGGTCGCTGGAGCGGCTGACGAGCTGGATGCTATATTCCTTGCTGTTCTGCATCCTTATCGGAGTGGCAGGACTGGAGCTGTCAACACGCGAAGCCGTAGCCTACTCGCTGATGCTCGGACTGGTTACAGGCTCCATCAACAATCTGGAACGGGTAATAAGGGAACTTTTCGGAAAGAAGGAGGACTGACCAAATGAACAATGTTTTTATTTCTTCAGCAAAGAATGATGAAGTCGTTGAAAACTTTGCCAAAAGCAAGAGGGAGGAATTAGAAAAGATGATTCCTGGTTTTGTCGATGACAGGAAATTTACTGATATTGTGCTAAACTTTTACGAGAGAGGAGTAAAGGACGGCGCGCAAATGATGCTTGATCGGATGACAGAGAATGTTGTGGACGGCATTTGTATATCTAATGGAGCGGAATGTGGAGCATCTATTGAATCATCAGCAGGAATGTTGTTCCTCCAACACAACACACTCGATGTTGGTGACAAAGTAAAAATTATAATTGTTAAGGAGGACTGACCGATGAAAGCAAAGAAGCCTAACGAAATACGCGAAGAGGTGCGAAAGCAGGTGACCGCGAAATATAAAGAAGAAATCGAGCGGCTGAAGAAACTCGCCAAAGACCGCTGGGACAACTACATCGACGCAACCAAACGACTGTCGGATCTCAATGACGAGAATGCCCTGCTGAAAGAAAAGGTTGCCGCTCAGCAGGAATGGATAGAGCGACTGATGGAGTTTGTCAACATGCCTGACGAGAAACGCGGCGCGGCTGTCAAGGAGTACGTAGAGAACCGCAAGATGTCCGAACAGTTCCGCGAACTGTTCAGCCCCTACTTCGATGCGCTCAACCGCCTCAATATTCTTAGTCTGTAATCACACATTTAATTATTATTTAAGAGCGATATGTTAAAGATGAACTATGATTTTCCAGATGCCGAGGGGCTGGTGGTTTGCGGCGACATACACGGCAAGTTCGACGAGCTGGTGTATCGCATGACGAAGCTGTGCCGGATGGAGCACACGGTGGTCATCGTGGCGGGTGACTGCGGCTTCGGGTTCCACCGGCGCGGCTACTACGACGAGGTGTACCGCCGCGTGCTGCCGAAGCTGGAGCGTGCCGACTGCCACGTGGTGTTCGTCAGAGGCAACCACGACAACCCCGCCTACTTCGACGGTGAGGAAATCAGCATGAAGCGCTGGGTGGCCGTCGCCGACTACTCGACCGTCACCGTGGCAGGTCACCGCGTGCTGTGCGTCGGCGGGGCGACGAGCGTGGACAGGAAGAACCGGGAGAGCTACAACCATCCCGCGTGTGTGCTGCAGCCCGACTGGACCAAGATGTTCGACGAGCGCATGGCCGCCACGATGCAGACAATCGCCGAGCACAGACTGGCCCTCACCACCGCCGACTACTGGCCGCTGGAACAGCCCTATATCGACGATTCGGCACTGGCACGGCTACACCGTGAGGGCAAGACGGTGGACACGGTAGTAACCCACGTCGCGCCTTCGATGTGCGAGGACGTGGTGCCGCCATCATGGCTGGAGTACCTGATAGAGAACGACCCGACGCTGCCCGACGACATGCGCCACGACCGAGAAGTGATGGACGCGCTACTGGAGCGTCTGCGCAAGCACTGCCACCCCGTGCGCCACTGGCTCTACGGCCACTATCACCACTCCTGGCAGGCCGACATCGACGGCATCCGCTACACGATGCTGAAGGAATTGGAAATGAAAGAGCTGAGATAATCAGCAAAAAATAGTATTAACATTTTAACAACATTAGAAAGAAATATGGCAAAAACAATTATTTCAAGAAAACAGGCAATCTCTGACCTCAGAGAACTGTTCGGGCTACCCGCCGAAGGTAAGCGACAGGACGATGACGGGTGTTCTTTCTGTAGCGAGAAAGAGAACGACACGGCGGCTTTCTGCATCGACAAAAAACATTTTGAACGCTATGAAGTGTTACAGAAACTAAGCGAGTATTTTGCCGACAAAGTGATAGACGGCGGATGGTGCAGGGTTGATAACATTACATTCGTATGGACTCAGTTTTGGATTGAGCTGGTCAAGAAGGAGGGTGCAGAATG